AATTATATCACAAAATAAACATGGACCAATAATATATGTAATATACAATAATGGTTTGATTATATATATATTGTCATTAGTATATTTCAGTCCCAGTACGATTACGCCTATGCACAGACATATACATATCGATTGTTGACTAAACATTGTGTAGTTTTTTTTTGTCGTCCAAAAAATAACTTCTATATAGTGAACATGTATACGGGTAATCGTGAATATTACGCATTGAAGCGACAGTTGATTGAAGAGTCGAAATTAAAAATCAGTCAATTACCAATTGAGAAATCTGCATGTCGAAAAAATGATTCTACTACAATCGACGCATCAGCAGAACAAAGCATGAACGATGACAGCTCCAATATAAGAATATCTGCAAATAAACGACGTAAACTTAATATATTATCATTAATCACAAATCCAAAATCCAAACTAAAACATAAATATGAAAAAATTGATGATTCTAAAATATACAATAAGAATTCGCCAAAAGGTCTAACATTTGTATATGAATGGTTAGATTATGGTGTTGATATTCTTGGTTATGGATGTAATTCTGATGGTGATGCTTGCTGTTTGAATCCAAATATTGAACCTGGTCTATTTGTGGTTAGTGCAAACTTGAACGTTTTACGAGAAGTATGCGCATTATATGGTTATCGCATTGAAATTTATCAAATTACCTATATATCAAATAATTTTGCAATTTGGGATCTATTTTCAAATTATGATATTGCCCGAGAATGTCATTTAGTAAAGATTTTTACAAACAGTTTCGACGAAGCCATGCGACTCTATTCAAAATTTAAATATAATCCAAATACTTATAAATATGTCGGAGTCTCGCAATATTATGATGTGACCAAACAAATTCTATTTGAACTTTTAATACGTCGTCTAAGTGCTCAAAAAGCTCAAAATGTCGAAAAATTGAATTATTCTGTACCCGAAACTGTTATGCATTGGTTCGATGAGAATTTAAATATTTACACTGAATACGAACCGCCGAATATACCAATAATAACGTTTGATATTGAAACTGTTTCGGATGATCCACATCGGGTGCCTACTGGTGATGCCGCTCAAGATATATTATATTCCGTATCCATACATCATACAAATACAAATATCTTGTATAGTTTAATATATTTACCATTGTCAAATATGACATCAGAGAAAATGTCAAATTTAATTGTAAATGATGCGTACGATGTGGTTCCAGATAAAAATGTCGATGATAGCAATTGTATTAATAAGCTTGAATGTTTTAACAATGAATACGATTTACTTGTACGAACAATGCAACTATTGACTTTGGGTAAAAAACTACATATGCTTGTTGGTTACAATTCAATATCATATGATATAAAGTATTTATTATTGCGTTGTGTATTTTATAATATTTTTATTGATAAATTTATATGGCGAGAAGGTTATTGTTTTGGTCCCGAACAAATACATTTGGATCTCTTTCGTATTATTGTGATGCGTTATCGTTTCAAAAGCTATACACTAAACGATGTAAGTCGTGAAATTATGAAAGATTCAAAAACTGGCGTTAGTGCTGTAGCTTTACGATATACATTCTTTAAAATGTTGAAATACCAAAAATTTATAACACATGAAGAAAGCAATGACCATTTACCCTCAATACGTGATACTTTACATTATAATAATGCTGATACTTTATTAGTTAGCAAATTGGAATCTCGTACCAAGTCAATTGATTTTATTATTCGACGAGCTATGGCCTGTCAAGTACCATTATCGGCTATGACCACCAACTATAATAAAATGTTGTATAAATTACTCAACGAATGTTTTGTGGTCGGTTTAAATTTAAATATATTTCTAACAACATTTAAAACGCATATTGCCAACATTTTATGTCCAATTGCTTCATCGTATAGTCAAACTGATGATCTTATAGATATAACTTTGGATTTATCCGATAAACTTAATGCCAACGATTGTTCATTTATTGCATGCAATGCAATAGCATCACCAAATGAAAATTCATCGATGGTACAAAGTAATAATCAAACACACCAACAATATAATGAAAATTCTACAAATATATATGCAAATACAAATCACACCAGTAATAATATTAACAATTCTGATAATTTAAACATTAATAACAATCATCGTTACAATACAACCGATAAAAAAAAGAAATTTCCTGGTGGTGCAAACTTTTGCTTAGGCGAATATAATGCCGATAATGTTCAAATGTACGACTATGTCACAGCCTATCCATTATTAATGGATCGAAAAAATATATCCGACGAAACATTGGCAATATTTCCAGCAAGTATATTGTTAAATCTCTATAATCGTATGGTTAAACATCACGAGTTCAAAACGTATGATTATTTAGCACATAGCGGTACAACAAAAACCGAGACTATTATTCTATATTATCAATATATCTATGATGATTTATATTGTGGTGCCGAATTCCCATTTTGTATGGAAGAATTGCATCGTAGACAAGATTCGCCAGTTATAATCATTTGGGAAGGACGTCGTGGTGTTTTATCGGAAATTGTTGCTAAATTCAATGCTACTCGAGCAAAAACTAAAATTATGCGTAAAACCTTAGATGAAGCATATACATTGGTTGAAGAAAAAATTAATATTTTAATAGAACAACAACAAATGATGGCTGAATTAATGCAAACACATATAATCGACGATAATACTGTTAATAATACCACTGATGATGATAATAATGATGATGATATAAATATATTTGGTCTAAGCGATACCGAAAATGATGATACTACTACTACTGACCAAGAAAATAATAATTTAAATGTATTTGGTTTCGATGATATTAATGAATCAATAAATGATGATGATGATGATTTTGGTAATTTTGGTATTGATGATGATGGCGACGACGACGACGATGACAACAATAATAATAAAGATATTGAAAATGAAAAAATCACAAATATTGAAAATGATGGTGCTTTTGGTATAGATGATGATGATGATAAATATATTGAAAATGAAAAAATCACAAATATTGAAAATGATGGTGCTTTTGGTATAGATGATGATGATGATAAATATATTGAAAATGAAAAAATCACAAATATTGAAAATGATGGTGCTTTTGGTATAGATGATGATGACGATGATGATAAATATATTGAAAATGAAAAAATCACAAATACTGAAAATGATGGTGCTTTTGGTATAGATGATGATGATGATGATTGCTATGACAATAATATTAAAGAAATCAATATTGAAAAAAATAATAATAATGATGATGATGATAATGGTGGCGCATTTGGTATAGATGATACGTATGATGACAATATCAACGACGATGATGATGATGATATTAATAATATTGAAACCATTTCTACTGATGACTATAAAGAAAACTCGAATGGTAAATTTATAATTTATAGCAAAAAAAAACTTATTTCATATTACTTATATCTATTATTCACAGGTAAATCAAAAATAACATCAAAAACATTAACAGCAGCAGATGCTAGTGCTATTACTCCACCTCCGGCTACAATAATTAATGAAAACAATCCATTTGGCTTTGAATTTGTTAATGAATACATTACAGTATATGAGAATCAGATGTGTGTTATAAACGATGAATTGTTATCAAAATGTTTGGATCCTATAAAAATATTGACAACAATTCTTGAAAATATTGCATTGGAACGGAGTAAAATTGGAAATTCATATGATTTACAAAAATCAACGGTATCGAGTATTTATGGATGTGTAGGTAAAATAATTCATGTTATTGCTGCTGGTATAACATGTATGACCCGTAACGCTCTACTTGCATCCGCACAATATTGTCGTAAATTGGGGCATCAAGTGCTTTATATTGATACTGATTCAATAATGATTACTGGCTGCACTGAAGACTTGTCATCTGAATTGAATCGTCGGTTTCCACATATGGAGATGGAAATGAAAGTTGCTCGCAAATGCATGTTTGTTAAACGGAAAACGTATTATAAATTGGACGATGGTGTTTTAAAATATGGTCAAAACGTTAATGGTCCAGAAGCATGGCGTCAATTTGTCGAATACTTCAATAATCAAACACATTTAACTAACAACGATGATATATATTTGGCATTCTATACATGGTTCATGAATGTGTATGCCAAATTAATGACATATACTAGTGTCAATAGTGAATTTTTGAGTTTATTCACACAAACAATTAAAACCAAATCCGAATATCGTACAATGACTGTGGCAGCACGCTTTAAAGAGTATCTCTCACACAAATACCCAGCAATTGCTGGAGCAAACAAACATAAAATCTTTTATTACTTGGATAATACGGTAATGATGCCATGTTTACGACCAGAATTAGATATAAAGACCATTTCAGATTTAAAAAATGTTAATCTGTTCAAATATTATCAAAATATGTTTACAACCATTTTCAACTTAATTAAATTTCATATACGTAAAAATAATGAACCTTACAATATTACACTTTCGAGTAAATATGTATTGTTGATGATGTTAAAAGGTTTTCTAGACGCATATGAGACTACATTTATGACTGCAACAACACCACCATCATCATCATCAACAATTGCAGCTATACACAATAAACCCATAATAACTGAACATACAAACGCTGATGATATTTTCTGCGAAGATATCTATGAAGAAATATTGGATGAACAATCAACAATTGTTAGCTCATCATCTACGATATATTCATAAGTTAGTCTATTGTTATTGTATTGTTATGTATATAATAATAAAATTGATTATTTTTTTCCAATTTATGTTGTGTTCTCTTTATGGACTATGGTCGTGGTGGTGGTGATGATATAAAGAAAGAAAAAAAATATAATTTTTTTTATATATATATATATTACCAACAGAATATATAGTATATATATAATTATTTTTATATTATATATAGAACGAGGTAAAATTCGTATAGTTGCAGTCTATTCAGAAAAAAAATATAAATTTATACCAATTTGAGAAAACAAAAATACATTCAATATCTTTGAATAAAAAAAATTGAAAGCTCCTCCAAAATGTATCTACTCAAAAATGTATATATTCTAATTTTGTTTATGGCTACACTATCCGTAATTGTAGCCGATGATGCTGATGATAACGACAATTTAAACCCTTCGAATAGAGGTATTGAGATTGATATACCATGGATACCAACGTTATTTCCACCATTTTTTCCCTGGAAACCAGAAACTACGACCCCAACTAAGACTACTACACTAGCGACAAGCACGACTATAACAACTACAATTAAACCGCTAACAACAACAACGACTACGACTAAAAAGACAACATCATTGAAACCTATTACAAATATACCATCATCAACGACGACAACAACATCGACAGTGAAACCTATTACAAATATACCATCATCGACAACAACATCGACCGTTAAACCCACCATTACAACTACACTGAAACCAATAACTACAACTCCAAAACAACAAACAATATATACTACATCGACGACAACAATAGATCCTATAACGACAACCATCAATATACCGTTTTTACCCACTAAATTACCAACGTTATTACCTACAAAATTGCCAGATTTTACACTCTTACCTACTAAATTACCAACGATTATACCTACAAAATTGCCAGACTTTTCAATTATACCTACAAAATGGCCTGATTTTACACTCTTACCTACTAAATTACCAACACTTTTACCAATAGATCCTATATTAACTACTAGTACTCAATCTATTGAAACTCAAACTCCCACATATAAACCATCTTCTACAACTATACCATCAACAATAATAACATCAACAACCCCATTACCACCACCATCATCATCATCATCATCATCATCATCGACAACAACTAAATCATCGACAACAACTAAACAACCATCAACCATAACAACAACCAAATCATCAACAACAACACCTGAAAAAACATCAACAATACCAACAACTAAATCATCGACAACAACTGAAAAACCAATAACCATACCAACAACAACCCAATCATCACCATCATCACCATTACCATCATCACCACCATCATCATCAACATCGACAACAATCAAATCATCAACAACAACGGAATCATTACCAACAACCGAAAAAAAATCCACAATAACTCAATCACAATCGACAACAACTCAATTAATAACAACACCACTAGACCCAATACCACCAATATCAATATTACCAGTAGTAAGTACAACAGAACAAATAACGACAACAACTCAATTAATAACAACACCACTAGACCCAATACCACCAATATCAATATTACCAGTAGTAAGTACAACAGAACAAATAACGACAATATCCATAGACACGACAACCTTAAAATTAGATATAAACCCACCAATATCAATATCACCAATAATAAGTACAAAAGAACCAGAATCTATATCATCAACATCAACTTTACAATCAACAGCCGATGATGAGACACCTGCCCCTGCAGAAACAACATTATCAACCACACTGAAAACAACTGAATCACCTGAAGCACCAACTACACTGAAAACAACTACATCAACTGAAGCACCAACTACACTGAAAACAACTACATCAACCGAAGTACCAAAAACAACAACGGATATTAATGAATTCAATGGTTGGGATCCAATTGTGGTGCCAGAAAAATCTAAATTTAGAACGATTACCGTTCTACCATCATCACCGAAACCTAAACAATTCAAATGGTATGCTCATATCATAGCGTATAACAAAAAAGAGGGTAGCAACGATGTCGACAGTTCTAAATCCTGTTCGGGCGCATTGGTATCACAGAATGCAATTTTAACTGTAGCAACATGTGTTTATGATGATGACAAAAAACAACTATACACGTTCGCTAATCTTTCAATCGGTGGACTTTATTTGGACACTCCAGTATATTCTGTAGTTGTTAATTTGAATCGATTTGTTCTAGTACATCCAAATTTTACACTAACTGATACTAAATTACGAAACAATATCGCTATTATCAATCTACGTTTGAGTAGTTTAAATAATAAAGTTTCACCAATTACTATGCTACAATATACACCAAATGCTGCATCATATGATTATTTGGTACCCAGTCACGATGTAAATCCAGAAACCAATGTAACCTCAAATGTACTTAGCTATCGATTCGCATATGTCTATCCAGCATTTCAATGTCGAATTCTATATGGTCCTGAAGTCTGCGATGGCTCTGTTATGACAATAGCGTATAAACGTAGTAATGATGGTATGGTCTGTCAAATTGGTAGCGGTGCACCACTATCATATCATCAATATCCACAAATGTTTAATAAGCCAAAATTGATTGGATTAACATCGTTTGTAAATGAAAAAGGTTGTGATAACCGTCCAGGTGGACTTGTCTATATTCCATATTATTACAACTGGATTATTGAAAATATCTAAAAAAAACAAACAACAATATGCATTTTTTTAAAAACCCCAATATAATATATATATACTACCAAAAAAAATAACCAACATTCACACCCAACACACAATATAAACCATATATACCACACATCAATATAAAATATACTAATAATATCTTTAAATTAAATTTTTTTTATTAAATAAATTTTTTTTTCGCACATTTTATTTAGTTGATTGGATGTGTGTGTGTGTGGGAAAAAAAACTCATATATACTTCTAATAGGTAGTATAACGTATAGTCGTTTATTTAATTACAATAGTCAAGGCAAAAAAAAACTTCTCATCCCGATCAGAAAAAAAAATATCAAATTTTATTACAATTTTTTAAATCGAATATACAAAAAAAACAACAATTATGAATAGACGTCGCAATACTAATAATAATCGCAAAATAACTAATAATAATGGTAAAACTAATAACAATAATACAAAAGAGCAAATGAAAAGTTTAAAATCTACTATAAACAATGTTACCACAAATGATGACGACGATGATGATATGCAATATATTGATAGTCTTCGATATTTGAAACAAACAAATCTATTTAATAATAATACTAGTAATGTTAAAGAAGGAAATAACAACAACAATGATGCTGATTATGATGAGGATGAGGATGAAAATGAGAATGATGATGATGATGATTATGACGACGACGACGACAACGATGATGATGATAATAATAAATATACCTGTATTGACGATACTAGTGGCACTAAAAATATAAATGATTCTGATGAAGATTCAGATGTTATCCTAATAGAATCGGATAAGAAAAATCAAAATAAAAAAATTATTGAATTACCCGGTGGACGTGCTATAATATCAACAAATTCATATTCGCAATCATTGTCACGTAATCAAAATTGTACGGGCGAAGCATCACAACATGTTGTCCAATATATTCGAAACTATATTGATATGCTGTTTAGCAGTGTAGCTTTAGAGGCCATGCATTTAACGCAATCGAATCAACGCGAAAGTATATTGGCAATACCCGGTATTGTATCATCGATACTAGAATATAATAACATCATGTTCAATAGTGTTAAATTTTGCAAAACAAAAGTTGATATACCCGAACCTGTCTGGTACATGTATAGTGTATCAAAGAATGAATTGATTTTATTCTTCGATGAAGTCTTCTACGATGACTTTTGTATGAAAGTTGGCGATCGTCCAGTTACATTCACCAATGGTATTATACCCATTGAACTTATGAATCCATATGAAACTGATCCAAATTTTCAAACAATCGACTCGGCAATGATACACTGTGCCATTATTGCCGATCATGTTGCTCAACATATAATTATAGATCTAATGGGTACAAATAAAATACTTTCAGCTGATATTCACGATCGATTCACAAGTTGCGGCACAACATTACATTCAATTTTCTTTATCGAACAAAATAGTATACCTATGCCGAAACAAGAATATAATAATTACATGACTATGCTAAATCTACCAACAATATCGAATGCAACACAGCAAAATCAAATTATGCGCTCAACTCAGGGATTAATAAATAATTTCTTAATGCCACAACAATTTCAACAAAATCAATCGCAATTACATCCAACCACCGATCAATCTTATCAACAATCTCAACAATATAATACAACACCATCATTTCGATATACTGCTTAATTAATATAGTCAGATACATAAATAACAATACACTATACATGTATACACATGACAACTTGAAATATATACGTGCTGAGAGAGCGAGCAAGCGAAAAAAAATAATAAATACACTTTACATATACGTGTAAAATTATTCTATACTCTAAAAAAAATGGATACTCTTACTATCAATAACAAACAAAACCATGAAAATATCACAAATCTAACAAATAAATCTATATCATCGGATAATACAAATAACATTAATATTATAACTACAAATAATCACATTGTTAGTAATACCAACGATACCAACAATAATCAATCATCGAAACGTATAAAAATTGAGATACGATGTCGAGCAATGAAGCATACATTTGGTCTATTTGATCATTATTTCATAGTAATTGGTGATACAGAGTATCACGCTGGAAATTATAAGCCTGGAAAAATTCTACCGCTTGGCACAACAAAAGGCGCTCATATTGTCTCAATATGTGAAATATGTGAAATATGTCATGATAAAATAATGGCAGAATATTATACTAGTGAAGATGTTCGTATATTTCATATATATTTTCCAATATTAAATTGCGAAACTTTATGTATGGGTTTTAGTATACAATCATTATTATTCCTAACAATACCATTTTTATGTGTATTCATATTAAAAGGTTCATTCTTGTATGCCATTATATTTATATTGTTATCAATTGTAATAGTTTTGGCTCATAGTAAATATCGTTTTAGTCGTACAAATAAAACGAAATGTGAACATCTTTTAGATTCAGACACATTGTCCAATAACTAACCAAAAAAAAACAAATATATATACGTAGTATAAATCTTTATTTCAATGTCTTAATTTTTTTTGATAAACATTACATGTATATGGGGTTGGGAGGGTATATATTAAATTATTGAGATGTTAATGATTTTAGATATGCCATAAAATATGATAATTTAACTTTTGGACAATAAGCTGGTACATATAAACCGTTTGAATGTAAAATCAATGAATGTCGTTTACAAGTATCGACGACGGCAACATTTAATATATTACTACGTATAAGATGTTCGACTTTTGGGCAATGAACCAATTCAATATTATATGCCAAATGATCATAACCCAAAAATTTCAATATATTATATTCGTGTTGGCCACCCTTGTAGCCAATCAACCAATTATTAATATCACAAATATTGCATATAACCAATAGTGTTGAAAACAAAAATTCAGCATCAAAATCACCAACATAATCATGATAATAGAGTCCATGAATATACTTTCTAACCCATTTGATTTGAAAGTGCTGTTCTTCAGGTATATCGTAATAGGATCCGACCTTAAATCGATACAATTGTGTACTCATATCATTCATATTACCAATTGCCAATTCTTTGCATAAAAAATTTCGATTCACCACAAATCCATCCATGTCAATCATAAATCGAATACGTTGCAAATGAGACATATTTTTTCTATAATAATAATATATAATCGTATTTGCCGTACAGAGACAATTGCTTGAGTTATTATTTGATGATGTTGTTTATTGTTGTCGTCGTTTTTTTTTTGATATTATTATGGTATTTTTTTTTATTTTTTTCTATATTGATGTCGTTACGATACTGAATAAATAGTACTATATCGAAAATATTAATATATGTTATATTTATACAATTGAATTATAAACTAATAATAGCCATAATAATTGATTTCATTTTCTATCATTTATATTCACAACAACTGCCAACTAATTCTCATCTATATGTATATTAAAGTTGTGATTATAAAATAATATAATTTTTTTTTTGTAAAAAAAACATTACTCTAGCTCAGTCTCAATTAGATATATATATATATATATTCACCCCTCCAACTATTTTAAAATTAATCTGCCATTCGCAGATATTCTGATTAAATTTAGTTTTAATGTTGAGGTTTTTTTTAAATATATATATATACAAGTATTACCATTGCTAGCCATTGTCCATAATACAATCACTATTACCACCAACACAAAAAAAATAACATTTTTTTAGGGAAAAAAAACTTGAAGCAAACCACATCTAAATATACAAATTAATAATATATATTTATAGAGAGAGAGACACATTCACTATTAGTATGCCATCTTTGCAAAGAATAGGTATTGTTTAAGAAACACATATATTTGCAAACTAACTAACTAACTAACTCGACCAACCACACACACACAACACTTTATAGAATATAATATTAATGATAAGTATTATCATCTCTATAAAAAAAATATAACAAAAAAAACAGACCACCTTGCTGCTATAGAAACAATGTAAAACAAAAGTGTACGTATGTAGAACTCACTCATCCTCATCCATACCAAAATGCTCAATTTGTTGTGAGGTGAGAGAGCAAAAAAAAGTATTCTTGAGGAAAGAAAACCACATTTTAACCAAGACCGAAAAAAACACACACACACTCATCTATACTTTTCAACAAAAAAACTTTATATTCTCATGATAGTAATACAGTTATTATTTATATATCTATAACACAAAAAAAATTAAATTTCATCATTTCAAAAAAAAACATACATTCATAGTATACATTATAGTTATTAGATTTACACCACAAAAAAAAGAATAGCATTTTTTTCCTCTAGACTGCCATTTTGTAAAATAAACGATCATGATGCTTATAATCAATTAATTTAAACATTGAAATATCTAATGAATTTATAAAGTTTGTAAATTCTTCAAATGTTTTCATTTCGCCAAAATGCATTTCAATTTTTGGCATTTCATATGGTTTTCGATTTAATTGCTCAATAGCACAATTAATATGATTATTGTAAATATGTGCATTTCCAATAGTATGAACAAATTCACCAGCTTTTAAACCGCAAGATTGAGCGATAATATGAATTAATAGACTATAGCTCGTGATATTGTATGGTACGCCAAGCATAATATCAGCACTTCGTTGATACATTTGTCCAGATAATTCACCACGTTCAACATCAACATCAAATTGTATAAATGAATGGCATGGCGGCAATGCCATAATATCTAAATCCATTGGATTCCAAGCACTCATTATTATCCGTCTATCAGTTGGATTATTTCGTATGGCATCAAAGACCTTCGCCAATTGATCAATACCCTGACCAGTATAATCAGTATTCGAATCAATATATTTTGCACCAAAATGCCGCCATTGAAAACCATAGATTGGTCCGAGTGTTTCATTTTCAATATAATGATGTAAATTGCGACTATCCAAAAATTCACGACTGCAATTCGCTTTCCAAATCTTTACATTCTGTTCCTCCAAATGTCGTTGATTGGTATCACCACGTAAAAACCAAAATAACTCTTTGGCAATCATTTCAAAATTCACATGTTTTGTTGTAATCATAGGTAAACGATTATTCGTCAAATCATAACGCATTTGATAACCAAATACTGCCAAAGTATCAATTCCAGTACGATTTTTCGATACTCGACCACGGTTCAACACATGTCGTACCAATTTCAAATATTCAATAGTCATTTTTATATGCTCTAGTAGTCTTTTTTTGTAGTTGGTGGTCTAATTAAATTCACACGTTCGTATATGATTGTGTTTAAGATTTGATATTACCGTCACTGATGATAATGATGATTGTTCTTGTTTAACTTTTTGGTATAGGTGGTGTGTATATATATATGCGTTAATAGTTGACTCTTCTTCTTTGGGGAGTAGTAATGCTGTTGTTGTTGTTGTTGTTGTTTGTGGTAATTGTAAATGAGGGTAGTGTTGGTGGTGTTGTTGATAATATTGTTGTTATTGTTGTTGCTGCTGCTGTTGATGATGGTGATGGTATACTGTAGGTGTGATGTTGGCGGCGTTCTAGTAATAATAATAATTGTGGTGATGGTTGTGTGGTTCTTGATGTAATATTGTTATTTTTTTTGGGGGGAGACTATTGCATTAATAGTACTTGATTAATATATATATATATTTTCTATTTTGTCTATAATGTATTCACTAATCAACAGCACAAATTATAATATTGGAAATTTGTTCAAGTACATGTAATTTATATACAAATTATTATTCTTACAAATTATTATTCTCGATATTATTCATGAACACGTATTCTTCATTCACACTATAATCACATAGACCCTATTTAATTCATTCTTATGCATCGAAAAAAAAACAAAATTATACTCTATATAGTTATAGTCTATGCATTGAATCGATATTCCCCCCAAAAAAATATATACATTAATAGTTATTTATCAACTCATACATATTCATAGGTATATTTTCTATAAATATATATATTCATCAATATTTTTATTCTATTATCATCAGTCACACAAAAAAAATATTATTATTTCACACAATATTCATTTTTTTTAAAAAAAAAATCATGTTATAGTAACTAGTATAGTCGCCTTTTGATCTATAAATATATATATATATAGTCATACATGTATACCATAAAAACGGACAAAATTCAATAGAAATGAAAGATTTTGTGTTGGGGTTGGTTGGTTGGCAGTGGGCGAGAGATACAAATGAAAATTCAACCTAAAAAAAATAATACAATTTGATGGCCGAATAACGAAAACAAAAAAAAATAAACAACATCTCTAGTGAAAATACAATATATAGTTGCATAATACATAATGTTTCTCTATAACGTACGTTTTAGTCTTTCCACAATATTGTTGAGTTTGTGAATATTTATACTTGAATCGACGAACAAAAAAAAACTAACCAAACCACCGATGAATTCAGTATTCAGTATATGATTGTACCATCCACGAACATATACTAACAATTTGTGATTTTTTCGTTCGAACATCGACGAATAGCATAATAAATGTTAAATATTTTTCGAGTGGAGTAAAACATCATATATAAGTGTTCTGCAGCATCTAACCATACTGGCATTCAAATAATATCACTCATCGTACACACACCTAGTTATGAACGACTGAGAAAATAAAGGTTTCAAACAACAACCATCACATACAACTATATATATATATATCTATATATCAAAAATAAATCTTTGACAACACAAGAAGTACTACGAATAGAAAAAAATACATTGATCGAAAAAGATGATAGCGCAAAAAAAAACTAAACAAGTGTGATTTCTTCCCATAAAAAAAATAATGTGCAACAAAATATAAATACAAATCAAAGAAAATTAACCGTCTATAGTAAAATAAAATATATATATATATATATATATATATATACATCAATCAAAAATGAGAATTTTATACAATTTCTTATTTGGACATAATAGCAATAATATTTTTAATCAAACGTTAAATACAAATAATACTGAATCAATTGAAAATATATCTGAATCTAAAGAAAAAGTAAATATATTATCGTCACCACCACCACCGCCGCCGCCATCATCATCATCGTCGTCGTCGTCGTCGTTGTCATCAGAATTAGTGACTACTGATATTACTAGTACTAGTAGTACTACTACTACTACGAATACTACACTATTACCAACAATTGATGCATCAACAAAAATATTACAATCGACGATAAATACGAAAAATATCAATCCAATAACTATGAGACAACCAATATTATTATCATCACCATTACAATTGTCGTCGTCGTCGGCGTCGTCGTTATCATCATTATCATCACAACCAGTACAATTGCAGCAAGAACAACCACCACAACAACAATATCAACATACAGAAGAACTATTACAACAATTAACACCAAGTATATTATCGCCAACAAAACAAGCGATAATACCGCAAATATCAACAGATGAAATAATATCGACAGTAAAAAATATACCATCATCCTCGACAACAACAACAACAATAGATTCATCAACTAGTAAAAATATACAAAGTAAACTAGCAGCATTTATTTTTCCACAATATCATTTAAATAATATGCAAAAAATTAAAAAAGATCAAACTCATATGTTACCACCATCACCATTAATGATACAACAGCAAGCACCACCATTTAATATTATTAAGACTTTATCAAATACTTATTTACGTACACGATTTACAAATAATGATGTATCAACTACTAGTACTACTACGGCATCAACTACAAAGATGATTCTTGATACAATGATGACTACAACAACTACAGCTATGGCTAAGAATACTCACAACAATAGTACTAATATCAATAATTTAAATACTAAAACTAATTTCAACACTACATCTATATCAAATATTACAAATTCAATTTTATCATCATCGTCATCATCATCGTTGTTGACAAAAAATATACATATACCAACATCAAAAACACAAATGTTGTCAAATATACTATCATCATCAACAACAACAACAACATCACCAACAAATAAACTATTTACATCACCATGTATACGTTCAAAATCTCTAATGACACCACCAATTGATAATAACGATAATATTATACATGTATGGTATAAATCGACTTATTTTAATGAGTTTATTGCTGGTTTTCTATCATCTATGATCGCTACAATTATTCTACAACCATTGGATTCGATTAAAATGAATCAAATTGCTCGAAAAAATGGAATTATTTCAACGATCAAAACAATATACAATACTCATGGTATAACACAATTCTATCGAGCATTACCAATTAATTGTATGGCCTATAGTATAACCTATGGTATATATTTTCCAATTAACAAATATATCAAAGATGAAAATCCATTAAATATTCAATCGAAATATTTACAATTTCTAATGGCAACTATACCACCAACAATGATTAGTCTAACATTCACAAATCCATTATGGGTCATAAAGAGTATACAATCTCAGGCCACAGAACCGAAACAAACTATCTATGGAACAATTAAATACATTTACAAACACAATGGTTTGGTTGGATTTCAACGTGGACTACTATTTGGATATTTGAATAGTATCAATGGTGTTTTAACTTTTACCATGTACGATATACTTAAAGATCTCTTCAAGGCAAACACTTCATTCGAATATGCCACATACTCGGCCATTGCTAAAACTTTTGCATATTTCATCAGTTTCCCCATATACGCTTTACGCATACGACAACAAGTTAATCAAAAGAGTATCGCTTGGAATATCAAAACAGCTATACACGATCCATTCAAATCCATCTATTTCGGTCTATCATTAACACTCTTACAAATGGTACCAAAAACTGCTATACTCTTGGTTCTCTACGAAATGATTATAAAATGCTCACGTTAAACATATATATATATATATATTGAAAAAAAAATATTATACTCTTATATCTATACGATTGAATATTTACGCACGCGCGCGCGAACGATAGACACATATTAAGAATAAAACATATATATATACATACACACCAAAGAACAAACAACAAAAAAAAATACTCGAAATTTACATGTATTTTAAACTAACTAACTAACTAACCAAGTACACAATTATTATAATACTCTCGTATACTTTCAACACTAAACTATTCTCAAAAAAATTATATGTATATCGAATTATAAGGCTACTCCAAAAAAAATGAATGAATAAATGTATTAAGTGTGGAAAAAATAATTGTTGAGTTTTATTTCCTTTCTTTTTTAGACTCGAATGGGTAATTTTGTATAATGATCTAAAAAAAAGTAGGTATATTTTCCGTTTTCCACCATCAAATGTCGTCGTCGTCGGTTTTTTTTTAGCCCTCTCATGTATAGCATCATAGTTCGATGTTTGTGGGGTGACAGAGAAAAAAATTCTATGATTATTAGTAAATTATCCCAGTTTTTTTCCATGTATATCATCATAGTTCGATGTTTGTGGGTGACAGAGAAAAAAATTCTATGATTATTAGTAAATTATCCCAGTTTTTTTTCTCTTCTGTAGTATAGCAGTTGACATCTTTTTTTCCTTCGCCTTAAATCCCATTTTTTGTGTATAGAGAGAAAGCTTAAAAAAAAGTTTCACCACAAGTCAAGTTATAGACCATTGTGGGATGACACACAAAAAAAGCTTTTCTCTTTGGGACGACGAAAAAAAGCTCAATATATATATGTCAAGTTTCTACCTATATATACACACACATAGAGGGGGAGAGTGAGTGGGGACAAATAGAATAAAATCAAATGAATACTTGATCAAGATGTTTAACTAGTATAATTTCAATATTTAATATACTCGACTCGTTGTGTTAGTACTTCTGATCACCTAATACTTTTTCCATATCAATTCAAATTTTTCCCTCCAAAACATTCATACATACATACATACATATATATCGATTGATATATGAAAGCTTTATTTTTTTCAACTACCATTTATATGAGCTTTTTTTTGTGTTATACTTGGCGCTTCCCTAAATCCATTTGAAACTTATGAATGTTGTTGGAAAAAAATGTTTCTGTGCGCGGTTTTTAAGTTTTCGAGATGGTTGTTTGTATGGTTTTTAAGTTTTCAGATGGTTGTTTGTATGGTTTTTACGTTTTCGAGATGGTTGTTTGTATGGTTTTTACGTTTTCGAGATGGATTCTATTATGGTTTTAAGTTTTCAAGATGGATTCTATTATGGTTTTAAGTTTTCAAGATGGATTCTATTATGGTTTTTAAGTTTTGAGTTGGATTTTAGTATGATTTTTTGATACATGATATATGGTATATGATACATGTTACATGTAATGGCAAAAAGAGAGAGACCAACCTAACAACACTAAAAAGAGAGAATATATTACTGATAAGGGAAAAATGAGAGAATAAATTACTGATAAGAAAAAAATGAGAGTATTTTTTGAGATAAGATCTTCAGTATAAATATACTAGTACCTGCAGTATCATACTCAGTCTGTATTGAACAGTTCTTATGAAAGCATGAGTGTATTATTATATTATATATATAAAATATATATAATATAATAAGCCATACGGGCAGCGACGTCGGCAGAGCGTCATTTCGTGCCGGCAGAGGCCAATTCTGGGGAGGTCTTGGCCAGTCGCCGAATGAAAAAATATTTTGCAAAATTTAAAATTACCTCACCTCCCTTGGAAAAATCGAAAATTCAACATTATACCATATGATTTCCAAAAACATGATTTGCTGCCTTTACTATTTACGATTTTACACAAAACACGATTATACCATATAAATTGCATGGATTTTCGATTTTTTAAAATTACAACAACTAAAAACGTACCTCACCTCCCTTAAAAATTTTTATTTTCAACATTATACCATATGATTTCCAAAAACATGATTTGCTGCCTTTACTATTTACGATTTTACACAAAATACGATTATACCATATAAATTGTATAAATGATGATTTTCAGAAAATTCAACAATGATTACTCGAACCAAACTTACTATCCACCATACAATAACTCGATATCAATGTACTATAGACCATATGATGATAACTATACAATTTCTCTAATAAATAAATTTTCATTCAAACCAATGCACTCTCATCTTTTAATATATATGAATATGAATAGAGACCCCCCGACCAACCAACCACACACAAAAAAAAGAATTCAACAAATCATTCAAGCTTTAGAAATGAATATGATGTGGATGGTTGGGGGAAGGAAAAAAAATATATAGATTTTCGCCTCTAGTTAATGATATTACTGTGGTTATATTTCACGGTAGGATGACACAATAAGAGAAAAAAACTTGAAGATGTTTATTATTTATAATGATAATGGTGACGGTAGTAGTTGTGGTATTGTGGTAGTTGATGATAGTTGTGGTGATGGTTTGTGTTTCTTGACGGGTTATACTGCTAGCTAGCTAGGTTATAAACTGATAGGTCTTTCTGTCTTTTTTTTTGTAGTGAGAGACTATTAGGGGTGATGGTATGCATGGTTTAGTTAGTTAGTTTTTTTTCACCTCTCTCTCTCTGAACAATGGTCAATGAATCTAGACTACATGTTCCATAGATGTTTAAATGATATATGTTAGCGAGAAAAAAAAGAACAGAAAACGAAATCAAAATGAATACTATGCCCATAGATGTTTAAATGATATATGTTAGCGAGAAAAAAAAGAACAGAAAACGAAATCAAAATGAATACTATGCCCATAGATGTTTAAATGATATATGTTAGCGAGAAAAAAAAGAACAGAAAACGAAATCAAAATGAATACTATGACTATAGATGTTGAAATTATACATGATATATAGAGGTTTTTTTCCCTTTTCACCCTAATATTGAAGCAACGAATACTTTTAGTATGTATGGTGTGTGATGAAAAAATACAAAAAAAATGATAGATGATACATATTACATGTTATAAGACTTGAATAAATTGATAGTCGATGCAAAGTTATAAGAAAATCCATCCACCCAAAAAAAAATTGAATAAACTAATAACACATTGATGATTATACTGGTTGAATAGGTTATATTAGATGATACATATTACATGTTATACGCGTTGAATACATTAATAACACATTGATGATTATACTGGTTGAATAGGTTATATTAGATGATACATATTACATGTTATACGTTATATGCGTTGAATGGTTTTACACACAAAAAAATGAGAGCGATATAAATCAATTGTATATGAGAGAGAGAGATTTGAGCATCTAATGAGAGTAAAATTACTGATAAGAGATTAAATTTACCTGTAGTATAAAACTAGTTGTACTATCAGAGAGCTCTTCAGTCTGTATTGAACAGTTCCTACGAAAGCATGGGGGTATTATTATATTATATATATAAATCTATATATATAATATAATGGGAGCAGCGACGCTGGCAGAGCTGGCGGCAGAGGCCGTAGCTCGGGAGGTCTTGGTCGAGCGAAAAATTTTTTGCAAAATTTAAAAAATTACCTCACCCCCTCTCGGAATAATCACATTTCAGCCCCTTTTTAATGTTTTACCATACAAGTTTGCAAGAGTATGATTTGCTGCCTTAACTATTTTCGATTTTCAAACATGATTATTGCATATGAAGTAATGATTTGTAAATAGTATCGAGACTATTTATAAATCACCATCTCATTGTTTTAACATGTAAACTTTGAAAACGTTAATAGTATCGAAACTATTTTCAATTTTGAAATGATACTATTCAATATGATTTGATAAATCGCATATAGTACCGATACTATTTTCATTTTCGAATACGATTATTACATATAAAGTCTATAATCACATTTCTTTATACAAAAATGGGCGTGGTGTTTTTATAACATGTAAACATATTATAATTACAAGTTTATATGTAATAGTCGATTTTTCCATAAAATCACAATGTTGACTTATTTCCTTTGGATTATTTTTTTTTTGATTTGGTTCGTTACTATTTTTTTGTATGCATGCATACACATATATATATATATATATATATATATATATATATATATATATATGGGTGTGTGTGTATCAATATAGTGTTTTATTTCAATACATTTTGGTTACAATCATACTTACAATATACCTATAGATTTATAAATATCTATACATGTGTATATATGGATGGGTATAAGAAAAAAAACAGTTTTTTTGTATAGTATCTTGTTTTTGTATGCCCCAAACCTTTACAGTATCGAACATGTGTATATATAAAACTAGTAGTTTACACCATATGATGGATCAGTTTATATTCAGACCAAGAACTATACACACATATATAGTATTTTGAGGGGAATCAACACGATATACGAATTGAATACAATAAAAAAAAATTCTTGTACGTTCTGTTATTTCTATCCATCAAACACATAAAAAAATGGAATCAATCAATGACTATCTTAATCAAATTGATACAATTGAATCAATAAATGCAATGAGTATTAACGATTGTGTTATTAATGATAATAATTGTGATGATTACGATGGTGTTTCGAATACTAAAGTCGATGACACTGAAGACGATGAGGAGGAGAATTGTGAAAATATATTTGGATTCGATGATACAAGTTCTATAAGTGTTGATGATGAAGATGTTTATACTAATACTGCTGAGAAGACGATGACTACTACGACTACTACTACTACTACTACTACTACTACTACTACTACTACTACTACTACTACTACTACTACTACTAGTAATTCTAATACGAATATTGAAGAAATATTAATAAAATCTAAACCTTCAACTGTAAAATCTATACAAAATCAAACAGTAAAACCTCAAAAAGATGAAAAATCATTGCTGCCAACAATAGTACCATCATCATCATCATCATCATCATCTAATAACCACAATTCTCTTGAGAAATATAAAAATGCTGAATATGATAAAATTCCACAATTTCTAACAAATAAATTGTATATTCAAAATCTATCACAATGTAAAAATTTATACGATTTCCAATTGCGTGATCATTTTTTAAATACATGTGATATTAATATTCTACAATGTTCATGTTCTAATCATAAACATAATAAGGCTCCATGCACAATTGTATTAAATCCACAATGTATGAAATGTAAAATGACTACTCGTCAATTATTGAGCTATCAATCGTTTCTATTCCATCCGGAATTGATGAATAAGAAATTAACACGTTGCTGTACTCATATTCATACACCACCATGTAATAGATGTATCAATTGTCAAGTGAATTTACCATGTATCGTAACGGAACCATTCGAATGTGATGTCTCTACAGGTAAAGTCTAATATAATTTATAAATATATAGAGAGAAAATTATACATATTCTTCTTTTCCCCACCCATTCTAATTGCTTAGATGTCGTCTGTCATTTGGATCATACGAAATTTACACGTGACGAGACAAGACCAAATATTATGATACATGAACATATTTACAATATACGTACACCAACAATTTATTTTTGCTTTCGACATGTACATCATCATAGACGATTTCCACAACTCGATTGCATTATACAAACATTTAAATGCTGCAATCAAGCGGTCACAATTAAAGACTTTAACGAATGTTTTGTAGTAACTGTTCTTGGTGAGAATGCTGTTTACAATATGTCAAATGTATCGAATGTATTGGCCAAAGCGAAGGAATATATAATTTTTGATCCAAGAATATGGCGCGAACAATCGTACAATCATTTTATGTCATTTATACGTGCTGTCATATCGGCACCCGAAGCAATCATTGAGCGATATAAACGTTTTGAATCGTCAAATTTCTCAATATCAAATATTAAGAAATATATTAGCGGTAAAGAGTCGATTATACGTCGTTCGATTACTGGTTATGAGACAAACGGCATATATCAAACATCGACAATATCATGTATGATACCATATCATTCAGTAGTATTGCCTCAAAAATTATATGATCTTTTGGAAATGGAACATTATGATTTGGATTTAATAATGGTAAAACGTGATCCATCAATATTACCCACATGCATGTACGTTTGTTCGGTCATCCGAAATCCTGATCCAAAAATTATCTGCATAACAATATCGGATCAACAATCTAAGGGATTCAATCAAGATCAAGATGGTGATCGTAATGCAGTATATTTGATATCGAAGAAAACCAACGGTTACGATTCAACCAAAACTTTCGACTATAAAGTCTCCAAAATGGAATTGAATTTAGCATTCAAAACTAAACGTACATTGATTGCAACACCACGATACCTATTATCTGAGACGAGTCTATTGAAAATTGCACGATTCCCACAAGATTTTATACATTTACCGTTCTTTGCTAAAACCTATAAACATGGCAAACAATTTATGAATGATGCTTCAGCTGGCTATCTAAGTGATGAATATGATGTTTTTCAACAGGCTCTAATTGAACACAATCGTAACGAGATACGACAATATATAACTGCCGATGATATATTATTATTAACCGACAAGCTATCATCAATTGTTACATCTGGAGCTAAAGGTAATATGGGTCTCATCGATATGCTATTGGATAATATTAGTTCAGAGAAAGATCGTACACTTTTGGATCGTAAAAAAGACATGCTGGACCTATGCAATAAATATATAACCTCAAGTCAAGATCTAAGTCGTAATGGTCGAAAACAATTTGCTGCTCTATATGCTGCTCACGATTTGGTTGTACACTTCTCAAATATCTATATTAACAAATGTTGTTATGCCAACTATGATCGATTCGCAAGCGCTGGTACATTTCTATTCAATTCAGCATCATTGGAATTATTTCTACAAGATTTGATAGAATTATAAATAAAATTATTCAATTATAGCATGTATATTAGTTTTTTTTTATTTTACGATTAATATTTTCTTTTTTTAAAAAAAAGTATGATACAAAAACTTGTTTTTTTTTCTTACATTTTCAATGTTTAATCATTTATTTTTTTTGTGTACTTATATAGAAAGAAATAAATTTCGTTGATTATGAAAAAAAATGTATTTAAATTGATATATATTGTGTGTATTTAATTCTTTGGTAATTTAAATTTATTACATGATTTGATATTCGATTCAACTATATTTGTATTGTTTTCATCAAGATTGAACATTATGGATCGTTTGTGAGTACATTTCTTATGGCGACGACAATAGTTGGGACTATTTGAGCATTCGAAACATTGAGCGCATACCTCACAAATACGAGGTTCTTTTAAATTTTCAGCACAGCTTTCGTCATTTTCACCCATCATAATGTATAGATTGTTCCAGGGTATTTTTTTAAAGCAATATCTTCGTATAGTTTCACGATTTTCCAATTGTACAGACCAATACCAGCAATTATCTGAACAACGACATATGCAGTCACGTTTGAGGTAGATGTAAAGTTTGCGAGGCCAAATCGATACGCTTGATATGCGACATTTTAGATGAGTTCCGGCAATTTCAGAATTTTCCAATTTATGTATGGTTGGTAAATAACCGTAATATACACATTCGTTACCCTCGATACTGCATTCGACATACTTATAAGCTAAAAGTTCACCGCCTGTTACACGAGCACGAAGAATTGTACGGTTTATGGATGGTGTCATGCCGTGTGATACATGTATAACAAAATACCAACGATCGGAAAGCAATCTTTTAATTTCCATCGGTATATATTGATAATCAGTTGGCAGTAACATTTCATCAGTTATTAATGTATAGTCTTTCATTTCGGTTACATATGTAGATTTCTTAGGATTATTCATAATGAAACGAATATCATTGATTATATATTCGTTGCCATATTTAATTGTTTTCGGTACAAATTCAATTGATTGCATACAAACTTTTTGTTGTCGTCGTCGCCGTTGTTGTTGTCGTCGTCTCTTTGAATTCTCCAATTCAATTTGTTCAATTTCATCAGAATTAGTAATATTATCAATAGTAGTACTAATCGTATTAGCATTAGTAGTTATTTGTTGATCATTTTTTTTAATGATATTATTATTATTATATGGTTGTCGGCGATGTCTTACCATATTGGATCTTTTTATTTTTAATTTTTTTGTTTTATTGATATCGTTATTACCATCGATATCATTATTGCTGCTAATATGATTATGTAAATCGTCATCATTGGGTAATGGTATAAATTCTGCCGATTCATTAATATCATATAAAGAATCAGACATTATTCGTTTTTTTTGGTGTATGTATAAAAGTAAACGATTGTGAGTGAAAAAAAAACAAAATTATATATATTTTCTTCTATTGTGGTTCTAGTTACAAGTGTGTTAATCGAATGGATAACAATTTATGATTCAATCAAAATTTATTTCGTACACATCATGTGGCTGAGAAAAAATCCATTTTCAAACGTATATCTCCTATATCGGGACCATCAATTAAGAATTTCGGGTGAGTTTTTACAAATTGCTGTATGAAGGTAAACAGTATTTGACTTTCGGCCAAGACTTCAGTTGTTGTTTTTACCGATATACCATCAAATTTAAGATTACTCAATTTTTGTATCGATAGCAATGAATTGTATTGTAATGTTGTTAATGGTCGATGTCGGAAATCCATCAATTTTTTATAGGCATTGACAATACAAGTTATACGTGCAATATCATCTCTTGATTCACACAGACATTGATCAATATTCATACTTGGAATAGTATGTCCGGTATTGTATATACTATATGAATATAATTTATTATAAAAATGATTAAAAAGTTTTTATTTATTAAGAATGTTGCTATCAACACACTGATATCTCAACACTGACTGACAATAACTAATGAACAACTTTAAATATTTAAACATTTCTTTTATGTTCTTCTAATTCATCATAAGATTCATCCGCAAAATTCATTTATTTATTTTTATTTAATCTCTGACTATATACTTTCAATGATCAGACATTTGTCGATTGGCCGTATATGCAAACGTCTATAAAAAAACAAGCATTTCAATATAGTTTAAATGTCTACTAACAAAAAAAATATTTTTGATATTGTGATTATATCGTGTGTGTGTGTGCGTGTGTGTATGATATGTAAGTATCAAAAGAATATAATATTCATTTTAAATCTCATTAAGATTTCATGTATATTCATATGATGACTAGTAAATATTAATTCACCCTAAAAGTATACTTTGATTTTTTTATAATGAGATTTTCTACGAATTGTATAGTTTGTATAGAATAATCACATTCTTAATTTGTATAGTATAATCATACTCGACGAGAATTCAATATAGTATGTATACTTTCAACGAACTGCGCAGTTTGTATAGAATAAACACATTCTGACTTTGTATAGTATAATCCCACTCGACGAGAATTCAATATAGTATGTATACTTTCAACGAACTGCGCAGTTTGTATAGAATAAACACATTCTGTCGAGAATACTTTTGACTTTGTATAGTATAATCACACTCGACGAGAATTCAATATAGTATATACACTTTCAACGAACTGCGCAGTTTGTATAGAATAATCACACTCATCGAGAATTCAATATAGTATATACATTTTCTACGAATTGTGCAGTTTGTATAGAATAATTACACTCATCGAGAATTCAATATAGTATATACATTTTCTACGAATTGTGCAGTTTGTATAGAATAATTACACTCATCGAGAATTCAATATAGTATATACATTTTCTACGAATTGTGCAGTTTGTATAGAATAATTACACTCATCGAGAATTCAATATAGTATATACATTTTCTACGAATTGTGCAGTTTGTATAGAATAATTACACTCATCGAGAATTCAATATAGTATATACACTTTCAACGAACTGCGCAGTTTGTATAGAATAATCACATTCTGACTTTGTATAGTATAATCCCACTCGACGAGAATTCAATATAGTATGTATACTTTCAATGAATTGCGCAGTTTGTATGGAAAAACCACAGTCGTGTATATAGTATACTCATATTGAATAATCACATTCTCTCTCTCTGAAACGCAAATAGTTTCGGTACATTACACGATTCAGTACTCGTTTTGAATTCTCTCATCAAAATAGGTTCGTATCGTATAGTGTATATGGGGGGTACGTAAAATTATACTCTTGCTCTCATTCTCTTGATATAGAAACACGAATAGTTTCGGAACTATTCGTTTTTTTTCAAATGATGGTATATATTGTTTGGTCGAATGCTTGTTGCTATGGTATAATCTCGTTTTTTTCCAAATGATGGTATACATTATTTGGTCGAATGCTTGTTGCTATGGTATAATCTCGTTTTTTTCCAAATGATGGTATACATTATTTGGTCGAATGCTTGTTGCTATGGTATAATCTCGTTTTTTTCCAAATGATGGTATACATTATTTGGTCGAATGCTTGTTGCTATGGTATAATCGTATTTTCTCTAGAATTGTGAATAGAGTTCATTTATAGTATGTACGTGAATTGTGGGGTATATATGTCGATTGTAGGAAATTTGTATGAATATATCTCTCTCTTGCGCACTGTTAGCAAGTATAGGGTGTGTGTGTGTTATTCAGTTATTCACTCTAACACATTCACACATATATATGCTGAACAAAAAAAACTATATACATGCTATACGTATAGTATAGACTCATGCGCATTGTACATTATATTGATATATAAACGAACAAAATACCCGAGAGAGAGAAAAAATACCCGAACGTATGAGAGCGTACGAATGAATATATATGTGCGCGCGCGTATGTCTAATCAAGTTAGTGGGTTATATGCATGCATATATATGTGTGGGTGGGTGTGTGTGTGGGTATGCATTGTTATCAAGCACGTATTCTCTCATTCGCTCATATCGCATATATATAGTATAGATTTGAGTATGCACTTGTCGTTGGGTGCGCCGACGACGATGTGATTTTTCTATATAAGAAAAAAGTTTGTATGGAATAATCACATTTCGTTAGTACGCGGCAACAAGTGAGCATCAATTGTTCATAGACATTTTGAGAAAAATCCTTAAATCTTGTACATGTATATTCGCATGGATGCTATAATTTGAATGTGTCTGTTCTCACGCTTACATTCCATCAGTACACGTATATCCTTGTACACGGTGTGTTTGCTCCGTTAAAGCATTTTCAACTATTTTCCCCTGTGACTACTATTGATATTACCGCGAATCTAAAAGTTATTTCTAATTGTGCGTCTATTTTGGTCTATAAAAAAAGACAAGTTGATTTAAATAATCATAGAGACTCTGACCAATAAAAACAAAATATAATTTGCTGTGTGATCATCGTTTTTTTCCCCAAATATACGAAATTGTTTTTCTATGGTTCTATAGGTATGTTTACTAGACATTATATATCGATAATATTTAAACATATTATTGTGTTGATATCATCATCATCATCATTATTATTATAATAGTCGTTGTAGTCTATCGTTACTAAATTCAACAGTAGCAGCATCATCAGCATTATTATTATTACCACCACCACCCATTGATAGCACAATCATAAATAACCATGAAAGTTTCATTGATGATATTTTATATAGCTTGAACAAGTGGGGGGTACAATAAAAATAATAGTGTGTAATATTTTGAGTAGACATGATGATTGAATTTAAACTTGTTTTGGGGTACGTAATAAAAAAAACGTTTATTTATTTTGTACTTGTTGAGGATTAAAATATTTTTTTGTGTGGTATATTGTATTTGAGAAATTATCGAGTATTAATTATAGTGTAGAGTTGAGTATATGTTGTTTCTCATTTGAAATGATTGTTTTTTTTTCCAGTTTATATGGTTGGTTATAATATGATGTAGTTTTTTTTTGAATTTAGTATTTGGGTTATTGGTTGGTTTATATATTTTTTTTGAATTTAGATGTGGGCTATTGGTTGGGTGAGTAGAAATGAATACGAGGTTATATAGTTTTTTTTGAATTTAGTATTTGGTATTGGGTTGATGAGTAGAAATGAATGCGAGGTTATATAGTTTTTTTTGAATTTAGATTTGGGTATTGGGTTGATGAGTAGAAATGAATGCGAGGTTATATAGTTTTTTTTGAATTTAGATTTGGGTATTGGGTTGATGAGTAGAAATGAGTGGAAATTTGTGTGTGGAAAATGGTTAGAAATGAGTGAATTTTTACCCAATTGTTTTACCCAATTGTTTCTTGTTGTAATCATATTGGTAATTTTTACCCAATTTTTACCCAATTTTTACCCAATTTTTACCCAATTTTTACCCACTCGTTTTACTGGCATTTTTCGATTTTTCACAAGGTCTTTAATTCTCAATCAAAATTCTTCTAAAATACTCACAAGGTCTTTAATTCTCAATCAAAATTCTTCTAAAATGCTCACATTTATTCATACTACTAATGAAGAGATCTACTTTTGTATTCTAATAAAATGATTTTATTCATTTAACCCATAGTCCACATTGATTGTATTTAGAAGAGTATTATACAATTTACCATGTTTAAAAATATTTTTTTTATTACCGTATCTTATTAGTTTTGATTGGGTGGGTGCTTGTAAATATAAATACATTTGTTATAGTTGAGGGTTAATTGAGTATGGGTGATTTAGATATGGGTAATTTTTTTTTCCATTTGGTCAGTATAAATTGGTTTGGCAGTGTTGAAATAAGTTTAGTCTAGTTATAGGATCATCTGATGCGGTATTATAGTGAGTTTATACAATTTTGTTTGGTTGTACATCGACAGATTGTTTTCATGTTTTGTAAGTTTATAGTTCATTTATTAAAAAAAAAATTGAATTTTCTTATATTTATCAATATCACCAGCATCAACATCAACATCAACATCATCAACACCAACAAAACACTAGTAAATGTATTAGCGAATTAATAATATTATCAAACTCGTACTTGTTTTTTTTTGCAATCATTCATTTGTTAATCGAAAAAAAAAACTAATCTCCCTCGTATCAATAATATTATTAAATTGTAATTTTTTTCTTTTTTTCTTTCCTTTACCATTTATTATGCCTGCTTACTGACTCTGACTTATTCAATTCATCGGTGTTTTTTTTATATATATTCAATCTATCTAGTTGTTTTCAAAAAAAAATCCAAAAAAAAACTAGACTTTAATATTATAGAACAGATGCAACAACTGTAACAACACTATCGAAACCACCACCACCACCACTACTACCATCATCACCAACCAACCAACCAACCAACCAACCAACCAACCAACAAATAGACAAATCAATCAACCAACCAACCAACCAACCAACCAACCAACCAATCAATCAAACAAACAATAGTAAAGTGTGCTCAAATAAAAATAAACATACATTTTATACCCTTATAATATAAAAAAAATAGATATTCTATCCCATAAATATTACCCCCCCCCAAAAAAAATCATACATATAATAAAGATAGACGTATACTAGTGAAGAAGAAGGTAAAAAAAAACAATGCCCGTTGAAAATTCCAATTATAATAATAATATCCAACAATCACAACAATATATGATGGTCGATGATACTTTGTCAATGGGGACTATAACACCAAATAATTTTAATAACTTGGCGAATTCACCGGAATCATCACATTGTACCGATAAACTTGCTCAACTTATGGATTTGAATGGTATTTGTAGAGATGCGATTTATAGTAACAGCAGCAATAGTAGTCCTAGTAATTTAAATATTGATGGTATGGTAAAAACAACAACAACAACAACATCAACCCCCACAACAACACCGACGACTCTATTGAAAAATTCTATATTGACAAATACAATGACCGATGTAGAATTATCAAGACCCGATGCTTTACAATATGATTATTCAAATTTTTATAATATTGATGGATTATATCAACAACAGCAACATCAATATAATAAAATTTCGAACAATACTATCCATAATAATAATAATAATTCCAATAATAATTGCAACAATCAAAATAATATATATACCGAATCATTAAATGTAAATTCCAATAATGATCGAATTAATACAAGCTCAAACAAATCAAATGGCAAAAATAATAATATTATTGATGTTGATACACGTTCTATTCATAATGCTATATCTACAACAAATACAACACCACCACAACCACAACCACTATCATCATCAAAAACAACAAACACTATGTCCCATATGAATACTATAAATTCAACAACAAATACTACTACTACTACTAGTAGTACTGCTACAATCAACAACCAAAACAATACCATTCTTGCTACAACCACTACTCTACTTGACCATAAAAATTCTAATAACAATAATAATCATCATCATCATCATCCCGATAACAATACCACATATGATGAACAACAAATTTCGTTTTACGATTTTCTCGAAGAATCCGAATCTGGAGTGGATCATCATTTTGGTTATTTAGACGAATCGGAAAGTAATTCTCTTGGCAAAATAACTAATATCAATACACCGTCAACATCATCGACTATACCAGGATCAGCAACCACAATATCAACATTGACGACTACTATTGCTACGTCTACAATTGTTAATACTACAAAAACAAGTGAAAAAATTATGAACAATAATACAATTAGTGCAGTAATAACGGCAGCAACACAAGAAACATTAAATACACCATCAATACTTGACAATATAAATAATTTGTGTAATAACAACAATAATAATACCAAAGCAATGGCTATAACATCATTTAATCAAATTGATTGTGAATTACAAAAATCTAATACTACCGCTGACGATACTCTTAAGAGTTTAGCTACAATTTCTAAAATGACTGCTGATTTAGAATTAAAAATGGCAGCCATTGATGATCTACAAAAACATACAAATATAGAAAATCAACAATTCTCAACAAATCAACAACAATTTTCAACAAATCATCAACAACAACAGCCCAGTTATATGTCACCACAACAAGAGAATATTGTACCAAATTTTCCCAACAAATATAATTTTTCGCATACTAATAATGCTGATGGTATTATCACTATTGCTGCTGACGACGACGACGACGACAACCACAACAACGATGATGATGCTGATGCAGTAAAAAATACTGATGGTGAATCGTATAAAAAAAATATACCATGTTCTATATCATCAGAGACATGTTCAAATTTAGCCATTAATGGTAAGACTTGTAAATGTACAATTATTACTACACTTAATGATAATTTTACTAAAACAACAATTACTACTACAAATACAATAGCTACAATTTATAATTCTAATAATATTATTACTACGAATCATTTTCATCATAAACAAAAATTATTATTGACAAAAACAGCAGCAACAATATCATTGGCATCATCACAAATACCATTGCCTGGATCACCTTTGTCACCATCAACACCAGATATACACTCTTTAAAAGTATTACAATCAACACCAGATATACACTCTTTAAAAGTATCACAATCAACACCAGATATACACTCTTTAAAAGTATCACAATCTATTGATAGTTTACCAATTAATACTTCTTTAACATCATTATTGCCATTGATATTACCATCATCAGAGTTAACGTCGTCGCCGTCGTCATCGTCAGCAGCAGCAGCACCACCAACGACAACGACAACAACAGGCGTAACAGCAGTATCATTGTTATTACCATCAACTTTAACAACATCTTCGTCTATGTCGTTGTCTTCTTTATCGTCGTCTTCGTCTTCGTCGTTGCCACTACCATCATTATTATTATCACCATCATCATCATCATCATCATCATCATCACCACCACCACAATTAATTGTATCAACAACACCAGCAGCACTACTATCACCACCACCACAAGAACAAGAACAGCAACAGCAACAGCAAGCTTATACGTATATAAATCATGATGATATTGTTGAATCAGTTAAAGTATTACCATCGTTTTCGTCTTTGCCATTAACTCAACAATTTATATTACCTAAAAAACGTAAACCAAGATTTGATTATGTTAATATTATAATAACAACTCAACAAGAATCATCATTAAAAACTTGCACAAAAATAATAGCATCTACAAATTCATCTAATGATAATAATACTTCTACTACAACTACTACTTCTACAATTGCTTCAAGCATAATACATAATGCAAATATTGATAATATAGCTATAACTGAAATTGAATCGTATACATCAAATAATAATAATAATAATTCCATAAATTCTACTTGTTTATCGTCTGATGTTAATGTAATCACCACAAATATTAATTCTACTAATAATAATACCACCATCGCTACTACTACTAATAATAATACAAATATTAAAAACAATGATGATGATGATGATAGAATCAATAAACATTCATTATTATTATTACCTAATTGTACTATAAATTCTGATACTTTATATACACCTGATTTGTTAATCAATGAAAAAATATTATTTTTAGCAAACAACAAGACCGTCATCAACAAGAGCAAGAGCAAGAGCAGCAACAACACTGGCACGAATACATATATTCCCTACAATCAACAAAATACTAAAAATATTGATATACAACGTAAAAAAAATAAAACTAAACATAACGCAAACAATATACTTGTACAGCAAGAAAAAAATCTTGTCAATAGTATAAATACTGATAATATTGTTAAGAAAAGGAAACGTACTCATTCCAATAATACTGCTGCTACAATGGTTGCTCCAATAACATCCCAATCATTAGTATTAAATGAACAATCCAAAAAACTTAAGAAATATCACCATCAAGAGCAACAACACCATAACCATAATAATAATAACAACAATAATATTAATAATCACCATTATCACCATCAACAACACCAACAAGACCAAATACATGAAAATGAAAAACGTAAACTACAAAAATCACAATCAATGCTTCAAAATCAACAAGAAATGATCAAATTCTCACCTAAATCGACAAAATATCCAGAATCACAAATAAAATCATTGACGCCACCACCACCACCATCACCGCCGCAACAACAACCAATACAGCAAGATATGGCAACGGATGCATCTGATGCTTTTGATACAGATGATGAGATTCAAGATCGTGATTTTGTATGTAAAAAACGTCGTAATCGTCGCAAAACTATCGATCCAGTTATATCGTCTAGAGGTTCAGCTTCACGTTCATCGTCAACTTCGTCGACATCCTCATCTGGATCATCATCGTCGTCAACATCATCTGGATCATCATCGTCGTCTTCGTCGTCATCATCAACAGGGTCCAAAGGCTCGAAGAAATCATCTGTAAAAACTGGAGAAAATGTAATTGTTGAGGATTCAACATTGAACTCTGCACAATTGCAACAGCGTGAATGTCGTCGAAATCGTATTATTAGTGAAACAATGGCAAATAATAAAGCATTGAATAATACATTATCATCATCACCAGTGATTTCAACTGTTGTCTATATGTCACGACCACCGACTGGTGATTTTAAACGTCCAAATGCTCCACAACCAACACATTTGCAAAAAATCAAACTTGTCAAACCAAAATTATTCTCAATGTCTGAACATATGACGCGTATTGGTAAATCAAAATCAAAGAAAATATCATCGATAATTGAACCACAACCGTTTTGTCAAGTGACTATTGGTAATGGTAAACCATGCGATGATACCGAGATGATATACCCATGGAAATATCTAAAGCCTATTGGAAAAATTGTAAAATGCATCAACAAAGAAGAGATTGCTGCCAAGAATAATATAACTGAAATCTTGGTAATACCATCGACTAGCGGTTCAATATTGCGCGAATTATCATTGAATCATTTGAAGCTATTGGAATTTAATAAAACAACAATCAATAACATTAAACTATATCAATCACAATACCATGTTGTTTATGGAGCTGTGCCGGAACCAATGTGTGAGTTTGTACAATTTTTATTGAAATCCAATTATTTGACTAGCAATAAGAATATGTACATGTACGATGGTGATTTGGAATTGCAAGCGTATATCTATTGGCAATTAATTTCACAAGATTTGGTCGATTGGAAAAATGATTTGAGTCGTATACCATTGAAGAAACTACTGGAATATGCGTGTACAACTATTGCAGATCCAGAATTGTATATACTTATTGCACGTTTTGCCAATTTCCGTGATCCAAGATATATTTCTGCCGAATGTTTACTTCAAATTAAACATCGATTCGTTGATATTATGGCATCGTTGAAAAAAATCACTGATGTTGAAAAGTATAAAACAGCAAAGTCGGCATGGTATACATTTATGAATAAATGCAATATTCACCATTACTCGTGTCCACATACAATGAATGAAATTATGAACATTTTACCCATGGTCAAGTTGCAGTTTTCGACTATGTTGAACGATGCCAATCTGGAATCGGCTGAATATGAGACGGATATTAAGTTTATATCTCATGAAATTGAATCGATGTATTCGTTTATATTGAATTTGGCTCCAACAAAGGGTGATATACGGAAATTGCAAAAAATCACTGGTAATATTTTTGTACATATGACGAAACTGTTTGCCTATCATCTAATTAAATATGGTATAATATCGAATAATTATAAAATTAATTGTCAACATGTGCAAGGTTTTAGCACAGTATATCAAAAATTGCTAAGTTTAAACAATTCAAAAGTCGTAATGCCTGTTTTCATAAAGAAATATGTTTCGATGCGTAAAATTATTATTTCCGAAATTGCCAATTATAATACAAATAATATTGGATTCACATCGACGCTGGTGAAAATTGACAATGATTCGTTGCAAATGCTTTGGGAAATGATTAATATGATGATTTTACGTTGTGTTGAGCCGATACTCTACAATACCATGGATGAATTGCGTACAATTGTTGTTAAAGATTTGGCCGATCATATGTGTGATATGTTGGGTGATCTCTTTAATAGCGAAGAATTTACAAGTGTATCGAACGTTGATGCCTGGATACGTACCGATGACAATGATATTGATGAATATGATAGCGATACTGGTGAGATTGTCAAATCGTTTGCTAACCAACATGACGAACAATTGGAAGTACATCGTAAAAATTTGGAAGAGAATGGATTCAAGAGCTATGAAATTAGTGATGATGAGGCCGACGATGAAGAGAATGCTGATGCTCTGGAATTGGATGAAGATTATGAATATAATACTGGTAAAGATTTAAATTCGATTATCAATCAAGAGGTCTTGTCTAGTTACAATTGTGATATTCATAATAATTTTGGTAGTACCAATGATAGAGTACAACAATATATCGAATCTATACAAAATGAACGGTATATTCGTACTTATAAGCAGCCACCACGTACTCGTTCGAAAACACCAACAACTAAATCAATAAAGTCACCGACTAGCATCAGCGTTAGAAAAGTAAATGATAGTACAGATGCTATTGCTGAACACGATGAAACTGGCGGCCATACCGATGAAAATTCTAACAATACTTCCATTGATAATGCTGAATTGATTGATGTTGTTGATATTGCGGTAACTTCAACAATGCCCATGACCATGTCTACACCAACTATACGTAAAACATATAAACGTAAAAATACCAATGATACCAATGAAAATATGGCAAATGTATCGAAAAAGAAGGCTAAATCCAATGACTCTCACGACAATATACCCATTAAAACTGCCCCAAAATTAACTGCAATCGAAGCAATATCTAACGATTCAAAAATTTATAAACTCACCTCAAATATATGCAATAGTCGAGTAAAATGTGTATTTTGTAATCGTCGTTCGACAAATCGATGTGTATCAATATTGGGCAAACCTAAAATCACTGTCACTTGCTGTACAAAATGTCTACAATTGTTGGTCAAAGATGAAAAACTAAGCAATCATAAATACGATCATACTGCTATACGTACACGCATTGTTAATCAATATAAACGACCGGTAGCATTTGATTTAAATGATGATTTTATTCGTGATATCGACTTCAAGTGTGATATTGTACGTAAAGGCTATAATCGAGCGTATGGTGGTAAAACAATAACTAAATTGGCAAAAGCTAACGCAAAAGCCAATAGTCTAAATGAACAAAATAAAAATATTACAACAACCTTGGCTAATCATGAACAAAAGAATGTCTTGAATAATAACAATGATGATAATTCTATACAAAATAATAACAATGATGGCAATAATAACAATATCTATAACTATACCAATACTGAATATAATAATAATAATACAAAAACTGATGGAGTAAAAAATATTATTGATGTCAACGATACTAATAATGGCAATGATGACGACGACGACGAAGAATATGAATATGAAGATGATGATGGTTGCAACGAAGATGACTATGAAGACAATGATGATTTTGATGGCAACGCTGTTGAAATATCGGAATAAAGTACATTTACACAAAAAAAAACTAAACTTTTTTTTATTATAACATGAAACTTTTTTGTATATTTTTCTATACAACTACTTGTACGTTATATATATACTTATACATATTAATATTTAGATATCTATATACACATGTATTGTATATTCAATTATTCCATACATTTTTTTTCTTCTAAATAGATTTCAATCTATTTTTTTTATTATTACTATTACTCGTACATATCCAAATTATATATGCTTTATTCATTTATATATATATATATAAAAAACACAAATATTGTAATATTTAACTACACATCTATATATGTATTGTATAAACTGAATAATAAAAAAAATTTTTTTCAATAAAAATTGGTACTTGTTTGAGTATTTACTATTTAGTATTTACTTGTACAATGCCTGAACAAAAAAAAATCATTGTGTGTTTTTTTCTTCAAAAATTTATATCTGGCGAAATGTAGGTTTATTGGGTAAGTATGATATCGATAAAAAAAATTGATGAATATTTTTTTTTAAAAAAAAATCAATACCTTTGCTCGTTATAAACGTTTTTTTTGTCTATCATATAATCGATTGATTATCACAATAATTAAATTCTTCGTTTTTATTAGTACTGCTCGCTATTATTGATATATTACTACTACTTGATAGTCACAAACAAAGAGAACTAAGTTGGTTTTTTTCTATATTAATTGTCAGATTATACTTTATATACATATATGTGTGTATATAACGCATATATACAATATGTGTGTATATTGTATAGATACATATATATAGAGAGAGAATGATTTATATGGCAACAATATAGTAGTTGTATAAGGCGTACATATATATACATACATATTTATTGTATTGGGGTGAAAAAAAAACTCGGTGGAATTTGTAAATACTTGACATTGTACATATGAAATGAGAGAATATGTTTAAGGTATAGGTTGTACAATTATATCAATGAGGAACAACCACAATTGAATCTTTACAAGTGCAACTAGACGAATGGAAATCATATGTAAATATATACAATTACTAATGTCGTCGTCGCCACCACAGTTGTTTGTATAGAAAAAAATTTATATATACGTATCTTCTATACATGTATACATATTATTGCTATCGCAGTCTGACATATATGGTGAGTTTTTTTTTACTACTTGGTGTATACATGTATAGATTATTTCATATATATACACCTCAACGTCGGCACATATATGTATATGTAGATTGAGAGATAAATTCATTAGTTGCGGTATAAATACCGCTAGATTATTGAAAGTAAGATCATTGCAGCTAAATCATCTAACAAATCAACATATATATTATAATGCCATCGAAATATACTAAATATCTTGAATCTTTTAAATATAATGGTGGTGAAGGATACAACAAGTCTTCTTCATCAGCAGCATCGTCGTCATCGTCGTCGTCCTCGTGGCAGCAACAACAATACAAACAACAACAACAACAACAAGATAAATACGCATCAACATCAAATTCGTCGTTAAAAAGATCTTCGAATGCATTACCACAATCACAAACCTTGCGACGAAGTATTCGTAGACAAAATTATGATGCGTATAAAAAAAATAATGTGCATGAATTTCGTGATACTCGAACGTATGAACAACAAAGTAAAGCCGCAAATGTATTTTTACCTCATTTACATGATCGATCCTACATTGATCAAGGGTACTCATCAAATTAGTATTCGAGTATATCCACCACCCCCCAAAAAAAATGCACGAAAAAAATAGTTATCGAACAAAACATATACGATATGTATATATTTATTGATTTTTTTTGTTTAAAGAATCTACACCTAGTTACTTAATAGTCTTAACATGAAAAATGAAAAAAAACCAAACAACTAATATCATGTATACATGGAAAAAGACTAAGAGATGTAAAAAAAAATATAGTACTTGTATCGATAATTCTATAATTATTATATAGATAGAGAGTGATGTATATATATATACATACGATAGATACAAACTATTATACTAATTAGAATACTAAGTAATTAAATTTGTTGTGTTGTGTTTTTCCACTTCCCTTTAGCCATCTAAATATAATAAATTATACACTTGTTTTTTTTGTTACTGGAATTCAGCTTGTTATTGTTATTATTATTAAAAATATATATATATATTGTACATGGTTTTTTTGTATAATTATTGAATAAAAATAAAAAAAATCAATATACATTTTTTGTATCAATTTATTTTTTTTTGTTAATGCATGATTGATTAATATTTTTTTTGTTACAATGGTATTATTTGAATTTGTTGATTATTTGATATATTTTTTGTTTCATAGTTTTCGTCGTGTTGTTGCTGATGATTATGGTTATTGTCTTGTTGATGGTATTCATGTTCTTGTTCTAGTTGATGATTGTGGTGGTGGTGGTGGTGATGATGATGATGGTCGTGTTGATGGTTGTGATTGTGATGATGATTCTGGTAATGTGGGTTATTGAATTTGTTATTTATATCTTTTCGATTGGAAGATTGTGTTGGTGTATTGACTTGTTGTTCATGAGGTTTAAATTGATTATGAGTCTTGTGTCGCAAACGAGCAGTATTTTTATGAAAATTCGATAGTCTATCGCGAACATCATCTAATAATGGAGAAGTTTCAATAATTGGTAGTAAATTTGATGATTTTTTAAAATTTGTGGTCGTTTTTAATGGTGATAATATTTTCGTATGTATCATTTTCAATGATGATAATTTTGACGACGATACTGCTGCTGCTGCTGATGATGATGGTGGTGATGGTGGTGATGATGATGATGGTGATGGTGATGGTGATGATGGTGATGATGGTGATGGTGATGATGGTGATGGTGGTGATGGTGGCGTTAGACTTTTTGATGATAGTGGTGATGGTGTTGGACTTGTTCCAGATAATGATAGTGGTGATGGTGTTAGACTTGATGATGGTAAATCGGATACAAGTTGATCATCGATAGTATTATTAAAAGATGAAATGTTTGGTAAATATTTAGTTAATTTTGCTCGTATATATGATTTTTTTAAACTTTGATTGGCTTTACGATTAAATGGTTCATCATTCTTATTGGCAATTGAATCTACACGTTTATATTGTCCATCCAACGATCGATAATAGCCCGGTGGTGGTTTAGCAATATCATCAATAGTCACTACATCAATATCTTCAGTGGAACTGCTCGAATTTAGGTGCGTTCGCGCAGCATTACCATTGTGGTTAGTGTCATTAGTATCATCATCATTAGACTTGTCGAAAATGATATTACGGTCATAAGTTGCAATATTAATATTGTTACGGATTCGGCCATTTGAAGCATGATTATTATTATTGCGTTGGCCATTATTGTCATTACCATGATCATTATCATGACCATCAAGACTATCGTATTTGTCGACATTCTTCTTGTCAATAGCAACAATATTCGAAGCTTTTAAATTGTAATAGTTTAATGGATCCGATTTAAGATAGTCTTCCAAAATAGTATTTGTACGTTTTGTTGGTTCGAACTTATTTGATTTAAACATTTCCGAATTAATTTTTGTATACCAACCAGCACGTTTATAGTCCTCTAGATATGACGGTGGTAATGTTGGTAATGAATCTTTAATATCAGAAATATCAAGTTTATGATAATGATTTATATTGCTTGCACCAAACAATACAATACAACATATTATACTAAATGAAATTACAGTGCAGCGACTATTACATATCGATGTCGAAGTATTATTTGGCATTATTTATTATCAAGTATAACGATATAGATGGATAGTTTTCGTTTTTTTCCACAAAAAAATTCAATCACTCCAACGTATATTAACTATATATGTATGTATATAGCCAAAAAAACATCAATAAATTCTCTGTCGGTATTTATAGGCTGAAAAAAGAACACAAATAATACAAATGTATAAAAAAATTACATCAATTTTTTTTTAAAAAAAAACTTTAAAACCACCCAATATGTAAATACTTACAATATATATCATCTTCCAATCATGATATTATTGTTAAAATGAAATTATTTTTTTTAATTCGTTCCCATCAATCACAATCTCATAGATGTTGCAAAAAAAATTGAAATGTTTTCCCTTTTGTGCAGAAAAAAAAAATGTAATAAACTCGGACAAAACAAGACGTCGTCAGTACACTTTAAAATCTAAAAGAGTAATGACTATCGCCCAACATTAGTACTCGGTATATATACACAATATATATATAAAAAAAATATGTACAGAAATAGAGTGAGAGAAAAAAAGATTCTATTTGAGGTATAATCGAAAATGTTTGTAGTCTAGAGAGAGAGAGTGGAATAGATTAAATATACATATACATACATGTCTGAAAGAATATGTTTTTTTTACAAATATATTTTTTTTATTAAAAAAAACTCAATTATTTGTATAATTTTTTTTCCACAATGTTTATTAAGGGATTAATTGATAGCTGACAATATTATATGTAAGAGTAATCGTTGTTTCCATCAAACAGTAACCAATCGTTCAATCAAACAACACTTAAGTCAACATATAAATGGTAGAGCATGTTTAAGCGTAACCTTAACAGATGGTACAATAAATTTATTATATTCTGGCGACCAATTGTATAAGGAATCATCGACAAGGGTTGCATTTTTAAAGCGTGTATTGGGGAAATGATTGTACAATGATAGAAGATTCTTCGTCGAACGTTTATCAATCATATTATTACTAAGAACTAAATCAAATTTTACACCATTCGCATGATTGAATAACTGTAAATGTTGATCGACATGTAAACTTGATCCATGCGAATATAATACCATCAAATCATAGGCATTTCGAGCATATTTTAATAAATGATTTGCACATTTAAATGGTCGACCAGTATCATTGTTGATCAGCGTATCGTCCAAATCAAAAACTATTATCGATTTTGTATAGTTAATTTCATGAGCCCAGAGTTTTGCACGTTGATATGCTTGATATATGTCCTCAATGTCGATACGATTTACAAATGTTCCACAAATCGTCAACGGATCATTTTTCGTCCAAATCACATAACGCGGTCCGTTCTCTTCAATGGTATAAATCGGTATTTGTCGCTCAAAATAGAAACTAGTATTTTCAGGTTTAGCACTGGCATAACTCATCACTGGAGACTCGCAATGATTAGCCATTTCCAAATGTGTATTCATTGATGTTAACGATGTAGTATTTGTTGGCATGAATTTCGTTCCATGTGAACGCATCGAATTTATTGGATATTTGAAAAATGGTTTCAATAGAACATTTCGTAATTCTCGTGATGTTTTATCGGTTATTAATATGGGTTTTATATTGAAATTATATGTTAGATTTTCAATAGGTATCAAATTGTAATACGTATTTAAATCGTAACGCTCAATTGTTTTATAAAACATTGGATGCACTATTAAATCGGGTTTTCTTGGATCGTACATTTTAGATTTTTTTTTGATTTTTTTTTAATAATATTAATAATATTGTATATAATCGATATGGTCTTATGTGGAAAAAAAACCAATATCTATACATATAATACTTGAATTATTGTGTGTAGGCGCGGAAAAAAAAATCAATACGTTAATGATATATTTTTTTGGAGGTGGGTGTGGGGTTAATAAATATTTGATCTGTCTGAGTCTAACAACCGTGTACGATTAAACTCTTGAATGAACCTACTGGTCTAATTTATGTATAAACCATTCACCTATATATACACACGAATGGTTTATATTAAATACTATCATCTATGTATTGTATGTGTATGCATATACAACACAATCATTCCAATTATAACAATACTGACGATAACAACATGTACTCGTATACAAACATACTCAAATACACACATATACTATAACAATCATAATCAATTTATACACACAATTCTTCGTTTTTTATTTTGTATCAAGCTACGTACATACATATCTATCCATTCATCATCAATCTCTAGCTATTTAACTCTACTAGCTATATATACATGTATTTTTTTTGTACTCAAAATATTTCTATATACTGTATACACATACCTATATGTTTATTGAACTGAATATCTAGCGTTTTTTTTTCATTTCTACGTATTTAGTTCTTAGAGTATAGACTCGTCGAACTAGAAAGTATGCTTATAACTAACTAAACATGTATAATATTCAATCGAATAGTGCTCGTTTTATATATACACTGAGTGCAACAAGACCAGATTCAAAATATAAATTAAAACGTATACAACCCGAAATTGGAAATCATCATGTGAATTCAATTTTAAATGATCCACAATCAAAATATATTAAAGATGAAGATTTTCCTGATGATACATTAAAACGCCACGATTCAATAGCAAATGTATATTTACCAACTACATCTACTACAGATACATGTACTACTACTATTACTAAGACAAGTAATATTACTACAATACCTACGACAAATAAATGTAAATCATCTGAAAATCTAGCAAATGATACAAAAATATCAAATAATCAAAATACACCACACTTATTACCGTCCACAACAGCATCGGCTATACAAATTTCATCGAATATTCTTCGACAACCGTATTGTAAACTTAAAAATGGATTCTATTTAACTAAAGTCGCTAGATCTGATGAAAAAATACGCTATACTGAAACAGATATGTATTCAATGGTTCGAACTGTTCTATTCATACATTGTTATGGTATAACACCAATGGAATCATTAACTCAAATAATCAACACTGGCGAGATAACATTCGAATGTGATGATTTTCCAAATCAATTGCGACAAAATCTAACACTTGGCATTGCTGTACAATTATTAGATATGCTATTTGGCGATGGTTTCTCAACAGTTGTTAGCCGTATGGTTATTAAATGTATGCAAGAATATAATTGTGTTTGGCGTTATTATCCATACAATTCACGAATTACTTGTCCAAGTGCATTAGATTTTATAAAACTTGCACGTTTCATCAATACGAGTACATTTCAATATTCGAAAAGTACACAATTTATGCTTAACAACACATGCGATCATCGAATACCTTTACAAAACACAATAAAACGTCTACGATAATATATATATATATATAATTTCAAAAACATTTAATAATATAATTTCAACATTCACTCATTTACCAAAATTTTGCTTGTTTTTTAATTTATTTTTTTATTCGATATTAACAAAACAAACCACAAACTCATAAACTATTGAAAGATATAGGAATGAATGAAATATTATATCAATAATTTCGAATCGATATAAACGAAGAAAAAAAATATATTATGAGTATATCGATTGATTCGTATGAGAGTATTGTCAATTTAGTTTGTCAATATTATGATCGAAATTTACCTGTATATTTTACAGATGCTCATTATAATATCACATGTGATGTGATTGCTCGACTTTTACAAAAACCAGAATTCTCAATTGTTCGTACACGTATAAAGTTATATGAACCGATTATTGAAAACGGTGGCGTTATATATATATCGTTACCGTTATTGGGCATGTTGGTGAATTTACCAGTTAATTTACCAACAAATAATGTACAATTTGTGGATAATTTTGATATTTTCCATGGTCTAATACCAATGGATCCACAACAAACACGTAATCAATGCTATAGACGTGCACATCGACCATCAATGTCGGACGATTCAACATTTTCACCGTCGATCCTATTAAAACCATCATCATCATCATCATCATCATCATCAGCAGCATTGCATAAAACTAAAAAATCTAAATCAATCAAATTTAAACGTCCAAAGAAACATTTCGGTGAATTTGATATAAACTATATGCCTGAACAGCAATATCAACTTGTTATGAATGCACGAAAAAATATCGAACGTAAGAACAATAACGATATCTTTGGTCAAATGAGTGGCAATGAAGTTATACGTTTTACACAATTGTTACGAATAATACTCGCATGTACACATTTCTATCAGCATTATAGCGAAAATATACCATATAATGATCATACGAATTTTAAACAACTTGAAATTGCCGATGCTTAGATTTTAAAAACAAAAATCAAGATTAGATTTGGAAAAAAATCTAGATTTGGCGCTCATTTTTACCCCCTTAAAGTATACCCTTTTTATTTTTTTCCCCCATAATACGTCACGTCGCTGCCAATATTGACTGCGACGTCGACGTCTCTGCCCAAAAATATTAACATATATACATATATATCGAGATATATTTACATCTATTGAATAAACGCAATTGTTAAAAACGTTCCGAGGTCTCGATACTATTTCCAATTTGTGGTTTATATTAAATCATCACAATTCATCAAAATGCAAATAGTTACGGGACTAAACCATGTTTTACAAGTCAATATGTAAAAATCACAAACTCACATGATTATTCAATTCACAAATAGTCTCGATACTATTTGTGAATTTCGAATAATCACATTTTTTTGTGATTATTTCATATAAAATGTATTTTTCATCAAATCGAAAATAGTATCGAGACTATTGCAAATTAGCGAATAATCACATTTTTTTGTGAATATTCCATAGAAAGTTGGTTTTTTCCATAATTGAAAATAGCTAGGGTCGCAACTGATGTTTTTCATTTTTATATGGTATAATGTTAAAAAAATGATCAAATGTGATTATTCCCAGGGGGGTGAGGTAATTTTATAAATTTTGCAAAAATATTTTTTCGCTCGGCCAAGACCTGGCCAGTTCAGCCTCTGCCGCTAGTTCTGCTGACGCTGGCAGCGCTGCCTCCATTATATTATATATATAGATTTATATATATAATATAATAATACCCCCATGCTTTCGTAGGAACTGTTCATTACAGACTGAAGAGCTCTCTCCTCTAACAACTAGTTTTATACTTAATTCTTCCTCTCTCATATCTTATCATTCATTCTCTCTCTAGTACGCTCTCTCTCTCTCAATCTCTTTATCAAAATCTATAACGTTGAAATTTTGTAAATAACTAATACATGACATAGAGAGATAGAACCAAAAAACCTCAACGTTGTAGAAAATATCAAGAAATCATTCAATAAACTAATACATACCATAAATAAAACGGAAAACGCCAAAGTTTGAAGAAAATAACAAGAAATCATTCAATAAACTAATACATGCCATAAATAGAACGGAAAACCGCAAAGTTTGAAGAAAATATCGAGAACATACCCAATAAACTACTACATGTTATAGATAGAAAGAACCAAAAAACCTCAAAGTTGTAGAAAATATCAAGAAATCATTCAATAAACTACTACATGTTATAGATAGAAAGAACCAAAAAACCTCAAAGTTGTAGAAAATATCAAGAAATCATTCAATAAACTACTACATGTTATAGATAGAAAGAACCAAAAAACCTCAAAGTTGTAGAAAATATCAAGAAATCATTCAATAAACTGAAAATATCAAGAAATCATTTGAAAAAAACTACTACATGTTATAGATAGATATCAAGAAATCATTCAATTAACTATACATGTAACATGTATCAGATACATGTGTACGAAAATCATCAAAATTGAAATTCTTGAGACAAAAAATTCAACAAAAATTCAATTCATATTCGAGAAACTATTTAGACAATCTACAAATAATCCAAAAAAATCTATACATGTAACATACTTCATGTAGTATACTTTCCCCTCTTACTAAATCGTTTTTTTTTAAAAATACAAAATCTTTTACATGTAACATACTTCATGTAGTATACTTTTCCCTCTTACTAAATCGTTTTTTTGTTTAAAACACAAAATCTTTTACATGTAACATACTTCATGTAGTATACTTTTCCCTCTTACTAAATAGTTTTTTTAGACGACAACGACGACGAGAACAAAATAACATACACGTATAGAATTTTTTTTGATTTCAATCTCACAACTTGAGAAATTGAATTTTTTTTTATTTATATTTTTTTTGGATCGTAACATGTATTATGAATATACTATACAATATTACAGTTGATTTTTAGAAAATTAGTTTTATATTTTTTTTTGGATCGTAACATGTATTATGAATATACTATACAATATTACAGTTGATTTTTATAAAATGTTCGTTGTGATTACACATATATATATGGGTGGTTAAAATATTCAAGTACTTGTATATATATAAAAAAAAGATATTGAACATAATGTGCGCACAAAAGTTCATTAGAATTGATAATTAAATATATGAATGATGGGGCTGGTGAGGGAGAAATCAAATAAAAACAATAATAAGAGGATATATATGAGAGAAGGGGTGTAGGTTTGAGAAATAAGGAGGAAAAAAAACTACAACGATAGGGCCGCCATAGAGGGTGATACAATTCCTGATGATGTTATATATGCCGGTCCAAGATTCATCAGAGTGTTGTTCGATGAAAATCGTTGATTTGTTGAATAATTGTTTGTAGCAATCATACCAATCATAATGGATACAATCATTATTAGTGCCAAAATGAATACCAAAGCCTGATTAACCAATGAAACTATACCAGTTTCACCAAATTGTTGATACAATAGTTGCTTGAATCGATCGTCACGTTTATCAACTTGTTCGAATGTTGTTATTTCGTTAGCAAGGTTTGGATTTGTCGATTCCAGTGCTAGATCCGATTTATTACGTGTAGTCATCTTGTTGTACAAACGAATATATATATGTATCTCTTTTTTTTGGGTAAATTCTCTTGGAGCTGTATAAAATGATACTTGCTCGTTTTTTTTGTGTGTGTGTGTTTTTAATTCATATTGAATTTTTTTTGTTGTCGTTTTAAAATTCAATTGTTCAGCCAAGATATTGGAAGAACAAAGATGGTGGTTTTTTTTGGGTAGGGTAGGAGAGAGAGAAAAAAAAATCAATTGATTTGATTTTCTCGTTTTCTTTGAACCTCCCCCACTATATTGTTATGATTAGTCCGGTAGTGTATGGGTGCCTAAGAAACAGCGGTTTCTTTTTTTTAAGGTGTTGAAAGTCCGAGTTGAAAAGCCGAGTGGTTATTCACTTGTTCCTAGGGGGGAGGAAAGTTCTTCATTCGTGTTGTGTTGCGTTTTATTTGTGGTAAACTTAAAAGTATATTCTATATCTAAATCTAACATATTATTTACTACACTGTCACTTTCTACGTAATGCATGATACTGTAACTGCTGCATATTAAAATCATCATCATTATTATTATTACAATCAGTATTGTTCATCTTATTATGGTTGGTCTTTTTCCCCCAATAAGATTATTATATTTGCATGTTGTATATATATATAGATTTTTTTTCCAAATGAACATCTTGAATATATACATACATGTATATAAATATATGAGAGAAAATATATTCATATACACATGTGTATATATCCCAAGCAAATGTTGATGGTTATGTGTTTTTTTCCTACGACGAGAGAATATATATAGAAGAAAAAACAAAACAAATTCCGGTATTCCAACAACCAATACCTAAAAATCCTCAAATTACTAATTTTTTTTATATATGTAATAGTGTTGTTATTATTTTTTTTGATGTTGTTATTGATTAATGTAGTCTGTGTATATATTTTGATGTTTTACCCCGTAAATGTCTAACTTTGTGAATGTTTTTTTTTCTCAATCCCAAGTCATTTTTTTGAGAATCCCACATATATACATACTTTTTTTTTAAGGGATGTTCAACAAAAAAAACTGGTCGATCTTATGACAATATGTATTATATGTGAGATGGAGAGAGAAAAAAAATTTTCAACTGTAAACTATAAACTGTAAACTATATATATATGCAGTTGGTTTTTTTCCTCTATTCGAAAAAAAACAAACTACAAACCTATTATATTTGTACACGTGCGATATATGTACGATGATCGTATTTGTACATTGTGTAAAAAAACACAAATCTCCTCCTTATTATACGAATATGCGATATTTTTTTTGCCCATTTTGTATGTATGTATGTTTATATATGGTTTATATATATGATTGATTTTGTTTTTTTTTACCTCCCCATCTAGATTTTTATTGATTATTATATTATTTTACAATTTGATTGTATTGTGTGGGACATAGAAGAAAAAAAACAATCAATAGACATATATAAACCATAACTGATAAATACAAAGAGCAAGCAAGCCAACTATTAGCACTATAGATATTAAATGAACGAAAAAAAAACAACCTCATTAAATTATTCGCGCCCTACTACTACTACTACTTGTCTATCTATCTGTCTGTTTTATATATATACACCAGTATATTTTTTTAAATTTATTCTATTTCGAGAAGTATAAACTTAAAATTTAATTTTTTTGTAGATTTTTTTCTCTGTGTAGTTTTATATTTTTTTTGTAAGATTTTTTTCCGTGCCATTTCCATTGTTGTAGCTCTGTTGGAATATTTTTTTTGTAATTTTTTTGTTGGCGAGACTTTTGTTTTTTTATATTTTTTTTTCAAATGATTTTTTTTAAACGTTTTAATGTTTTTTTTGGGTTTTTTGTGTCCGTTTCTTATTGATTTCTTATCGAATAGATTCGTTTCTTCCGTCAACGTTCATTTTTTTTACACTGATTTTCAAGTTTTAATGTTTTTTTTGGATTTTTGAACGATGTTTTGTAATTTTTTTGGATTTTTTGTATATAGTTTTTCTACTTTTTTTTGTTAGTGATTTGTTTTTTGAATGGTTTTATATTTTTTTTGGATTTTTGTATATAGTTTTTCTACTTTTTTTTGTTTGTGAGTTTTTTTTGAATGTTTTGTAATTTTTTTGGATTTTTGTATATGGTTTTTCTACTTTTTTTTGTTTGTGAGTTTTTTTTGAATGTTTTGTAATTTTTTTGGATTTTTTGCATAGTTTTTTTAATTTTTTTTTGTAGCATGTTTAGTTTTTGTAATACGTTTATAGTTTTTTTTTGGTAGATTTTCATTAGTTTTGTAGTTTTTTTTACGATTTTTGTCATTTTATATTTTTTTTTAGATTTTTTTCAGTTTTTTTTCTCATACTTATATTGTATTATATTTTGCATGGGTCCAAGGTTTTAATTTACGTGTATTAAAAAAGAGATGTATTATTAAAATCAAAAAAAATATTTTTTTTTTATTATTTTTTATAGAGTTTTAATGTTTTTTTTGTAGGTTTTCGATATATATATGATTTTTGTATTTTTTTTGTGTTGATATATAGGGGTTTTTTCATATTTTGTACTTTTTTTTGGTTATTCGACAGTAGGTTGTCGATTGTAGGTTTTTTTCGTTACATTTTGTATTTTTTTTGGTGTTCGACAATTGTCGAGTTTTTTTTGGTTTTTTTGTATTTATATCATTGTTGTTTTTTTTAAAAAAAAGTATACATCCGTTGTTGGTGATGATGTTATTAGTATTTGTATATTCACGGTAAATGTAGTGTGAGTATACAAATATGTAAGTACTTTTTAAGTTGGCATGTATATATATATTGTGTTTTTTTTCAATTATAGTCTGTGTAATGTGCGTGTATGGGTGTATACATTTATATATTTTTCATCTTGCAATGATTGCGGATATAGATTTTTGGAATAAACATTTTATCTTTTTACGTAAATATATATAGATATTTAAACTGAGCTCTCGAGTAGAAATGTTCGTCGAGAGAGAGAGATATGTATTTATACGGCAAGTATTAGCAATCGACTGAATTTAATTGTCATTACACGATCAGTTTTTATAGTTTGATATGGTGGTAGATTGTGATTGGTGAAGCAGGGTGTATACGAGCGATAAAAAAACTGTTTACGCATACACATACACATTTATATATATATATACATATTATACAAAGTGCAATTCTTCATACATTATGCATAGTAGTGGTAGTATGTAGTATATTCTTATCATGTGTAAATATAATCATATATATGCGCAACTATGTATAGGCTACCCTAACTGATTTATGGTTAGCAACATTTTTTTATCATTTTTCCCCCACACACACACACATCAAACGCTAATCCAGAATTTATACACATGTATATAGTTTCAATTTTTTTTCGTTGGCCCACTACATTTACTATAATTTGTGATTTTTTTTTTAGAATAGTTGATTTGTACGATAGCGTAGTATAGTTTCAATTTTTTTTGTTGGCCCACTACATTTACTATAATTTGTGATTTTTTTTTAGAATAGTTGATTTGTACGATAGCGTAGAGCAACTATTGGTTCTAACCATGGATTATTAAGTACTTTTTGATATGCATCCAATTCACTATTAATAAAACCATCTTTTGCGAATAGCATGAAAACTAATGTTAGTGCGAAAACTAACATTAAAAGAATATACCACATGATTGTCTATATTTGATATTATGTCGATATATCTAGTAGTATTTCCCAAATAAAGACAATCATGGATACCAATTCGAATGATATGTTGGATATAATTTCACGAAGTCATACTACATCTACAATACGAAAAATAAATGAAAATAAATTAAATGAACGTTTCGATGATTTACCTGTAGAGGTATTAAGAAATTTAGTACGTCGCAAATTACCTGAACCAGATAGAAAGCGTGAAATTATTGTTGCAAAAACAAAACCAGTAATTACAAAAGTTTTGAGTAACATTGTTACATCTTTGGCCCTTCTTGATGAACCATCGATGCGTAAACGTTTAGAACTTTTTATTGGTTATTGCAATTATAAGCAATATACATTCAATACAACTAAACAATATTTGAAAATTTTAAAATTAAATAATTTCTTTGGTAACTATACCGCTGACGATGAACAGTGTGTAAATAATAATAATAATAAAAATATCGATTCGATTGATGATGATGATGATACTAATGTCAATAGTAAGAATGTTGATATTTATAATAATGATTCGTGTTATGATGGGATGATTTTAAAATTATTACGACCAGATAAACTTGCTTTTGCTCATCGTGGTAATCATCATATTCGTGTTGTTAGTATGAATGATTTTAATACGTTTGTAAAATATTTATATGATAATTTTAGCACGTATACTGCACCAATATTGATTGCAGCCTTTACTGGATTAAGAAGTTTTGAGATTTTACAATTTAGTACGTACACTTTATATCAATTATTAAATCATCATCAACCAATTGCAATAAGGCGTAAACAAACCGTGATTAAATCATATGATATTGAACCAATATTCTGGTCTCCCATATATAATACACATTTGAATACGTTTGTTGAAAATTTACGTGATTTATATTTGGATGATTATAATATTTTCTTACAAATGCAATTGAATGTGAAATTATTTTATATAACACCAAAAACTTTGGGAAATCGTGTAAAAAGTTTATTTTATAATGCAACCGGTCGTATGGCACCAAATGGTTTTGGCATACATTCATGCCGCAACATGCTAGCAATGTTAATGGCACAAAAATCTGAAAATATCTTTGCTATTCAACAATTTCTTCAACATAAAAATACAAAAACTACTCGAACATATATTAAAGCTGATTTTACACATACCACCAATGAATTCAATCGTCTAACAAATTATGAATTCAGTGATATTAATAAGAAATTAATTAAAATCAATACTGACGACGACAATGATAATGAAACTAGTACAAATACTAAAGAATTATCATCAAAAAAAACCCATATTAATTAAAAAAAACAACACAATTTTATATTTTCTTCAACTTTATTATACAAGTATATATATATATATTAAATACATACATATGATTATACAGAAATAATTTTTTTAAATTTTACTGGTAAACGACTAGACATTGAATATGGTTTAGCAATAATATCTGTAGATATCCGATATTCTGATAGACAAGTATAGTTTATAAATGGGCGAGTAAAGAAACAATCAATACTTTTTAGCTTATAACGTTGCATTTTAAATTTATGATTAGTTGTCAATAGACCCAAGAGTGTATCTTGTCGATTTTTATATTTCTTCAAGTTTTGCGTCAATTCCACAGACCATTGATTATCCAATACATGTTTCATTAAATCATTCCACATGATTTTACGATTATCAAATTCAGTTTGTAGATTACCCAATTGAATCAAAACGTGTTCACTCCATTCTAAAATTGCAATATTCTCAAAATTGTGTATATTCTGACATGCCATTTGTATTATTTCCTCTGGTATTATCAATGCAATGGCCAAGCATAGAGCTTGATTATTATTAGCAAGTGCATTTTCAGCATATTCGCGTATATTATCTTGTGTATTAATAATTGGTATTGTAAGTTTTCCTTGTTTTAATGTTGTCCTTTTGCGACCCGATGTCGTAGCATTCCCAGTTTTACGCTGTACTGGCATTTGTACGTCTTTTTCTATTACCAATTGCTTACTATTAATATTTGCAATTGAAGTTTCGGGTATTTCAGAAAATTCATATATACGTTGGGATTGTTTTTGATTTTTTGATAAATTTTCCATTATTAACGATTCGGTTTCATTGTATTTTTCTGGCAATAATGTTGGCGATGATGATGATGATGATGATGGTTCTTGTTGTTTATAGTGATGATATGATGACGATAATGTTAATGGTAAAGATTGTCGTTGATATTGTTTACGATGTCGTTTTACAGTAGTTCGTCTTGGTTTTACAATATATTCTTTATTTTTCATTGCTATAGAATTTTCAAATTCTTGATATTGTTCATCATTTTGTTGATTGTTATGCACATCATCGGTATAATTGTGTAGATTATCAATATTATTAATATTTTTATCGTTACCATTAATAGTATATTTTTCATCCTCATAATTATCATTGCTATCATCATTGTCAGTATCTTCTTCATCATCCGTTGTACTTGTATCTTTTTCATTAATATTTATATATGATTCTTCATTGGATGGTATTAGTTTACGTTTTTGTGATATACTTGATGTTTGATTTGTACGAGAACGACGATAGCAACGTGTACGAGAACGACTACGATTTTTCATATTTGTAATTAATGGTGGTGTATTTAATATTTTTGTTGGTTTCATCGTTGGCATTATTACTGTTGCTGCTGCTGATGATGATAATGATGATGATGATGATGATGATTTACCAAATAATTTATAACCATCATATATTTCTGGTCGAGAATTTTTTAAATTATTATTATTTTTTTGTATAATATATTCTTCAGTATAATCCATTGTATCGCAATCATTATCAATAGATGAACAATTGTTGTCATATTTAAAACGTTTATATTTATTTATTGAATTTTCTATTGTTGTCGATGATGATGATGATGATGATAGTGGTGAAAATTGTTCAGATGATGTTGATGATAAATCTGATGATGTTGGTGAACTTTTTGCTGATGAAGATGAATATAAATATGATGCTTTTGGTTGATTTATAATTTCTTCATTTTCAACTTCCATAGATATTGCATCAAGAAATATATTTGTACGTTTTAAAGACATTTCCATTTCTATATCACTACTCGATGAATAACCAGCATATTTATATTTTAATAATTGTTGTGATGTTGATGATGCTGACGACGATGGCGACGACGACGATGACATCGACGACATAACAAAAATAATATAAATAGTTAAAAAAGTATCAAGTATATATTAACGTTCACGTATAATTTCTGAATGATTGGATTATTTTAAATTATTTTGCTTTTATATATAAGCTATCTAATTTTATTCTCTATAACCGAATAAACATGAAATTAACTCTTGACGAATTCAATTTGATACGTCCCTTACAATGGACATTGGTAAACTATGGCAACAAAGTCTATAATACTACAGTCGATCAAATAGAAACTCAATTATTTTGGTTAGATTTTATACGTTTAATATTTGCACCGAAATATAAACTTCAAGTTGGTATAACATCTATTTCAAATTTTGATCAAACTCAACCAGTACTCTTGACCGATGATTTAGAATTATTTCTACCCACACAATTGGAGACGGCCATGTATTTTGCAAATAATCAAAAATCACCACCAATGCGTTATGCATTAAATATAAATCAATTGATAATTCTTATTATTGGAATTATTTTAATGATTATACTTTTTATAAGTAAAACTATTGTCGATCGTTTTCTACCAATACCAAATATGATATAATATATATATATGTATGTACATGTATATGGTTGGAAAAAAAAAATAAACTACACTTGTGCTCATAACATCATTTTGATATAATATTTTTGTGTAAATCATAGTCGTGTTGATTAGTGAATTCAACAATACCATTTCTTTGATATTGATAATCATCGTTGATCCATTGTATACCCATTGGTCTCATAGTTGTGACTTTAATCATTGGTACATTTAATAAAGTTGGCCCACGAGCATCGACAGTTAATTGTATCATTGTCTCGGCATTATCCCATTGTTCATAACCCCACCAAAATGTACCTGGCGATTTTCGACCAACACTAATTGGTATACCATAGCTTGAATATGAGTAAGTATTTGCCATAGCACAACGATATCGTGGCCAATGACCAACACATCTTGGTGTATAAAATTGATTTTTGATCGGGTTTATAAATAAAGCACTATTATTATTGTAGGAGATGCCTGGTTCTGGTAAAACGGTAATAATTGAATTATTGAATTCCTCACCAACTTTTAGACCACCGATAATTATAGCATATATATGTCGTTTACCACCAACATTATCCATAAAACGAATTTTATGATATATACCTGTAGCAATACCACAATCTGAACTTTTTTCTTTACCCAATCCAGGCGGATGGAAGTCTAACATGCCATTTGTGACTGGATAGCCTTCGTTACGAAAATGACACTCTCCATGTATAGAATCGTAATAGGCATTGTTGATCTCAATTGTTGTGTCGTTCAATGAATTGCGACATGGATCCAATAGTTTGGATGAATGTACATTATCTGAGATGGTACGATTGAAATTTAATATACTCAATTGTCGATCCGAATTGAATTTGATTAAATGCGAGAAATCTTTAAATAATGCATTGGCCTCATTTATATTTAATTCACGACATGATGGTAAGCCATCAGATTCATAACGTATACCCTTCTCAGATTCTAGACATTTGCAATTGATTTGTGACAATGGCTTGTCAATACTATCAACTTTACCATTACATATATATGGTGTTGTGCAATTACCCAATATTGTTTCATTTCCAATGTATCCAGGATTTTTACATGTACATATCATCATATATTCTTTGGACATGTCATCGATGGCAACTAATGTTAAATCACCATGATAAACATTGCAAGATTCAGCGATTACTGTAATTGCTAAAGCATAGCCTTCGGTAGGAGTTTTATTTTTTGGTACAATTGTAGTGATTCCATTATTGATGTATGGAGTATCTTGATCGAAATGCTGACATCGTACAATCAATTCTTTGCAACCGTATAATGTTGTCGAATCATTTATATCACAAATACGCAAACTGGTCACATTACAATCAATTTCATTCTCAATATTTACAGTGCTTGGATATGGATCAAATTGAACATTTGTTGTGAATAACGGCAGACTCTTTTCATCCGCTTCCAAACGATCGATCATTGTTGGTAATTTTGGACCGACAATACATATCAAATATATAACTAATATAATTACAAGCACAATCAATACAATAGCCAGAATATGTGTTATGTCCATAATTGTAAGATTATTTTTTTTTTTCAAAGGTATATATTTTATTATATAATAGTATCGTTTGGATCTATAACTTGGGGTTAGAGAAAAAAAATTACGTTTTCACGATTTAATACTATTTTGTACAATTTTGTAATTTTTTCTCTCTCAAATTTTATATATTTAAACGTTTTTTTACACAAAAAAACAGAAAACCCATTCTGCAAAAAAAAACAAATATATATACACAATGGCAGCAGAAACATCATCAACAACAACCTATGAAAATCTAACGCCACAAAAAGAATACACTAAAGCAATCAATTTCAATGATGAACCATTAGATGCGGCAACAAATCAAATATATACAAGTATTGAAAATGGACAAAAACAGAATAAATTTAAACTTATGCTATCGAATATTATGAAAAATACAACCAATTCACAATACGTCTATCCAACAATTTCAATTATTGTAGTTTCACTATTTGTAATCATCATGCTATTTCAGACCATATCGCTCGGTGTTAAAATATTGGCCGTTATTCTCATGCTTCTATTCATAGCATTTACAGTCTATCGATTTAAACGACATTGAAATCACAAATGATATAAAATCTCACAATAACAAATAATTATAGATAGAAAAAAAACTCTTTATTAACCCCCCCCCCAAAAAAAATAACAAGCATCGTTTTTATTTCGTACAATTATTTATATATATATACAAGTTTATTTTTTTGTAACATATATATATATATGATATTTATAGAATTACGTTATAGATTTGAATTCACAGCGAAAACCATATGAATTGTCTATACATTTACAGCCATAAACAAGTACATTATTATAAAGTATAATTTTAAAGCATTTGCCATCGTTTAAACATAAATTTCGATCTAAATGTATTGGACAATCATTGAAATAGCGTTGATCGTATTTTCGAAATTTATCATTAACTATCAACACTTTACGAATATCATTTTTTGATTTTGGTAATACTTTTGCTGTTGTTGATAATATTGATGATTTTGTTGTTGTGTCTATTGGTATAATACTATCATAATAGTAATCATTGTCATCATAATAATTATTATTATCTAGATTGTCAGTAGATATACGATTAAACTTATCATCAATATTATTTACATTATCATCAAAATCATTATTATTGGTAGTCGTGTTATTATATTTATATGTATTATTTTGTGTACTCAAATTTATAGTTTGTATTTCATTAATAGATGTATTGTTTTTTGAATTAATAGTTTTATTCTTACGATCGGAATCAAAATTGTAATCATTATCAATAACAAGACCATTATTAGCAACACCACCAACACCATCATCATCATAATAATATACATCTGAATAATAATCTAAATCATAATAATATACATCATTGTTGATATTAATATTATTATTAGTCAATTGTTGATCATCGTTTGTATTTGATGTTTTTATAAATATATTTGTGGTTTTTAATAAATCTGATGATGATGATGATGGTATTGTTTTCGGTGTAGTTAATATAAATCGTTCAATATCTTGTTCTACGATTGTTAATTGTTTGATCAGTCTATGATCTATTGGATTGTGTACGTTTAATTTATATTTTAAATGTTGTGAATTATTCTTGTTAATCGAATTGAAATTTACATTTTCACCATGAACATATAAAATATACGATGTATAGAATATGAAAACTAATAATATTAACAAGCAAGCCATATTTTACACCACCACCACCACCTTCAGCACCAATATACAACAATTTTTTTTATATATCACTTAATAATCTTTGATAGACTATTTAATATTGCAAAATATTATAAATGAATTGAATTTAATGAATTTTTTTTTTGGCATTCAACCTCAATTCTTTCAAGACTAGATTTCTACTATGTACGTACTACTAACTTGGATAGAATAAAAAAAATAAATGATTTTTTCCAATGATTATTTTTTTTTGTAACATCAACTTGTTTATTATTTATATGCTTGAATAGTTGCTTTTGATTTGTGATAATGTAAATGAATATAGGCTTGTACGTGGTATAACATTGTCACAATAGATAATAGAATTGTACATATAGTTAAAATCACTTAGACTAACAAATATCGGTTGACATAAATCAAATATTAATGTATATCCCATTTGTGCTAGTCTCTGGCGATCAAGTGTAATTTCTAATGGTGTCGCCTCAATAATGGCACCAAGTGATTCCAATTCATTGAATGCTTCCTGGTTATGGTCCATATTTATGACATTTGTAATAATTATTCTTGCAGTCGCTACACTTTTTATACTTGTATGGAATTTTTATTCCAGCTATATGATAATGCACAATCCATTGATCAATAAACCAGTAATCAGTAATAAGCCAAACAGCGTAATCGATTCACTGAAAATGTTATATAATTTACGAATTAGAACATGAATATAGATTAATATTTTTTTTTGGAAAAAAAATACAAAATATTCGCATTTTAACTTACATAATTGGCAAGAAATTCCATCATACGATTTGTTGGTATTGGTTTATTAAAGTATTCATGATCAGGAGTAATAATTATACGTTTAGCTTGTGGAAATGTGAAAAAGTTGCCATCATAACCATGTAAACCAAGTATTTGTATGACACTCTCGTAGACGTCTTCACTGCGTAGCGTCTTGCTAGTGTATGATAGATTTTGCGAATCGAATCCATTTATATTCGTTAGCGTATCATTTTTGACTTTGATAATTTTAATATTCGTATATGGATGTAAGGTGTGCAGTACCAAATCGACCGGTGCAATAATTACACCATTCTCACCAAAAGCCAATTCATTTGACATAAACATACTATACAATTGACCAGACGTTACACGACCAACAAGCGATACTTCACTATAAATGATTTGAGCATGAACCTTTTTACCATCTCGTGTTATGCCCCAGCAATCACTTAAATCGCAACTTGCTGATATTACATTTTTTTGACCAAAAGAATTGGCAATTTTTGAGCCGACATCAACGGTTGCCATTGTCTGGCCAGTGATGACTACCGTAATCGAATTATTATTATAAATATGTCGTACTTTCAAATCATCATACATATTAGTTTGCTTGGGTAGAAAATTAATCAAATGAAAATAATGACCTCCAATCTTTTCTGGACGCAATACTTTAGTATGTTTGCTGTTTTTCACATAGACTTCGTGTTCGGTGACCAAGCAACCAATCAATATCTCTTTACCAATTGAACCGTTTTTCTCATCAATAGCAATAAATCGGGCATCTTCACGATGGGTGACAGTCTTGAATGTGAATTCAACCGTTATGCATGCATTATAATATACTGGTGGTATATGTGGTATTATATTTGAATCGATAACAACACCATCTTCAATACACGAACCATTCGGATTTCCAAATGCAGCACGTAATCTCAAATTCCATATACTTGGCGGTCGATAATATTCACTACTAAAGATGATTTGACTATATTTCTGTACATGTTCGATACTCTTAATCTCTTTACCCTTGGTATATGGACTATTTGTAGTTTTTGAACATTCCATTAATAATTGTTCGCATGGATACATGGCCAATAGAGCCTTCATTGCTTTGCCTGGTGATGTACGAGTATATTCTTTATTTTTATATGCATCCAATTTGAATTTTGCATCCAAAGCATTATAGTATTTGTAGAAAATGCTTGTATCATGACCGGTCGATATTATTGCATGATTAATCATTTGTGTGATTGCTTCATTTGATATTAGCATGTAACATGTTACGCCCAATGAATTCTCAGTGACACGACGATGAAATTCGGTTGGTACTGTTGAAATGCTGCCCTTGATATTATTAATCGATACAGTGCATTTAGCTGGCGGTGTCTTGAGTAATGAATCTATACCCAATTCCTTAGCAGTGATAGATAACATGTCAATTTCTGGATATTGTATATTAAAATGTGTCGTTTCGGCTGGTGAAAAAAATGTATCATAGTGATCTGAATATTTAATAGGTATATTCGGACGTGTCGAGAAACGAACATATGGTGGATTATATTGAGTTGTAACATGTGGGAATTTACGTTTAACTTGTACTAATGCATCCAAAGACCATACCATACGACAATTAATTAAATAACCATTTATCGTCAAAATATCACCAGTGACTTCATTATTTGCTGGAACCATTACATTTGTTATATATTTATATAATTCCATTTGATCCGTCTCTTCACACATTATAACAAAATCAGCCAAAACATTCTGTTCACCAGCAGATTTCAAATCTTTCGTATTCAATAAACAAAAATAGCCGACAGCATCAATTGGAAATGATAGCGCATTTGAATTACGAACAGCAGCATTCGATGCACGTATAACATTTGGTAATAAATGAGCCGCCTTATTGCTACGACCCTCGTGCATTGTATTATCATAGGCCTGTGGATAAGTTCGACACCATTCATCGGTTTCATATGTATTCTTTTTACTCAATGCCTGATAGACGGTGCCATTTTCAAATGCTTGTGACATCTTTTGACAGCCAACAACCTTCTTTTTCATACGACGATTCAAAATATATGATACATAGCGATGTATGACGACGGGACCGTTTAAAATTTGACGATTTTGCAAATTATTCATCGAATATGGTTGCTTTAGTATATTATCAAACATGTGAATATATTCCGATTGTAAAACAGATGTATTAAATGGATTCGATTCTTGTAGATATCGTACCCAATCGTCATTGGTTGATGTTTTACGTTTATGTGTCCAAGTTACAACTTTGTTACTATAATTGATTGCCAATCCATCGTCATCGATATACGTATACCAATCAATAGATTTCACCGATTTCGTTTCACGTACATGCATCGATAGAGCATCAAATGTTGAAAAATTCGAATAGATCTTCAAAAGACCTCGCAAAATCACTAGACCCCATAGCGAAGATGTTGCCATAAATGCTTCGGGACCACGTATACGATAATCAATATAGCTACCCAACATTATTGGTATTGACTTGTGTCCGACTCTACGGCGTTTCGACGATTCATAGCACAAACATGCCATATACGAACCACGTTTATTAATCACATTTTCAATGAATGCAGCATTATTATTATCCGTATTATAGTCTTTGTAGCATGGACATCCAATCATTAGATTTTCAAAATGCTTGTTGTACGAACACAATAAATACGTAAGAAAAAGCATTTTAATATCTTATGGTTTTCTTTCCTCTTTGTATTTTTTTTCTTCTTCTCTTATAACTGTTGTTCCAAGCACAAGTGATAGTCTCAACTGATGAATTGTTCAACAATTACACGCATTAATATATATATACATTTTAAAATAAACCAACGGCGAGTATACATTTATATTAATACGTATAATCATTAGGTTCATATACACACCATATATATATAATCACATTAATAAACCATTCACTATACACACACACATTTATATATATAACCATTTATATTATATACTATATTAACAAATATTATTGTGTGCGCACACAAAAAAACAATATAATAAAAATAAATTAGTTTTTTTTTCCACCCCCCACCCATTCTTACCCATAGCCATATTCTGATATAATATATATTTTATTCATTTGATGAATTCAGTGGCGAAAAAAAACCAACACATTAATAAATTCGCATCTATTATAATATATACAGTATTTTTTTAGAAAAAAAAACATTAGAATTCTATATAAATATCACGAGCTATTGATAGAGCAGATTCAGTTTGATTCTAGTAGCTATAGTCAATAGCATTGAAATATTTTTGTTATACAAAAAAAATGTATAATTTTTGCATTTTACTAGGTATACTTGCTATATGCTATAAACAAATACATGGTAATGACTTGGAATATACCGACGGATATATACATGTACAATTGCCAGCAACAGACGATCAAAGACCATTGAATAATATAATACGTGATGGCATATATTCGACATCAACAATTGAACCGATATCATCGAATCATGAGAGGACACATCGTGAAATTACAAATAGTTTTACAACTGAGACGACACCATTAGATGCACAACAAAATATGGATACTTTACCACATTGTGATCCAAGAATGATCATCTTAAATCGTGATTTTCGACGATTATTACTTGAATATCGCAAAAATTTTCAATGTGAACAATGTATAATCAATTAATTTATAGATGTATTCGATTTAAAAAAAAACAAATCAATTATATATATATTATGATTTGAATTAGTCGATAACTTATTTTTGTTATATATATAGTATAGTGTGTGTGTGTATAATCTATATGAAAATATATAAAATTTATTAAAAAAAAATGAAAACTATTATGCATTTGTCAGCATTCTTTATTTTGGTTATAATTTATATGGTCGGTTCGATCAAAGCGTATACAATTAATGAAAATGACTTGAACAATATCATATTGCAAGTGTATAGTAATAAGACGAATAGATTATTGGTTGGTAAAAAAGTTGCCGCATCCGATGGTGTCTTTAATCATCAAGTTCAATTGTTCGTTGTATACACTGATCATTCAAAAGTTACAACATGTGGCGGATCAATAGTACATCCAAATTGGATTCTATCGGCAGCTAGCTGTTTCCCTAAGGGCTATAAGCGAATACTTGCCGTATATGGTTCAACAAATCTATTCGATGAGGTTAATAGACAAACGGCCAACGTACATGATATTATATACCCATCAAATTATTCACCTGGTTCAATTCATGGCAATGTAGCTATGTTGCGAGTTGATGCCATCGAATATAATGATCGTGTACAAAATATTGCCCTAAATTTCGCTACAGATACAAAATATTATGGTCTGATTGCAACAATTTCTGGATTTGGCAACTTGGATGAGAATCAACCAAATGCCAAAGGTGATCTATACTATGGCACAACATCGATTATCAATAATTGTGCTTGTGCTAATGCAATGAACGCCACTTTAAATCACCTTCATATGTGCAGCGAATCTACGTATCTAAATAGTGCCGTATGTAATGGTGATTTCGGTAGTGGTCTTATAAATCAATTTTCATTTGATAATTGGCGTGATTATTTGCTTGGTGTAGCAATTCCGCTTGGTAATCAAACCGATTGTGGACAAGATACACCCAATTTATATGTTGATATACGATATTATAGAAAATGGATTCAAAACATTATTGAAAACTATAGACCTCAGTAACGAAACAAACAAACAAACAAACAAACAAAAAAAAACAAGGAAATAAAACCACACCACAACCAATTTTTTTTATTTTTTTTTTAAAATGCATATTTATTCAAAGTGCTGATGATGTTGAGATTATGGTTTTGTGGATTTTTTTTTGGGGGGGGGAATATGATTATTCGACAATGTCTATGAATAAAAAAAACAAAAAAATTGAAAATAGTATCGAGACTATTTTGGTTTTTGTGAAAAATGTGATTATTCGACAAATTCCTATGAAAAAAAAACATAATCCATATAAAAATTGCAAATAGTATCGAGACTATTTTGATTTTTTGAAAAATGTGATTATTCGACAAATTCCTATGAAAAAATCACATTGTTATTATTTCATAGTGATGAATGTGAAATGTGATTATTCGATTTCTCATATGAAATAATCACAAAGTCAAAATCAGAAATAGTCACGTTACTATTTGTGTTTTGAGAAAATGTGATTATTCAAAAAACTATATATTGAATAATCGTATTTGAAAACGCAAATAGTATCGACACTATTTACATTTTCAAACTTTATATGAAAAACATACATTTTCAAAAACGAATGTAGTTATTCGCCAAAAAAAAATTTGCACAAAAAATTTTTCGCGGACCCCAAGACCTCTCGGCTTCAGGCCTCTGCCGACGTCGGCAGCGCAGTCGGCGCTATTATATTATATATATAGATTTATATATATAATATAATAATACCCCCATGCTTTCGTAGGAACTGTTCATTACAGACTGAAGCTCTCTCTCTTTGAACTACTAGTTTTATACAACGCTTATAGAAAAAATATTATCACTAAAAGAGAGAGAATTTCTCACTGATAAGACAAAAACAAGAGAGTAAAAACCAATTAATGAGAGTAGTTAGTTTTACAGAGAGATAATTTCTCACTGATAGAGAGTAAAAAAACACCAATTAATGAGAGTGAGAGAGAAATATTACATGTAACACGATAGAGAGAGAGAGCAATTGAATCTTCCAACGTATAAATGAGAATCACTAGCTAAAACCTAATTGAATCTTCCAACGTATAAATGAGAATCACTAGCTAAAAACCTAATTGAATCTTCCAACGTATAAATGAGAATCACTATCAATAGAGCTAGAACACAATTGAATCTTCCAACGTATAAATGACAATCGCTATCAATTTTGATGAACGTATACATGAAACTTGCCATCAATATAGAAATAGAGAGAGAAAAAAAAATTGAATCTTTGATGAACGTATAAATGAAAATTACCGAACAATGGTCAACGGAATCGCTAATCATGGGGAAAATAATCAACGATTGTACACAAGTTCATAATTTTCGTCGATTATATTTGTTTTTTTTTCTGTGCTCCAAAACATTCATGTGCACATTTAGATGTCTTGCGATTCATATTCTTTTTTTTTATTTCTTCATGCAATACATGTATCATCTTATTTTTTTTTTCATGCAATACATGTATCATCTATAATATATCACGTTCGAATCTACACATTACAATTATACCAAAATTGGTGAATAACACCAACCAAAAAAAAGAAATTCATATTCATCTATAAAATAGTATCGAATACCTAGATTGGTGAATAATAACATGCAAAAACAAAAATCAGATGTGTGTGTATGTGGAAATAAGAATTTTAGTCTATTCTACTCTGGTTTTATTTCAAGTTTAGGATGTTTTCCTCCCCCCCCAACTCGTTCTCATATTTTTTTTGGTATACATATATATGTATTTCATATATGCTTGACAATCGTAAACCATTTGTCTTATACTAAGGATGAGAGTGGCGAAAAAAAAAATCATTTCATATTCATACTCATTATCATTTAGTGACTATATTTCAAATTGTTGAGGAGCATCCAAATAACACACACACACACAAAAAAAATCCACAACTATAGAATAATTTTATTCTGAAGTTTTTTTTTATCTATATATATGTATATAGGAATAGTGAATGGGGGTGGTAAAAAAAAAATTTATTATTCTAAAAATTTATAATAATGATTACGACACGAGAGGTTAAAAAGTCGATTAGTACGAGCCGTAGAGTTCGACCATTTAATATTGCAACATCGACGATTGCTTTTGCTAAAACCGATCGTCAGTGTATGAATATGTTATTTCACAAATCGGTATTGGGTCACATTCTGATTGCTTTGAATAAATATAATCAGCCAGTAAATGCATGGCGTGACATTGATGGTATTGTGCCAATACGTAGTGCTGTTGTTGCATCGTCACGATTCCGTGAGCTGCTTCTACAATATAAACCCAAATGCTTATATTTAAATGATGGTTCACTATTGAAACCGTTGCCTTTCCAACCAATAATATCAATGAATACTAATACTAATAATAATAAGAGTCTTAACATCTTGAATGATAATCAAACATTGAAATTGCATAAAAATCCCTTGATTATTGATAAGTTGTCGTCGTCGTCGTCGCCATTGTCGACAACACAAACGTTTGACTCGCAAAAAATAACATCATCTAATAATAATACAATAATAAAAACGTCGAATATGAAATCAAAATCAAAAATTCCAAAATCCACAATTGACAATGATTACATTTTAAAATTGCATCTCTATACAAATCGTGCTCTTCACGATATACTAAAAGATGTTCAAAATATTGATAATTTTGACGGTAGTTGCATTTCAACAGCTAAAAATCCTACAACCACTAAAGATGTATCCGAATTAAAGAAGGCTACGAATTGTAATCGTGTGAATTTCAATATAAAAGTCGATATCAATGCAGGGCATAGACTTAATGGTGTATTTGGTAAAAATCCTATTGATTTGGGTGTAAAATCTGAAAAATTAAATATAAATAATTGTGGTGTTGCCAATGGTGGTCGTGATTGCGATAGTAATGATAATGTTGCTGCTGGTTATGATGTTGATGCCAACGATAAGAATAAACACTATAATGTATCAATATCAAATTTACAATATTTAGAACCAACAAAACCTCTAAAGAAATGTAAAAGTAAAAAAAAGAAAAATATCATGAATTCTAGCAGCAGCAGCAGTAGTAGTAGTAGCAGTATTGATGATAATACACCACATATTATTAACAATACTCATCAACTGCCAAATAATTCTACAAACATCCAAAAGAAGAAAAAAAATAAGCTCACACACAAACATGCCAACGTAGAAAAAGTCAAAAATAATACACATGAACTAATTACATCCAACAATAGTAATAATACCATGAAAAACCACAATAATAATAATAATTCCATTATACCAACCACAAATACCATTGAAAATCCTCCAACGTTTAATGACATGCAGATTATGGATCCAACAATTAACCAAATGGAATATAAGCAATTTTGTAAAGAATTCAAACGACAACAATTAATAAATATGAAAATTAAAAAAATCTTTTAATAAAATCTAAATTGAATTTTTTTCTACACCCTTTTTTTTAGTATAAGTTTATATACACAAAAAAAAATTAATAATATCAAATAATCAGATTGTGAGTTATTTTTTTTGTGTGTGTTTGAAAGTATACCTTTGTTTGTTTTTTTTTTGATTAATATTACATGTATATATATATGTGTGTGTATGCATTAAATGTATTTTATATAATATATGAGATTCATTGTATAGATTTTTTTTGCTCCAAGTATATTTATATATGATTTGTTTTTTTGTGTGTATGTGTTTGCATTCAATAACGTTGTTTCGCATGTAAGAAATCACGAGTGCGTATATATGCTCGAGTTATTGCATCGGATATTTGTCTAGTTTCAATGTTAAAGTCTAGAGTTTTCAACGGTGATGATAAGTAAATGATGCGTGCTTGATTTTCTGGATTTTGTAAATTTTCATTGATATTTCGTGATAGGAGTAAAGCGTGCATCATTGTCGCATATTCAAAAGTATCAAGTTTTTTAAATTTGAACGATATGTTGGGATCATGTACTTGAATTGTTGTGCTACTGTCATATTTTGTTTCATGTCGTTTATTAGATTTTCTACGTTTATTGCGTGTGCTGACATGATCATTATAATTATCGGGATCGACATCATCATCATGAATATGGCGTATGTTTTCGGAACTGACATGATTATCAGTAGATTGATCAAAAGTATTGACGCGATCATTGCCACTACAATCATCATTGTGACAAGCATCGGTATTGAAATTAACATTAACATTTTTCGTTTTAAGTTTCTTATTAGTATACCCACCACCAGCAAGATTATTACTACGATATTTACGACTATTACTAGTACTACTATCAATACCGTCATGTTTAACATTTAACATATCATCGACTAGAATCATATTTTCATCAATATCGTCGTCATCATCCATATTTGAGTTTTGTTCGTTCGAATTTGTAGATTTTACAGTTTTCGATTTTGGGCGAGACATCAATGAGAAACCCAATGTATCATTGGAGAAATGTGTTGGCGAATCATTCATGGTTATTGGAAAATTATTAATAAATGAACCGTCAATCAATGGATTGCCATAGCCATCGTCTAATGGTTTAAAAATTCCGGGAATTGTCATTGATGCGTACATGGCTTTAAAAACGTTTTCCTTGGGTGTACGCATAACGCTAAATTCAACTAACTTGCGATCTGTTAGACGTGTAGCAAAACATGCCAATTTGTGTTGGCTAAATTTATAAATATCATAGAATGTGATAATTTTATGTTTCTTGAATTGTCTAGCGTATGGGCTCAATGGTAAAATGTGTTCATGTATGAATTGTGTGAATTTTTCCTCTGATGATAGTCCCGGAGATTCATTGTTTTGCCATAGATCAACGAGTTTTGTAGCTCGCATTATTAGTTTGTATGAATTTATAAGCGATTTGAACCAATTTGCTGTCGTATCAGAGGTTACTTTCGAATTCAAAAGATCAATATCAAAATTTAGACTTTTTGTAAATATATCTATACGATGGATTAGAGCTTCAATTTTCAATGGATCAATATCGAGTGCAACTATAAAACTCATGAAACAACCCGATGATGTTCCACCAATTTTCTCAAATAGATATCGTCCATTGCGATAATATTGTAGACTTTTCAATGCTTTTAACGCACCAATATAGGCAATTGCTCGCGAACCGCCACCTTCAAATACTAAATGATTATAATGTCGATTTGAGAGTTTGAATGGTTCAGTATTAACATTCTTATTATATCCAGATGTATATTTTTTTTTATTTTTATATACAATTTCATCGTCGCTCATAGTTTCACTCTCATCATTGTCATAGTAATACTTTATATTTTCATCATCAATATCATCGGCATCGTCATTTTCGTTAAAACTATTTGAAATATCCTCATCATCATCGTCGTCATTCTCATCATTATACATATTTTGCTGTAAATCATCATCTCTATACGCAAGACATGATATTACAAAACAAAGAATTACTAATAAATATATAGATTTCATTTTTAACCCGTCAATCTATTTCTTTTTTTCCTCTCCAACCCTTTCAACTATGAAAATTAACTATCTATACATATGAATATAAGAATGAATAAATAAAAATATATATATTACATTTTTTTTCTAGATTATGATATATATATATATATCAATCTTTATTTGAATAAAAATTTTTGCTCGTTTACATTAAGGTATATATATAAAAAGAAAGAAATTGTTAGTTTTTTTTGGAAATTGAAAGGTTAGACAAAAAAAATAAGTATACATGATTTATATATTTCGAGTGTTATTTTTTTTTGTTACAAATGTACTTGTGTCATTCTACTACATGTGAAGGTGAGGTGGTAGTTTGTTTAGTTTCAAATTAATTTTCACGTTGTGTTGATTTTTTAATGGAAATCGTCTTGGATACACTAATATCGTTGTCATCGAACCAAGAAATGGTCATGTCTGTAGATGCGCCTTGATATTCATTCAATTCGGAACCCTTGGCTTCTTCAATTAGAATTTTTGTACGGAAACGAATTAAATTTAAACGTTCAATCCACGACATCTTATCGTACAATTCATATTCAAAGGCTCGTGGTGATTGTTGGTTTGGTGATGAAGTATCCATATATTCAATAGCACAACCCAATACATCATATAAGCAATCATTGTAGGTTTGAATGCGATAGCGACGTCCATTTTCATTGTGATAAGTTGTTGTAATATCACGAGTATAATTTACAGCACCCTTATAGTATTGATATATTTGATCGGGTTTGAATACACAAGCTTTGGTTGACAAGTTGGTAACCTTACTGGGTACCGGTGGTAGGCCATTAATGACATCTTGAATAGTCGTCTTGGGATTGACTTTGAATTGATTCTGAATCTTGGTGCGTTCCTCATTTTGGGTAAATTTCGCAATAGATTCTTTTACATACAAATTAATCAATGGCTCAAATGGTGTAATAAGTTTCAAATGATCATGTTCCAAATATTGACGAATCAATGAAATATAACCATTCAAACTAATACACATTGCCAATTTTGCACAGCTGCGATCACGTAGAATTTCAGATAATTCAATTAATGCACAAATCAATTGCTTTCGTTGTTTTTCAGTAGTGTTCAAATTGTTAATATCCTTGATATACTCGCGACTCTTGCCAATATTATCTTGACACAATTCAATGATATCAGAGACTTTTTGTTCAGACGAATCATCGTTGAGAATTGAGAAGATAAAATCACGTTTCAATGGTTCCGAATACGAGGGTCGCAAAAACAGAGCGACAGCGATCTTAATAGCCTTCGATGTACATTTCGAGAAATGTGATGAAATAAAATCCAATTTATTCAATTTTGGCGATGCTGATAATTCAACACGTGGACGTTTGGCCGCAACACTTCCATCACGGGAATGGATATTTTGTTTAATCGTTTTGGCACGATTCAATGACAGCTCCGATTTGTATGCATTATTTAGCATTACAAATGCCGATACAAGTGGAATTTTCAAATCATCAGACATTTTGTCCAATTTACTAATAAACTGAGAATCACTCTCAACTTTAGGTAATTTTCCCAAGATACATTGACTCTTGACGAGCTTATAGTATTCAATCGTTTCAGCATTTTCACTTAGTTTATTCTCCATAGTTGATTAGTTGCTCTTTTTGTGTGCAATAGTTATCCTTCAGAGACTATATATATATACGTTTATTAAATGCTCTAATATCGAAATAAACTCTAAATGAAAAGTTTAAATTTATTTCCTTTTTTTTATATATATAATGCTTGATTTCACACTCTAGGCACAAGCGTAAGGATGTAGAAATTATTTTTTTTTGTACTATGTATAGACAATTTCTAATTATATATTTTTGAAAACGTTCTGTTTGAATTCCAGACTTGGACTGATGCTTTGAATACTAAAGTCTAGTGTATTTATATATTTTTTTTTCTTCTATATTATACTGATGGAAAATATTTAATGATGTTTGCTTTATTATAGTTTTGAAATGGGTGTGGGGGAAAAAAATCTTTAAACTATATATATGTTATTGCAAAGAAAAATTGATTTTTCTTGTGTGTGTGTTGGGGATGAAGATAGAAAAATTTTTTTTCCGACTAAATGGAAAAAAACACAATTTTTTTTGTATGTAGATTTATATATTTTTTTTTGTAGGATTTCACAGAATGTACGTATTTATTTATTTGAGAGATAGAGTAAAACAACAATTCAATCGATTAATATTATATAGTGTATATTTATACATGTGGTTAGATTTATAGTAGAGTTTTTGTTTGCATTTTCGTCAAATATTCAAATCTTAAATATTTTGAGAATAAAAATTTTTTTTGATTTCAAACGTTTGATATTTTTTTTAGGCTTACATCAATCATATATATATAGTTAAATATTGATAGAGTTAAATATGTTTGTTTTTTTGGTTTATAGATACAATAATCAAGAGAATAAGAAATTGTTTGTTTTTCGATTACAAGATACATGTATATAGATAGATTTGTCTCAATGTATATAATAAAAAAAATTTTTTCCTTTATAAAGAAGTTTTTTTTGTGTGTGTATACGTATATAGATAAATTTAAGTTTTCAGTTGTTTCTTGATACGTTCGTTGAATTTAGTAAGAGTAGTTTTTATATATTTGCGAAAAGATTTGATTTTAGGACATGTATTTTGTAAGAGATGTATTCGATCAGTTTTTATAGTAATATCATCGTCAGTATAGCTAGTACAATCATAATAGGTATTATTAAAAGTATTACTATCGGTTGTATTTGAATAGATGTCATCATCGTCGTGGTCAGTGTCGATGTCGTCAGAATCATCATTATAGTCGTCATCTTTTTTAGTATTAACATCAAAAGTTGAATTATTTTTAAGTTGATTATTTTTTCCATTATTCGATATAGTTGTATGTTCATAAGTACAATTGGAATTGGTTTTATTATTAGTGATATTGATACTAGTATCGTTGTTGTCGTCGTCATCATCAATATTAATAAGATTTTTGGATTTATTAATTTTTGCAATAGCAGTAGTAGTATTTGCCAAACTAGTTGTCGTATCCATAATTGCATTGGTGATATTTTTATATTTTTTTCGATCCTTGCAATTGATTAGAGACTTATTGCCTTTGTAATTATTGCGTGATTTTTCATACATTTCAGCCATCATTTCGTTTGTAGACTTACGACCATCGGGACCATAAATCCATCCACGATCAGCATACGAATCATAATTAATATAATCGTAATAGTTGTAAGTGAATGAACCATAAAAACCAAGACCCATCATCATTGCTTCCAAATCGGTCATAACCGTCATATACACTTGTGTTGCCTCTAGTGTAATTTCAATGTCACAATTACTATGTCGTCGCACGAGTGGGATTACTTCATCAATGTGTCGATTATAAATGTTCACGATATCTTCTACTATTTGTACCGAACTGGATTTGAAAGCAATTAATAACGAAATAGCTGATAACATATGAATATCATCACATAAAGCAACAGCTACACCCAAACGAATAGAATGCGATTTAAATTTATGTATAGCCACTGGTATAATTAAATTATCATTTTCGGACTTATTATAATTTTGAGCAATTAAACAGGCTACGGTCAGAACGCTACTGCGAATAGTCGAACAATTTACATTTTCTATATTCATTAGTATAGTCGTGTAGTCGTAAGCCAATGTTAGATCTGATTCGTTGGGATTTCGAGTTTTCAATAAATCTGTAAATGTTGTCATTTTAGTTAGTATTGGTGATTTATTGACTTTAGGTATATATATATATTGTTTTTTTCCTTGTTAGTAGTGATGATGATGGTGTTAGTATTGTTATTTGTTAAATATTATATGAAACCTGTAATAGATTGATATTAGATTGTGTGTTTTTTTTTCAAAAAAAAAGGTAACAAACATTAAATATATATATCGAGAGTAATAGTACGTAAAATGAATGAATAAATATCAGAAAAAAAATAATATTTGTCTTTTTTTTGTGAAAAAAAGGTATTCGACGAGGAGGGAAAAAAATAAGTTAACAAGTAAATGATAATTGTTCATGATCATATACATTTTTTTTTAATAAATATTAACTATAAATAATAATCTCAATTGCTCAATACACTATACATTTTGTTTAAACAGATGTCTATGATTGTGAATTTATATTTGTTGATGAGAGGTTTTTTTATAGAATTTATTGCTTTTTTGTAACTTGACTATTGATGAGTATATATATAAAAAAAATGTTGCCGTTATTTGAGAATTATACATCTACTACAACAACAGCAATGGCACCACCGTTAACAAATATATCCGACTACACATTATTAACAGCACCACCAGCAGCAGCATCAACAATATCAGAAAATGGACTAATAACCGAAAATGAATTTCAAAAAAGTGACAATGTCTTGACAAATATAAAACGTAAAGCGTTGAATGATGGTAAATTATTTACAATATCGGCACACACACCAATTAATAAATTCAATTTTTGTACGGAGCGAAATTTTAATCTGCCATCCGAACAGTGCGGCTTCAAAAGAACATTTGAGTCGAAAGTGCCGTTGCGTTGTGTTATAGATGTTGATAGCCGAGCTGTTGTCTCACTAGCTTTGGTAAATAAACAAAGCATGCTTTTGCAAAGCTATGCGAATAAGTTGCCAATTATGAGTTTGAACGTTTCACGTTTATTGTATACAACTGAAGCATTTGCACTACAAGATACAAATGATGGCGATGATGATATGAGTAGCAAGATAACTTCGCCAGCACAAAAAGCATTGGAATTCTATATAACTACTGATTTGAAATATAGAAATCGCAAAAATGCACCAAACGAACAATTTTCCAAGTATTTACATCGTTTGGCCAGTAATGGATATATTGAATATATTTTCGATTTGGCAAGACATTTGCATTTAAATGTTGACTTGGTTTTGAACCAATCGGTCGTCTGTAGATATAAAAAGACCAACGATCGGAATATAAATATTAATTCATCGCGTGGTTACCTTACAGTCATACATAATGCAGATCGATGGTATGTCAAGACAACTATAACTCCATTGGCTACGCCAGACATTTAAGACATATATATATATATATTAATATCTGATTTTTTTTGCAACATTTCTCTTTCATTAGAACATTCGTCTTTGAATATATTTTATTCTCCCAATGGATTGGATGTATTGATATCGACAGCAACATGTGATCTACCAGGTCCGGCATTGATGTTTAAATGTAAATATCCAATTAATCGACCTGGACAAAAGTATACTATACAAAATTGTATGCATGAAACGTTTGAACATCTAGAATTCAAACAGACTCGTCGTGGAGATGAAGCGCCAACAGCAGTATCACAATGCAAACAATGTAAAATGCTAAAATTAAATTAAATGCGTTTTTTTGAAATATACATACGGTCTAGTTTAATGATATTATTGATTAGAGTGTAAATTGTAGATGATGGAATAAAAAAAATATATTGACATAGTTTGTCATTTTTTTTGTTTTACGATGTATACATTACAACTTATTTGAGAATTCAATGATGTTGTATAAAAAAAAAGAAAGAATTTATATTATATATATATATCATGTCTACAGCAATCGGATGTACGTGTCAATATATATATATACATGTTAGCAAATGCATAGTTTAGCTAGCAGCGAGTATCTATACATGTATGATTTACACTTGAAAAAAACTATTGACTTTGTTTTTTTTCGGAGGGAATATTGTAACGTATATGCATTTTAATTATTCGTTAATTATATCTAAGGTGTTGAGACTTTTAGAAGTAATCATATTAGTTCTGATGATGTTGTAGTTATTGTGTTGGTATTGTCATTATCGTTAGTGTTTTTTGGGGGTGGTGGTGATGATGATGTTGGGTGTTCATATTTATAGTGTTTTACCTATGATATTACAACTACAGTTGATGATGTTGTTTTTGTTGTTGTTACTATTTGCTGCTGTTGCTGATGGTTATGATATTATTTGTTATAGCATGTGGTTTTTTTTAAGGAAATCATCGTATATAGTATATATATGTATGTGGTGAAATGCGGTAGTTGTTTTTTTTTGTGTGTTTTAGTAGTTGTGCTTATATTTTATGAATTATAAATATAGTATACTTTGAGGTAGAGAAAAAAAATAGTATATATGATTTTTGTTTCTTGCTTATACTGTTAAAAAAAAATCAACTCAAGTAGCAAACAACTATACGTGTTAAATTGCTAGAAAATTCAAAAAAAATTAAGTATATGCTTAACAAAAAAGAGCTCATCCAACTTAACCACACAACACGTTCATGCAATTATTATTATAACCACAATCACCATTATCACATCACTCAGAAACATCAACATCAACAACAGGAGCATTACTACTACTACTACTGCTGCTGATATTCGCTACTAGTGTAGTAAGAACTTGTACCATCAATAAGACCAACATTGTTAATCATCTTATATATTTAAGTAGAAGGTTGGGTGAATGAAACTATACAATATTCATACTAAGAATACCCAAAAAAAACAATTGCAATATACACACACAAGAAAACCTATGCGCATACTCTCAATATTCTATCATACACACACAGTCATTTCAATAGCAAGGGTATACAAACAAAATGTTAGTATCGAAACAAAAAAAAATATAATTCAACAACTATAGCAATATGTAGTTTGTGTCAGTTCAAACACTCAATATTAGTATTCATCGTTATCGACATCACATATAGCTACATGTTTTGAATAATATTAAGATTCTTTGAAAGTTGTTACAATATGTGTGTGTGGGGAAATATACCATTTTTTTATACCTCACAATATATTCGATAATCTCATGATTTTTAATTTACGAATAATAACCCATACATGTTTGAATAAGATACGCTTTTATTAAAAAAAATCCAAATGTTGATAGTGATTAAACACACAGAATACGCACATAAACAGTAGAATCATAAAAAAAATCTATCAAATGTATAAAAAGAGCAACTGTATATCTACTACCATCCAACACTATTATCTTTCTCATCATCGATAATAACATTTATACACACACACACTATACATTGTTATTACCAATAAATAACATTTATATACACCATTCTATACGTATATGATTTTGCAATCAGTTGTTAGTGTATAAAAAAAAGATTATTGAACAACAAGACCATCACTCGTATAGCAATCTAAATACTTTATTCTCCCCCTCTTACTTGTATAATCATAAATAATATTAACTGCATATTTGAAAACCGCCTCTCAATAATATTTTACATTAAATATATACACACACATGTATGTATGTATGTATAAATCTATATAAAGTATAAAATTTATGGAAAAAATAAATGAGAAATTGGGATATATTGTGTGTGTGTGTTTTTAGAATGAATTTATTTCATATTAAAAAAAATCTCATGTTTATTTTTTTTATTGTTTATTACATTCAAATATAAATTTTACAAAAATACAAAGTAAAAAAAATATTAAAAAAACGTATATATATATATATATTATAATGCACATGTATCGCAGTGGGTATTAATATTACATGTAGTTGTAGATGTTGTAGGTATATTATTGTTGGATATTGTACAATTTTCTGTATTTCCAACATCATCGATATAGTTTCGTTTATAATAGAAATCATCATCATAGTCGTCGATATCATTTGAAGATTTATTATTTGTGTTATTATTGACTATTGCGATTGGTAGACTTGTTTTATTATTTGCATTTATTGAAATGTGATTTATACGTTTCTCAACAGAAGCCATTGCTACAGATGTAATTATTTTTGAATAAAGAGCATCATCATCATCATCAGAAGTAGCAACAAGAGACTCAACAGTAGTATTAATTTCAGAGTCATTGATATTTTTGGTATTATTGTAATTATTGCATGTATTGTTGAGACCTTTATCATCTTCAATATTTTTTATTTGATTTATATTTTTTTGAAATTTACTTGCATAATGTTCAGCCAATTCCACTGTTGATCGTATAATATTAAGTGTAGGGTTAATAGGTTTAGGTATAATGTAATATATTGCAGTTTTCAATTCAGCCAAATAGGTAGCCTTCAATAGATTAAATATATTCTGTTTAGTTAAGTCAATATGGAATATTGTAGATTGTGATTGATCGATAAATGGTGCTGATTTTGCATATAGTTCAACTTGAAGAGAAATATCATTTTTTAAATTAAATTTATGATCAGAGTTGCACAAGATATGATTTAAAATTCCATACGTTATAACAGCATTGCGACCATTTTCACTCTCTTTACTCATCAAAATGCTCAAAGGTAATGTAACTGAATCGGTTACACCACAAAGCATTGCAGTTGTTGCTGTTGGTGCTTGAGCTGTAAGCATTGAATTTGCCATACCAGCGCGCATATTTGAAAAGACAACTTTTGGCCATTTGATATACGTTTGTTTGTTTCGCAACATCCATTGTGGTCGACCCATACTAAATGGTGAACCCATGTAACGATTACATATAACATTATAATCATGGGAATATTTGCAGCTCGATTGAATTGCACCCAAATACATTGTGTCCGAGACGGGACCAATTAATTTTTCTGGTTCAGAATTCATCATGACTGCCATATCATATATACCCATTGGACTGATTCCAAGTTCACGTTGTTTTCGATCCTTACCCATAAACATATTCAACATCCATGTACCCATATAGCCAAGCATATAGGAAAATTTCATCTGTTCCAAGTATAACAAATCAGTTTGATTATAAAAATCAATGATATTCCAATATAAATCATTAAATACTGGATCGACATGTCGAAGATATTCAAACAAACTGGTTTGTACACTTTGAAAATCCGAGAACATTGCAAAATTTAATGAAATCAATGTACATGATGACGTCTCCTCATACGATGCATAATTTGTTATTTCAGCGCACAAATTTAAAGTTTTAATCTTTCCCAAGTGCATATGATTATTATAACGATTGACAACATCATCCCAAATTACATACGGTGATCCACTCTCGGCAATACTATTCAATAGTAATTCCATCAAATCTGTAGCCATAATTTTGCGAGTATATAGTTTAGCGTCGACAAATTTCTTATACATTGTAACATACTCGGATCCACTAAAATCAGACAAATATTTGCCATTAAGCGTAACATTGCCAGGAAATAGATACCACATATATTTGTTACGCAAACAATACATATAATAATCATTAATCATGACACCAAAGAATACATTTTCAATATGTTCCTTTGTTGGCGTTCGCAAGTCAAACACATCAAATATTGTATCATTGTGTATACTGATGTATAGAGCAATTTTTGGTTTACGTTCGTAAATCGACAATTGATTGCATGAATCCAATTTCTTTACCACATTACGAAAACCACCATGTATTTTGCCATTCTCTTTTGTGCCAACCCTAGGAATAGTGGATGCTCCCATTCCAACGCCAACGCCAAGACTAATCATTTTTGACACTTCCTCCATTTGCTTGATGAATTCACGGTCATAGTTTTTGGTTGCAACTACTAGACGACACGCTTCTCCAGATATAATTGTTGGGTCAGCCTGGTCGGCATCGGCAAGTACACTTGAAATATGTACAAAACCGCACGATAGTAAAGTATAGAACATAAACCAGCCACCATATTGTTCATCACGATCAAAATTATCCCAGTCTGTGCCAAATAAGAGTTTAGCCATACGCAACATACAAAATTGTATTGGCTCATTTGGACGCAAATATCGATTAATCAATATGCGCAAACCATGTGAATTGTAAATGTAATCACGATTCATATTTATCCAGGTCAATGGCAATATATTATTACATTTGGGAAACCATTTTTTAAACGATACTTCATCAATTATATCGCTTGTACGATGGTATTCGTTAATTTTTATGACATCGTGCAATAATGATTTTATAGCCATAAATAGAGAATCAACTTGTTCTTTATCTGGTATGTGATCGGGATTGATATGCATATGCTTCAAAATTATTGAAATATCATCAATTTTGCCATAATCCAACAATAGTCTAGCAATAAGTTGTCGACATTGAATCGGGGTATACATTTTCAATAGTTCGCAAGAATTATCCAACGTAAAATCGATTTTTTGAACCGATTTCTTAAAAATGTTTAGCTGTTTTGAGTTCATGATTAATTTTTTTTGGTTTTTCAACAATTTACTACGTCAAGTCAATATATGTTTATTATTCAACGACCACTATATAACAGACTAGATTCTAGTTGATGTATACTTGTCTTATATACATATTTTGATTGTACATTACTATTGATATACATGTATACAAGGGAAAAACATATAATATATATTTTTACATAGCAAAACAAAAAAATAGTATACATGTATATCAATATAGACGTGATAATAACATTGTTAAATAACAATACACTAAAATTATATCGATTTCTCACCAAATATATATATATATAAAGTATCTATATATTATTGTAGTTAAAAAATAATATATATATATATATATATATATATATAATGACATTAACAATAGCGTCGTTGTTTAATATTATTATAACTATATTGATATTTGTTGGTATAATTTATACAATTATTATACCATGGCCAGCGAAATTAATTTGTCGATATTATTCACCTGATATTGTATATGAAAAAAATGAAAATGCGAATGTAACATCAAAGTATACACTTTATACGAGCACTGGATCAAAACATGATAAACTGGTTATAGTTTTTCCTGGTGGAGCCGGTTTATTTAGTGAATTGAATAATGTATACGGTTTAATGAATACGTTAAATACGCATCTTGGTTCTGATTATGATATATTAACATTTTCCTATCCAACACGTTTCAAATCAACAATTCAACAATCAATGTTGGCTATAAACACAATTCTACTTGAGTTTATACACTATACAGAAATTCATGCTATTGGAATTTCGTTTGGTTGCTTATTAGCTGGAGCATTTTATCAAAAGGAAGCACATTTACGTATTTCATCAATGATGTCGGTACCACAAATTGGAATGAAATTCAATTCATTTGTTGGAATCTGTGGTATTTACGACACTCGCTTCAATTCAAGTATTATAACATGGTTATTTCGTACATATATAATGCATAAAACTAACGCTTTAAAATATTACAGTTGCTACAATATGAATATACCCAAATATATTGTATCTGCAAAATCTGATTTTCTAGTAGCCCATGCTGTTAAATTCATCAAAAGCGAACAATCAGAATATCAAATTTACGATACACGTCTATTACCCCATGCTTTTCCACAATTTCTGAATTTAAACGAAGCTCGCGAAACTTTAGACAAAATAAGTACATTTATTAAAAAAATCACAAAATCCCTTGAAACTTCGACTACACCCTCGTTAATAACTCAAACACATTTAGATTCAAGTTTAAATATGAATATGTAATTATTAATGGATTTTTTTTGTTTGTATACAGATATATATATATATATATATTAATTTCCGTATACAATCATCAACTCATTTCACATCAATCTATCACAAAAAAATAATTATACCATAGTTTTTTTATATCCATAACCTTCTCACAAATGAATACTAGTCAAGCATCATTGTACATAACGCAAAAAAAAACCATATTCAACAATATCATCAACATTAGTATTATTATGTTCATTACTAGTGCGTCAATTATGATTACTATGAATACTACAATTACATCTACCACCACCCCCATTACTATACATTGTCAGAGAGCTGGAGGGTACAAACAAAAAAAACGTATAATATTTCACTATATTATTTTTACCGAGTATAAGAAAGAAGAATATATATAACACATACAAAAAAACCATCTATTGAAGAATAAGTGAGGTAGTATGTGGAAAAAAAAGATAACATTTGTATTTAAACACAAAAAAACCACTACAATGTAGTCGTTTGAGAAGACCATATCATTAGTTTGAATGTATATTACAAATAAAAAAAATACAATATTTTTTTTTTTCGATGCACCAAATCTGAATAATATCAATATATTTTTTTTTAAAAAAAACACAATATATATCATAGTTTTTTTTATTTTTTATGAATATATTCATTCGTATTTAAAATATACATCGTTGATATTCTAGACTAGTATTTGTGGTGGTGGTGTAAAAAATATAAATAAATGTTTTTTTTATTATAGAATTGTTTGGATAATAACGTACGATATATTCCATCACATGTTACATATATAACTCTTTGAAGTATATATATATGTACATGTTCGCAATTGTGTATAGTCTACTATTGGTATACAGAGAGTGACATAGTATAAATAAGGGTACGGTAGACATTGCTGCGTTACTAGTAATAACTATTGCTCATTGTGACAACGTCAATAAAATATTCGTATAACCTGTATACTTTTGCAATATAGCATTTTGTTGCGAGATCATCGTTTTTTCAATACCTAAAGTACGTGCAAAGTACTAACCACACAAAAAAAACTTGATAACATAAAAAAATATACGAGAATATTAAAAGCTCTAGTTATTATTCTGGAAAAAAAGCAACAACTATAATAATACTAAATAATAATGTCTGACAAAAAGGTTTTTAGTGATGACACTAAATCACGTTTAGAAGATTTATATGCTTATGATTGCGATGCAATTATAAATCAACATGCAAGCATTGAACTATTTAATCAAAAAATATCATATTTTGATATTCAAAATTCGATGAAACGTCAGCCGTTTGTAGAGACTTGTAATAAAAGTCATATGTTGGAATTGGATGATTTTGATTTTGCGGCTATGGATAAGGTTTTGAAGAATATTAATGCGATACCAAAGGGTAAAGAAACGGCAGTCATTGAAATGTGTATGGCTGAAAAGTTGCCAAATGTTAAATTCTTTAATGCTGAAATGTTGAAAATCAATAATACGAAAAAATATGCAGCACCACGATTTATTATTGACTTGACGAATGAAGATATTAAACCGAATCAAGGTGTACGCATTAATACTGGCTATATGGTTAAAATTCCACAAATTATCATGGGTAAAACTCTAGTGAATAACGAAATTAAGAATACAACAGTTTCACCACAATTGAATATTGTTGTAGTTCCACAAATTGTATCTAAACACGAAGGTTTGATTCCAACAATTTATGGTCGTGATTCTGATGATACTGGTTTATTGACAATTAATTTTACCACTACTAGTAAATTTAATTCGAAAACTAAATTGCAAGTCGTCTTGAATGCTTATAGCTGTTTGCGGCCAATAACATCGGCAAATATTATTAATTCGGAAAATACTACAGTTGAATTATTTAAAGCCAAAGATAATCGTTCGGGTCGTTGGGTTAAAAATCCAAAAATTAAATATTTTGCCAATGAATTTGACTTGAAGAGTAGTCCGGGATCGGTAATGTTGAAAACGTTTGACAATACCAAAATACCAATTACAACGTATGCCAATCAAAAAATCCAAATTAAAGATATTACCACATTATTCACAAGTCGGAAACGCGAATGGTTGAATCCAAATGTTGTTACTGTTGCTGGCGTATATAATCATTTAGAGCCAAAGTATACATCTGCTGCAATAATCGCTGATGGTTCTGATATACGTAATAATACCCATGGCATTGTATTTATTAAAAACAAGATTATATTGTTTAGTATCGATGGTAAATTTAATGAAGATTGTCGTATTGTAAATGGAGCATTTTCAAATATAAAAAATTATGCCGATATTGTGAAGAAGACTCGACAAATTACAGCATCATTGAAGGGTCTGAGCGTTGGTGCCATAACATGTCGTAAAATTGCCAAAGAAAATTCTAAATATAAATTTGAAGACTTGATACGTGTATACGACTATCATCGTAGCATCAATTTAAAGGATCCCAAATTGGATGAAAAAATCATGTCTGATGAAAAGAAATTATTCTTGGAACGACCATCAACATTTAATTTATATAGTTGCAATATCTATAAATGTCTAAAAAGTCTAGCTTTCAACTTTTGTGCCGAACGATTCACTGACGAACAATTGAAAAGTCTTAGCTTGTCATGCAATATTAATACGCCGACCAATTCTAATTCAAATGATGATTCTATGGATACTATACCTATACATGATACTGTTATAAAATCAACTATGGATAATACTTTGAATCCTCAAATTGCAACTAATATTGATCACAATACTATTGATCAAATATGTAAGAAACGTTCTATTACTGATGTTGATGATACCCACGATGATGACAATACCGATGATCAGCATAATACCGATGGTTCTATTAAACGTATACGTTTGGATGAATAAAATTATTCAATCTGTTCGAAAAAAAAATCAATTTCAAATATTACAAAAAAACCTAAATATTCAATCTAGAGAACAAATATAAGCAAATATTAAAATGTACTAGTTTTATAGATAATAAACACAAAAAAATACTATCATTGTAAAATCTTATTAATATAACCTCTATATAATGTTTTTTTTTCAATAAAGTTGTAAATTTTAATTGAATAAAACCTATAATACTGTTTGATTTCTAGAATTACAATGTATTTATTTTTTCATAATAGTGTTGAGGGAAAGAATACAAATAAATATACTTTTTTTGGTAATCATGAGTGCGTTATTACCGATTGATGCTATTGAAATGAATTTATGTGCTGAATATGGTTATAGTTCGAGAAAATTTAGTAAATATCCAATGGTCTATCAATCTGATAATTACAAATCATGTTTATTTCTGGTCTATACACAATACGAACCAATCAATAATCGTATAAAAGAATATCGTAATCATTTTACATTATTTCGCAATAATACTTCAATTGTAATATGTCGTACAGAGACAAGTTTAATACATATCGACAACGATGCAACTATCAATTATGATATTATAAAAATGTCAATCAATATCAAAGATCGTATACGTTCAAATTATAAACGTAAATGGGATGTATCATTTGATAAAATCATGTATAGTAATGCATATCCGAACTTGGTTGGTTATTCATTAGTTTGTTCTGGTGAATGGTGGTTCTTTGATCGTGGTATTATTTTGAATGGTTTAACATGTTATGAAGAGAATAAACCATGTCAATCCATATTAATTTATTATGAATTACATATCGATTCAACTATAAAATTTCCATCGAACGATTCAATTGTAGCAATGCAACCATCATTTTCTGTTAAATGTGTAAATGTCGACTCTACTAAAGTTAAAAATCTTAATACTGAAACAAATAACGTTGTACAATCACAGAAATCAACAGATATATCACAAAATCAACAAAATGCGTTAAAACAACAACAACAGAAAAAAATATACGTTTCACTATTAGATCAACTATGTGAAATTGACGAAAATATACCAGCAAAACAACAATCATCAATACCACAACCAATGAACAATTCTTTAAATCCAATATTAACTAAATCACCAAATGATTTTATTGAACAATTACCATTAAATACTGATTTATTAATAAATGATGATGATGATAATAATAATAATGTACAATCACTATCACCACCATCATCACCAATAATAATACCATTGTCATCAACGACACAACAACGAACAATAGCATTAGAACAAACAATACAACCATTAACATCAACAACTACTAAATCATTATTACAAAATGAAAATTCAACCAAATCACCGCAATCGATAACACAAATAGAATCAACACAATACCAACAAATAGATGAACATCAAGAACCACAACGTATAACCATATCACCACAGCAATCATATCAACCACCATCATCATTACTACTGCTACCACCACCACCACTGACAACAACTACAACACAAACTACAACATCATCATCATCAACATCATCAACATCAACATTACCAAATATATTAAAAGACCAAACATATATAAAATCATTATCTAACCATATATCGCCTTATAATATTACAACTACATCATCACCACCACCACAACAACAACCACCACCACAATCATCATTATCATCAACAACAGCTGCAGCAGAACAAGTACCGACAATAGCAACAATACCATCAGCGATAACTCGACCATTATATATGAATGGTATTTTAAATTCACCAATTCGACAAAATGATACACAAATGGCACCAAATGTGGAAAATACTGCAATTATACCATCATTATATTGGTTTGATGAGCGTATAAATGAATTAAGTCGTGGAAATATTGAATATTTCCTACCTAGAGAATATAATGTATGTACATTACAAAACTATACATCAAGATCTCGACTAATGATGACACCATTTTAATACATGTATTTCTTGATTGAATAATAAAAATCATTATTTTCAAGTTTTTTTATTTTCAAAAAAAATATAGTGTATAATTTTTTTTGGTTACATTATAGATTTCTTGACATCACTATGGTTAGTAGTAGATTTAAACAATTGTATAACATTTAATGGATTTTTTTGGTTAATATAATGGTAAATATTCATCAGCAAAATCAACATTTGGTATATTAATAATTGTATTATTTTCAATTAATTCATGACGAGAATTTTCTACAATACCAATAGGTTTATAATTGAACCAATCGCGACGATCATCAAAGTATTTTACAATCTTACGATATAAATGTCGTGTAATGTATACATTTGGATTGTTTATGGCATAATATTTTATCATAATTGCTGATTCAAACGCTGTTAGTTCACCAACATCATAGATACTATCGGGTACAAACTCATCAATTATTATTGGTACAGTTTGGGCATTAGCGTCGACAATAATAATTTGATTAAATCCAATGGTTTTCTCAATACGATTGTTGGCAATATTAAATGAATAAATATTAATACCTCGACATGGATTGCGTGGATTCAAATTGACCGGTGTCTGAGCAAATTTCATTTGTGATATCTCATTTGTTGGTAAATGTCCAATTTGTGGAACTTTTGATGGTATAGTTGATAATTGTGATTTTGGTAGCGGTTTCTTTACTAATTCCGACATTGTTGTTGTTGTTGATGTTGTTGATAATGGATTTGTTATTAGTCGTCTACGAACTGCTGGTATAGGTTTCATATTTGTTGTTGTTATTGTCGTCGTCTTCATTGATGCTTGTTGCGGTAAGTTTAAAGATTGTGAATTTGAATTATATTGTATATTCGTTACAGATTTTGAATTTCTTAATGTTGAACTAAGACATTCGTTATTAGCATCGTTAAATGTTAGACCCAGACGTTCTACTAAAAATGCATCAGCTCGATTGTAAACATTGACTTGTTTAAATGGTATAAAATTTTCACCATTTACAAATATGGTCTCGTCAAAAAAGTTCATGGTTTTAATAAAAAATTACAATTTATGTGTAGGTTTGTGGATATGTTAGGTCTGGTTTTTTTTCGAATCACGAATAGTTTTATTTTATTCAATCTATGATTACTATCCTATTTACTATAACTATTGAAAAAAAAATAAACATATATATTAAGAGTTAAATCATTTATTTATTTTTGCCATATACATGTAACAGAAATTCATATATTAATAATAAGTATAGGTAATGTATATATAATTTTTTTTTGATATTATGCCATCGGTGTTGTGCCAGTAATAGATTGTATTAATTGTTCAGATGATTCTTTAAATATATCATATTCATGTTCGCTACTTGGTGCAATTCGATCAATACGTTCACGTAAAATCTCACGATTATAGGTAATTTCATATATTTTACCAATTTTTGCATCAGGAAATTCAATTGTTAGTAAATCGTTGGCAATTTTAAAAGTATTTACACCTATACATTTAACATCAATTGTTGGTATTTTCCATTTGATTATCATATCGTCTTGTATGATAATGAAACCATCGTATTTATTCATATCATAAGTATTTGGTAGTGGCGGAGCGTAGAATGTTTGAATATATACTGGTTTATTGCCAATCATCAATTGAACATTCTGATCTTTTAGATATTTCAATACATTTGAATTAGTTATTGGTTCAGTTGTATATATATCATCATCGATTAATGCACCAATCGCTTCAATAATTACCATACAATCGTCCATAATTTCAACGAGAAAACAAAAATTCACCAAAACATCAATATTTGTACCATAGCATTTTTCAGTAACAATATCGTTGGCATCGGGCCATACATATGTCAAGTTCTTGCCATCATCACTCATTTTATCGGTAATTAAAAGTTTAGCCTTTATACCATTCCATTTATATGCCCAGATATAGTCACGTTCATGATTAAAGCAATGCCACATTTGGACTTTTGTCATTACACATGAGAATAAATTGACCAGTGATAGTATATGCCGTTTAATATTATAACCATCACGACATACCATACCAATCAATTGTCGTTCAGCTAATAAAATGTCATGATATGTTGTATCCTTTTGATATTCAATTTCATATTCAATATTATACCGAACGCCATGTTTGCTTTCTTCCATATTATATGATATACGTATATTATTTTCGTGATACGCCACAATACGATAGATTGTCTTGTCACATAGAAATTGGTCGGGTATCGATTGAAGTGTCTCAATTGCGGTTGTCCGACGTATAGGATACCATTTATTTTGATAGAATGTGATTAGATTGCGACAGCGATTAATAATTTTTGTTTGCATTGTCCGAGCAGCGAGTCGAGTTCCATTTTTGAACAAAAAAATAACATCGATTTTATTGGGGGTCTTTTGTTTTAGTTTATGATATTCAGATTCCGTTAATGGTATGGATATTGTACTTTCCCACTCATCGTGTGTTGTTGGTATAATGGGTAATTGCGGTATATTCGATAGTGAGTTATTGTTGTTGATATTATTATTATTATTTAGGCTATACATGCTTTAACTGCTTTAGAGGCTACGCCCATTTGCCAGAATGCCGCGAATGTTGCTAGGAAGGCGACTACTGCACTAGTGATTGTTAGACCGCCGACGATTGCCTTTTTACGCTTTTCTTTGTCAGCTTGTGAGGCAGTATCTGATGAATTTATCTTATATAGATAATTTACCAATACAGCCGACACTAGCAAAATAAGTGCCAATACAATAAGAATTAAAACGATCATGGCCGAGACTTTAATAGATTTGCTGATATTGGCGCATTCGGTGAACCGATTAAGCGGTGATGCTAGACCACTTTGTGGACCTCGTACGGAACTCATGATTTATATCTTTAAATATGGTATAATAATCAAGTGACGGTAAGTTTATAAAATATAATACTTTATAACGTAATAGCAAAGTAACTATACTATCTATAGTATGAAATTGGCAATTGTTATTTGTGTGAATCTGTGTTTTTTCGAATCGATTGTCAGAATATTTTTTATTTGTATTTGATTGAAAATATTTTAAATCCACCGTACGTTCGTCAGTTTTTGGAATCTCCCAAATTGAATATTTTAGAAGTTTACTATATAATCGTATATTGATAATATTTGGATATTCGTCAATATTAATATTTTGAGTTGTTTGATCTATGATAGTATTATTATCGTCACCGATGACTGTTGATCTCTTGATGCTAGTAGTTTTACGAGTACTACTATTATTATTACTATTATTAAGATTATTGGTATTGTCAATGATATTCTCGTTGTTGTTTATATTATACGTTGTTGTGTCTTCACACGAATGTTGTCTATTATTACGTTTTTGATTTTTCAAAGTTTCATTATTCTTCGTATATACATTATCGATTACATTATTCTTCATTAACACATTCTTTGTACAAAATCGAAATGGTGTTGTATTGTGTGTAATAAGTAGCGGATATGTCGATTCGTTGAATAAGAAACCCGATGACATTGTCGATTCGTAAATAACACAAACATGGAAATCACCAACGAACAGACTACTTCCTGGGTATGTCATCTCCATAGCTCAGCCAATTGTATAATGAAAGCGTATAACGGAAATTATTTTCATGTTATACCAGTCAAGAATATTTCAATTCGTGCTCAAACATATAATGCCAATAAAATACCCGATGAATTTTGGGAAGATCTTGGTACCGTCTCATATGTTTCACCTATATTACGAGCCGATTGTGTAAATAATTTTCAAGTATTTCGTCTAGTACTTGAATTGTTCAAACATTTAGATGATAATGCTTTAAAATATTCATCATTGAATACACCATCAGATTTTATACGACGACACATTATTACTGACGGCACAAACAATATCACATTGTGCAATAAACATTTATTGAAATCATGCAAAAAATCTGGTAAACCACAAGTATTCTATACAAAAGATCAATGGATAAAATGTATTCTCAAGGGATTATTCCCCAAAATGGATGCACCATATAAAGAGGGTATACCAACAAATACTCCGTATTGGGCAATTGATGTCTGCTCAAGAAACACATCTACTGTTCGAAATCGTAAATGATTTCTTTTCATATTTATATATATATACGGATCTGTTCAAGAGACACATCGACTGTTTGAAATTGTAAATGATTTCTTTTCATATTTATATATATATATACGGATCTGTTCAAGAGACACATCAACTGTTTGAAATTGTAAATGATTTCTTTTCGTGTATATATATATATACGGATGATACAAGAAACCCCGTATAATCATTGTAAAATATAGTTTTTTTATTTGAAAGTATAATAATATACCCAAACTTAAATACAAAGAGCAACTATAGACAAACACAACAACGATAATAATAGAAATCGAATATGAATCCTAATACTGCTATGCATCGTTGTGCAATGTTATGTCAAAAATATCCAGATGTACGTAAATATTTAAATTATTCATTACTTTTAGAATATAAATAAATAATTATATCTCTATCATGCATTAATTCGACCTAACATGTATCACATTCTCATATATATTTTACCGTCCAACATTATTTTTTCAAGTTTGATTGAATATATATATATATGATTTTTTTTCCGTATATTTTTTTTATTTACACATTATTTATCTTACAGCTGTATAATTTTATACGTGAAAATGAACCCGTAAAATTATATTTCTCACAAAAACGAATCGATGACCAATGTCCACCAAACTATTATCATGTTCATACAATGGAGGAGGTATATTTTGCTAGCGGTCCAGCTATAATGTTTAAAAAACAAATTATTATCGCAACACGTTTATATTCAACATTTCCAAACAGTGAACATATGCATATTGTAAGATTATAAAAAAAACTTAAAAAGAAATATATATATGTATTAAATGATTTAATGTTTAAAATAGTATATAATAATGTATGAATATTGAAAAAAAAACAATTAAAGTATTCGGGAAAAACAAATAGCATACTTTTAGGGGCGTTGTAAATTTTTATGGATCTTGGATTATTGTTAAATAAAATCAATGGCAAACTTGAAACTATGGATACATGTAATTACAATTTTGGCATCTTTATTGGCCGTGATTACAGTCCTATTGGGAATAATTTTCCCAAAATGCAAAACATTACAAGGTCCAATAAGCGAATGGCTACACAGTCGGAAGAGCGAGGCAATCCAATAATCGAACCAATTATATCAACACCAGATGATTATTTATACTTGGCATCTTTACCTAAATACGCTCGAATTGATAATCATTCATTAATTACATCAACATTACCTGATACTGTCGTTGACTCGTATAATAATAAACAAAATATACTTGTTAATAATCCATATGGTGCAATGAATCTTGATAAAAATTCAACAATTTCGTTTTCACGTCAAAAAATGTTTCAACCCATCATCATTGATAATACACGAATTCTCGGTTTCAATACTAATAATAATAATAAAACACCCATGCTTACAACTATAAATGATGATATAAATTCAAATATTCAATCATCATCATCATCAACATCAATGTCGACACCATTGTCGTTAACGTCAACATCAAATGATACAATTATACCAATTACCACAACAACAGATTCAACAATAAATGAATTAACATCGTTAGACGAACAACAACAACAACAACAATCGTCAACAATAATGCCTATACAAAATGTAGAACAACCGTTGTTAGCACCATCATCATCATCATCATCGACAATAAAATCAACAGAAATAACATCAATAACAGAAATACAAACACCATCAATAGTATCACCACCACCACCACCTCCACCTCCTCCTCCACCTCCTCCTCCACCACCACCAATAACAACAGCATCAACATCATCATCATCATCATCGATAGAATCAACAATAACATCTTTAACGAAATCATCAAATGAAACACAATCAACTCAAGTATCAAATAAAACAAATTCAAATCAACAAAAATTAATATCAACTGGTGATATTCGACAAGATTTACTAAATGAAATACAAAATTTCAAATTTTCATCAAAACCTAAATCAATTATTGGAACAAAATTACAACGTGTTGCTATACCCGATAATGATAATTCATTAAGTATTGCTCAAATACTTTCAAGACGTATACCAATATTTGGTTCTGATAGTGATAATGATGATGATGATGATGACGACGACGACAATATTGGTAATGATACTTATGACTATGATAATATTGATGTTGACAATAGCAATACCTATAATTATGGAGCAACAAGTCTAGTTGATGTTGTTAATGTCGACGACGACGACGATGAATATTACAATACTGAAACTAATAAAGTTCCGACATATGATACTAGAATGAATGATGATGTTTTAACGGAATCAACAATGTTAAATTTACAATTGGAACAACGTAAACCACCAAAAGTACAATATCTACAACAGCGACGACGACAAATGAATGCAAACGAAAATACTTTTAATCGAACACCACAATATGAACAACTAAATACATCTATTGATAATATAAATAGTCTCAATTTATCAACTCAACCACAAAATACTAATAATTCTGATAATATGGATATTGATGGTTGATTAGAAATTAATTATTTCTATTACAATATTTTGTATTTTTTTTCTTACTTTCTCTCTCTCTCACACACCATTCATATATATTTGTATTTATAGATAGTCAACTGTATAAAAAAAATACTACGATATAGATATAAAAGTAGTATAAATAGTTGAAAAAAAAAACAAAGAAATAAACTCAAATAATATTTCCAATTGAATATTGTAAATTTCTATCAAAAAAAAATATACTCTCGTACAAAAAAAACACACAATGAATTCATCAATCATGACAAACAATAATACTACTACAAATGATGAGACGACTATGCAAAAAACTCATGAAGTAAAACCAATGTCTTCACCATTGAGGAATAAACAACGTAATTCTGTTAAAATGGATAAAATTGATGATGATGATATGAATGTTAATAATAATCATAAATCTCACACAACTCTTTATAATCGTAAAAATAATGCAAACGATATTCGTATGGATAACACTACTATGGCTATCGATGACGACGATGATAATAACGACAACGATGAGGATTATGATATCAATGCTGATATTTATAACGATGATCACTTTGACATTGATTCACAATATATTGATAATAATACATATAACGCTAATAAATTGGGTGATACAATCAAAATTCCATTATCCGATATACCAGTAATGATTCAACAGCCACAAGTATATTCAAATATATTGAATAGAATATTTAAACCTTTATTCGATATAAAAATCACCACACAGGAACAATCTATGAAATGTGCAATTTCTTCAATATTAACATTGATTGTAGCATTATATTTGGTACCGAAAAATTTCATAATAATGATTTTATTTATACTCGTCCTATTAATTGGAGCAGCCTTATTTATTATATCAAGCCATAAGTTGTGTGTAAAACGAAAAATACCTAAAACAGCGTTAAAAAAACCAATCAATTTGGAAAAACTTGCCAAACTACGTGAATCTCTCCGTAATAATAGTTTGAGAAAAAACAATAATTAAAAATCTATCCAATAAATAAAAAAAAATATCAATAACTCAAGTCAATTTTTATACACTATTCACGTAATAATATAGTAGAACTTGCAAAAATTCATAAATATATTTGCAAATATTAAACCCACCAAAAAAAATATAAATATTCAATTCAAAAAAAATCTACATATATATATTCAATACTTGGTTTTTTGAGGGTATACTATAAACGAATATTTTAGCAACTATAATCGAATATACAACAATACTAACCACAAAATAAAAACTATCTAGAAACGTGTGAAAAAAAAATATTCCAATAATTACAAAGTTACAGACAAAAAAACACGACAAAAATGAGTGCTTTAACATTGGGTGAACTAGTCGATATTACAATGTCATTGAAACAAACCAAAATGCTAATGTCATTATTCAATATAAACGCAACGAATATTGTAAAATATCTACGTTATCCAGAATTTATGGATATTGAAATTGATTCATATGAAGATTATTGTCTAAAAATTGAAAATATATTGGAAATTCTAAAGACTACCATATCAGAAACTGAACACGAAACAATTCTTAAATATAAAGGCTATTTCGATTCACTTGTTTTAGATGCTTTTAATTTGCTTGTTTGAATTTTATTCATGTTTAATTTTTTTCCCGTACCTATATTATTCGATACAAAGCAATTTTTTTTAAACGAAAAAAACCACAATCAATCATTCAATATATATATATAATAAACACAATTTATTATTTTTTTAATAATGTTTTTTCTTTATTCAAATCATAATATCGAAAAAAAAATAATTACATTTAATTCAAGGGTTTTTTTCTTTATACATCTATTATACATAATATCTATAGTTATATTCACAAAAAAAAAATTTACACTACTAGTATACAAGAGGTTGGGTTGGGATGAGTGTGTGTGTGTATGTGTAACAATAATATTATTATTTATAAGATTGATATTATACATTTTGGAGGACAAGACTATTTGGATCGCATATTTGTATTGGATCGTTAATAATATTTTCATCGTAGCTAACACCTTCGTTTTGAAAAGCGATTCCATCATATTCTAATGTATCGTAATTGTAATATTTCTCATATGTACGTTGAAAATATTGGAATGCATTTGATTTGTGTTCATTTGATGTATAGATTTTTAAATGTTGAGTAATATCATCACCGGTAATTTTTGAATCTTTATCTTGAATTGCGGCCATATTACTAAAAATGTGTTGAATGAGACCCGATTGTTGAAAATTTGGCACAATATCACTTTTGGTTAGCGATATATTCGTTTGTTGTTCAAAATTTGTAATAAACGCAAATTGATTGGGAAAACTATTTCGATCGTTCTTATCGAAATTCTGACTAACTATTCGTAAAAGTTCACTCTTTGATATAAAGAAACCTGGTTCATCAATTATACCCAAATTCACAAGAAATCTATACAATTTACTATTATTATAATATACGGTGTTTTGATAGTCACGACATGCCGGGCTCGATGTATTCAAATATGGATGATAGTTTTGATCACGTTGTAGATAATATGTACAATATGCAAGCCATGCTAAAGATATTGCCGATTCGGTAATATCAACCGATAATATGCCAGTATAGTAGCAACCGTTTGTCATCATTGTTAAAAGATTAGCTTGCGGTACATTTGCTGGACATTGTCGACCAGTTAATAATATGGCATATAAACGATTAACAGTCGTACGATCAACATCAGTTGTAGAAGATCCATGAAATTTTACATGTACATTTGTTGCGCCGTACATCAATGATTGCATAGTTTGTAGCTCATAGTTTTGCGAATAGAATTTCATTGTAGATTCTGGATCATTACCAGTTATCGATTTAATTTCAGATGGAACTAAAAGTTTCAATTCTGATATTATGGTAACGGAATATTCGGCAACGTTGGAGCGTTGCAATACTTTCGAGAGATCATTGAATCGGCCAACTTGTGGATTTGCAATCTCTTGCAATTTATTACATATTAAACTTTTGCCAACATCACCATCACCATGGAAAACAATAATTTTCTTTTGTATATTAATTGGTAGAAATGATAGACCAATTGTGGCTAAATAATTTGATGTTGTTTCTGGTATGAAATTTGTCGACATACATATACTAATACATTCGTCAATTAAAGAATTATCAAATTTCGATAATTTCTCACCGAAAACAATAGTTCGAGCACGATCAAAATTCTCACGCATTGATGTTAAAGTTGTTGAATAATTGAATGTTGTATACGCTTCGTGATGTTTATGAATTTCAGGTATTTTAATATTAAATGCTGTTACAAACATATTATATGCTGGACATTTGACGATGCATGCCAAAATCAAGACAATAAATAAATATGTATCACGATTCAAGTCTTGAATATGTGGTCCACGTAAACTTAATAATTTATCCATATACAAGTCACATGTATCGTCAAATGTTGCCGAATCAATGATTGGCATTAATTTATCACGCCAAACTTTGCACGATACATCATTGAAATTAAAGATTCGACTACGCATTGTACGATACGATAATAGAATATCTAAACCATCATATTCATTACACAGATGAGCCAATAAATATATAATTTTTGGATCGAATGGAAAGTATTCAACTAAAAAGTACATGCATTCAAAATTTGTATGCTGTGCAAAGATGTTAATCAATTGAGTTAACATACATTCTTCAACGGACAATATTTTACGCATTTGTATAAACGCTGGTGCAATAATGGCATGTGTATACAACTCAATTAAACGAGTATGCATAAATTTTGTATAAAACTTGGCAATTTTCATACTCTCAATAATCGTTTCGTTTTGATTATAGTGCATTTTCTTTGAACTCAATATGGGATTCCATATGGATTTCCTACGATATTTATTAAATTGTATAAATCGTGTATTTGACACATACATGCCGGTCGCACTATTGAAAACACCCAATTCGGTTGAAAACATAAATGAATTTGTACTAAAACTAATATCCCCAGGTGAATAAATATCATGACAATGTTCCAAATTGTTGCGCAATATCAATGATGCGGCTGGTGAATTCCCAATCCAATTACGTAAAATTGATGGTAAATTCGTATCGCTTAACTTACTAATTGAAATATAATGTGTTCCAGTGCTGGGACATAAAATATAATAACGTGAGCACATTCGATTAAAATAAACTAGCCGCAATTCAACAAAGATATTCATAAATGTTGTCAACAATTGAATTATAGCCTTATCCAAATCATCGCGATTTAATTTTGTTAATTTCTTAGCATACTCCTCATACGAAACCATATTCATAATGCTACACATTATTGTATTGATACGTGTATTGAAATCATGCGTTGGATCGACATTATGACGATGTAAATAATGCAAATGATTAATAATATTCTCACTAGTCTCATGGTAGGCCTGATAGGTTGCAAGATTTATACGTTTAATAAATTTTTTAACCGATGCATAGTTATTCAATAATGGTTTATAAATAACCAATAATAATTTACGAAACATTTCAAAATTTTTCATATCCATTGCATGATATAAGGCGGCGGTATAATGTTGTAAATTGAAACCGCCATGTTCAACAGCCGATATTTGTATAAAATGTTCACAAGTTTCCGATGGATTCTCAATTATAGTTGAATGCATATTATCATTGTCAGCAATATTATTCAATCCATGACTATTGCCGATACCAATAGGATTATTAACACCATTACCACCAGAATATGCGAATTTATTATTGAAATCGCTCATAAAACGACGTAACGAGAAACGATCTTCAACACCAAAATCTGAAAGATCCGTAGCTCCGATATTACTATTCTCTTTATTAAATGTCGTCACCATACTCATAATGTATATTTCAAATTGTCGCATATATAAAAAACTTGGATCCATCGATATACTTTTTACGTTGACAACTTTTGGTACGCCAGTTTGATAGATTGCCGTCGGTAAACGTACCAAATATGTATCACCAAGCATTGTATTGATATGCGCAACCGTTCGACCATCAATATACACATTGGAATATTGAAATAATTCCAAATATTTCTTATTCGTACACATGGTTAAATGCATTTTATTTAATATACAATCACTTGTCACTTGTGTATATGGTTCATAGCGTCGTTTCGCCGAATATGGTAATGGCATTAGATCGGGCACTTCAAATATAACTGGTCGCATATTAAATTGTACTTCAATTGCACGCTTTAAATATAAATGCGTTGGTAACGATACAAAGATATTGCTATACATATGATAACCACATTTATTCTTCCATATACTAAACTTTACACTAGCAGCCGGTATACGCAATATCGATTCAAATACTTTCAATAAAGCCGTCTGTATTTCCAATATTAAACCTTCACTAATATGCACCATAGTTTGTGGTCGACATCGGCATAAGCAATCCAAATCCAATGCAAACGCTCGACAATACGTTTTTGTATAGTCAATTGTTAATGTATGGCCAGTTAGCTTAAATTCATTCAATGCATTAGTATCCAACGGTCGATCCAATTTCCATAAATAATGAGTCTTCAAATTACGCGAATATACGACACTCGCTAAATCATTCTCATAATACTTGTACACCTCCAAATGATATTTATCCAAGAAATTATATTCCTGTTGAAACGTTTCCGTACAATTATCAATTGGTAGATTTTTTTGCTGCGGATTGAGACTTGATAACGGTTCCAGAATTTTACTTTGTGGCAATTGCAATGGTTGTACATTTCCATCATATTCCATTGATCTATCAACAACGATGGTACTAGTCATCAAATCGTTTTTTTGTTTATTATAAATATTTTGATTTACCGAAGGCAGTATTTGTTCATCTTGGGTCTTTAGTAATGGTAACAACGATTGTTGGACTTTTGATGTTTCATCGATTGTTAATATAGTTGATTTTTTTTCTGTATCCATTGATGACAATAATAATTGTTGATCATTGTTTGATACGAGTACAGTTGATTGTATTTGTTTTGGTGATTGTATTGTTGTCGTTAGTGGTGTTATTGATTCTTCTGATGATAATGGTGATTGTGGTGTTGATGTTGATGTTGTGATTGAGGCTATTGATGTTGTTGCTGCTGATGATGATGATGATAATATCAATGATGTTGTAATTTCTTCTGTTGATATCATTCGTTTATACTTTTCATCATTATTCGTCGTCGATAGTATATTTGATATTTCTGTAGTTTCTTCTGGTATTGTTGGCATTATAGTTGAATTTGTCGAATCAATTGATGTTGTAGGAAATATATTCGTATACATAGATGAAACATCTTTCATTTGTGGACGTAATGATTTCAATTTTTTCACAGTTATTAAATTTTTCGACATTTTTTTTATACTCTAGTTACATATATATGTATATTATAAATATGAAAAAAATTGATTTCTTCTACACATGTATCGTCGTATGTTTGGGGGGTTTTTTTCTTTAGATTTAATAAATGTTGTTCTTTGGCAAGTGTATATTTATAAATGTTAGCCATACAATCAATGATCAAGTATTATATGGTCAGTAAGAAAAAAATGTTTTAGTAATAGAGTAGTAGTAGTAGTAATAGTAATAGTATTAGTAATTGATGCTATTTGATAGATTTTAAAAGACTAACAATACGTTGATTTATTGGAAAAAAAAGATTCTCTACTTTTACGAGAAATTCAACTTTTTTTTTGACAAGTATAGACTAATATGTCGTCAACAACTAATACAGATATTACAACATCAATACTATCAAAACATCATAATAATGATGATAATAATATGAAAAAAAAATTAACAACATCACATTGGATTATCGTTGTACTTGTAGTTTTGGTATGTCTAATGTGTCTATTATATATGCTAGTTATTAGTAAGAAAGTTAATTTTAGTAAATTTGTCAATGAAACTGTCGAGAAGACTTCATTTAAACCGACAATTTTTAAAATTTACGATCTTTCAACGAAACAAGCATGCAATCGATTAATTATTGTTGAACCATTCACTTGGTATATATGGGCAATACATGGACGTTTGTTTATATTAAATCCAGAAAATGGTTTAAAATGTTTCGTTGGATCAATGCCGGCCGTACAAGTTTTTGCAACACAATTTGTTGAAACTTGTCTAAAATTGGATATGAATGCAATGTTTCTGAAATATATAAATGGAAAAATACCAATTATTGTACCATATGAAATTACCGATACAACATTCACCGTAATTTCTGCACTTAATCTTTTGGTTAAAAATTATATTTATTTCGATGCATTCGTCGAGACCGGTACAAAAACTTTAAGACATTTTCATACAAAAGCCGATATTCATGCATACGATCAACATCATCGTCGACAATTTAATAATAAATCCATTACCACTAATAATAATAGCACTGATAATGTTGATGACAACGACGACGACGACAATGATACTGATAATGATATATATATACCAAATGAATTACATGGTCGAAAACTTACAAATGCTGAACTCTTGGATATTATGAAAAAACCACATTCTAAACATAAAGATCACAATCATCTACATTCACATTATCGCAAACATATAAATCCAGTAGCTGGTGATCATATGAAAATTATACATCGTTGGCATGGCGGTAGAACCTAGTGATGATATAGAAAAAAAAATTCATACGCGCGCACACACAATAAGAACGAAAAAAAATTCAAATTATCAATTCAAACTTTACCGCCTAACATATATATATACCCACCCAGAGTTGCAAGACGTAAAAATATCCCAAAAGTATACTACATAAATGAAATCGTATTTTTTTTTCAAAACTATAGATTGCGCCAAAAAAAAATTATCATTTTCTTATAAACAAAAAAACCCATGGTATAGTCATTACAAGAACCTAAAACAAAAACATCATACATCTACCAATAGATGACATTGACCAACTATAAATATGGTTAAATTGGTGGGAAAAATAGAGGAAAAACTCAGCTATAAATCTATAAATATGGGGAAAAATCAATGGTATATTCACAACTTGGTTTAAATCTCAACTACAAAAAAAAGTTCTTTTTTTTAGTTCATCGTCATACCAACTTTTTTTACTCAACTAAAAGTCCTTTTTTTTAGTTCATTATCATCCCAACTTTTGAACAATTTCACTATTTTTTTTCCACGCACACACACACACCATCTACATGTATACACAATAAAAGAAAATAGTCAAGTTTCATTTCTATCATCACCATTTAGAGAAAAAAACAACATCTCAATATATTTTTTCCCCCCCCATCTGATTACCATCTACTACACATAATATACCTCCATCAATACAAGAGTTGAGTTTTCTCTCTCTCTTACCATAATATGTTACTTGCAGGTAATATTGAAGTATTAATGAAGAAGACTGGAAAAAAAAATCATTCATTTTCCCCCACCCATCTCTTGTCATATTCAGGGTATTTGAGTGAGTGGGAAAAAAATGTTTTTTGTACTCTCATCGTTTTAAAAAAAAATATGAATATTATAGTGTATTGCTATTCATTTTGTTATATGTGTATCATAAAGCTGTACAATATGTTCAATGGTACAAAGATTGTGCGATATCAAGTCTTTATAAGCAAAAATTATATGTATCATGTATCATGTATCATGTATCATGTATCATGTATCATGTATAGTTTCACACAAAAAAAAACAATCGACTTGCCATCAACCCACAAAAAAATAACTACCCCATATACCATACGCACTATTATTCGGTTGTATTTTTTTTTGATATAAACGCCCATACGACGACTATGATATAGGCTAGGCTATACATTGAAGTACGGGGAGAGAGAAAAAAAATCTTACACGAAAATATAAGCAATTTAGACAGTTTTTTTTATTTGATGAAGGAATTGGGTGGAAAAAAGGGCAATCTTATCATTTTAGTTGTTTCCCACCATCTATACGAGTTATCACTATCAAAAAAAGCCGAACGATTACGATGCTCGTCGTTTTTACACGAAGTGAGATAAATCTTGACGAAGCATCTTCGGGTTTTAAATTCGTATAAAACTAGTTGCTCGTATCATTGTTGCTTCAGTCTGTCGTGAACAGTTCTATGAAAGCCAGGGTGTATTATTATATTATATATATAAATATATATATAATATAATAGCTATATACTTCCCCCCCTATGTACATGATTTCCCCCTTATATACAGAGCTTGTAGGCCACATTGGAGCTGGGGGATTAGAGCCAGCCAACAGAGTTGGGCCGCGAAAAATTTTTTGCGCAAATTTTTTTTTGGCGAATAACTACATTCGTTTTTGGAAAATGTTTTTTTACCATATGATTTTGGAAATTGCAAATAGTTTCGGTACTATTTGTGTTTTGGTATACGATTTTTACATATAAACTTTTTGAATAATCACATTTTTTCAAATTGAAAATAGTATCGAGACTATTTCGTTTTAGGTTTTTTCGATTATTCAATATAAATTTTTTGCGAATAATCACATTTTTCAAAAACGAAAATAGTTAGCTAACTATTTTCGATTTGGGTCAATGTTGGTTTTTCATATAAAATCGAATAATCACATTTTTGATTATTGCCTATAAAGTTTGGATGATGTGATTATTTCATATAGGTTTTAAAAACGTGGTTTGCTACGGAAACTATTTTCGTTTTGATGGTGATGTGATTATTTAGTAGTGAAAAAAATTACAACAATTGCAAAGTTTACCTCAGCTTGGTGGGGCAACCCCCTGGGTATACCTTTCGTCTACTGCCGCGACCCCTTCAATCCCTTGCGTCACTCCCCTTTAGTTTGGTGATGGTTGATGAAGTATATAAGAGTGACTCACTAATACTAATAAATGTTATGGGTATATATGTGAGAGATAAGATAACATGTATGCAAAAAAATATAAACACATATAATATAAGTTTTATGTATAAGTGTATTTTTATTAGTGTTAGTGCATATTGGTGTATAGATATATTATAGTATTGGTCTATATATATACGGTTTATGTTGATCGTGTATTTTGTATTTATGCATGTATTCGTGAATGTACGTATGTGTATGGTAATGGGGTATAGTTGTTGGTATTTATAGTGTTTTTTTGTTATTGTTGTGGTGATAATGATATGTATGTACATGTGTAATATATTTTTTTTATATATGTATATGTATATATTCAAGTCTATATTTAAGCACAGTCATGACAATCGTTCAATTCAATTGGTTTTGGATTCTTGGCGTCCAACACCTCATAGATATTATAGTGTTTTGGCTGATTCTCTGGTGGTAATGAATCCATATTTTGAGCTTCATCACATAATAGACCAATAATCTCACGTTGATGCACTGGACGACCAACAAGTATATGCATTGATATTATACCGCTTAATAGATCAGCAATTTCATTATATTCACAATTTCCAGTACTAACTGTATATTTGTGAGCCTTTGAGAATATCAAATCACCACCAATACTATTCATATTTAAAATAACGATTGGATTTGGCAATGTGAGTATATTTTTTATAATACGTTGTCGTGCCGGTGCATTTTTACTCATATCCAAATAAATGAAATACATAGCATCATGATTATTTTCAAAATTATATTGTTGTATATTATCGGCCATGCCAATTGGTGTATTGTAGAAGATTTTTGGTTTATTTGTATTATTGGTTTTCGATGATTTTGTAGTCATAGTCTTTGATGATTGGGATTTTGGTTGATATTGTTTTAATAATGATGAAGAATTTGGATTATTTTTAGTTATTTTTTGGTTTGATGTTTGCAATGATTTTGCCGAGTTTTTGGCTAATGATGTGTTTGTTACTCCATATTCTTTTGCTGTTGCTGATGATTGTGGTTGCATATGTTGTTGCGATTGTGATTCCAATAACGATGATGAACATTGTGATGGTACAAATGCTGAATCAAAAGATTGTAACATTAATGAATTTCGTTCTTGTATTGGTGATTGTTGTTGATTAATATCTTTATTATTTGATGATAAATTTGAATCTGATGATGATGATGATGATGATGATGAAGAAGAAGAAGATGATGATGAAGACGATGAAGATGATGAACGACTATCATTATTTGTAGTAATATTATTATTACCATGACGACTATCGGCATTATTACTAGTAGTAACATTAGCAGTATAGTTATCATCATCATCATTGTCGTCGTTCTTGTTTTCTTCTTCGTCGTCGTCGTCGTTGTCGTTGTAATTGTTGTCATTGTCATTGATATGAACATTATCATTATTATCCATTATTAATTTGCAATTATTAACTTGAGTACACCATAGACGTGCTTTTAAATGTAATTTTTTTGCAATCATTGTCGGTATACCAACAATATTTGAATCAATAGTTACTAACATGTTGTATAAATTTATTTTTTTTTGCGTATGTGTGTGTGGAAATATGGTTATATTATTCAATGATTTTGTGTTTAGGTCAGTGGTTGTTTGTTTTTTTTTGATTTTCCTTTATTTTGATTATTTTTTTTTAGACAGAGAGATATATTTAATTATAATTGGAATATTGTATTGTTATTTGTAGAAAAATGACAATTGTTCAAAACATTACTAAATATAGAAGTCTATAAAGAAAAGACTTTAACGAACTATTAAAAACAATATAGCATTTTTTTAGAAAAAAAAAGGGGGTTTGTGAATTTATAAGAATTGAGCGTTACAATGCCATCATCAAACTTTGCTAATCAAATGTTAGCAATTGGTGCTGCATCAACGTTCGATGCTACAAAATTATCAAATTCAACATTACGCAGTACTGTATCGCATATAAATACTTTACGTCGTAATGGTATCCCAATAACTGAACAAGCTTTAACTTTGAATACGGTGTACATGTTGGATCGTTTAGTCGATGTGCATGGTCGACCATTGACAGATCAATATAAGCGACAAATTGGTTCGACCATTAAACGTTTGTATCCAAAAGTTGATATATCTTTGGGTCCGTATAATCAATCACGGAAACGCAATGCACAGACACGCGTTGCATCTGAAACGTATGTACAAGATATACGAAAAATACGTGATGGTGCTGTTGATTTACTAGTCGATACAAATAAACGTAAACAAATTGAAGATTTGGGGATGTATGATACATGTTTAGCAATTCTTATAACAATCAGTACAAGTTTACGTATTCATGAAATTCTACAATTGAAACTCGCACATATACCAAAAATTCAATCAAACGAACCAATTGGTATAAAAACTAAACGTTCAAACGATGTACGATATATTGCACCGAATGAATTACTTTTGAATATATTTACAACTGTACAGAGGCAACGAGCATGGATACAACAGAATGTACAATTTCGAAAATCTGATTATACATTACGATGCCAACAGGATAGACTCGATGCAGGCTATATAATTATATCATCGGAAGATTATATGCGAAAGAAATTACATGAATTGTCAGCGTCTCTTGGTATATCATCATCAACATTGGGATTTAATGTGTTCCGTAAACATATTACAAGTGTATTGACTGCTGGTGGTGGTCATTTTGTTGCTCAAGCCTTGAATAATCATAGTTCTGTAAATACAACGCTAGATCATTATAATGTTATTACTTCACAATCGGCACAAATGACTTTTGATGATTTAATTGGAAAATTTGATAGTTTGGATAAACCAGAAAAAGATCAATTAATACCACCTAAAATTGTTATGGATAAGAATAATAAATTTGTATTGGCCAATAATGGTTTAGAACAATCAACATCATCATCATCATCTATACATCAATCTCAAAATATTGCAAATGATACTAATAATGAGTATATTAATCATTTACCATCATCATCATCATCACCACCACCACCACAACAATCACAGCTATCAACTATTAATCATTTACCATCATCATCACAACAATCACAGCTATCAACGGCAATATTGCCAATACAATCATCATTGTCATCATCAATACAACAACCGACTATCACAAAAACATTACCACCATCTCAACAACAAGAACAACAACCATTATTAATGGATATACCACCAGTGAAACCATTTCGTCCAATTAAATCAAATCAAACTATAAAAATGCCAACATCTGATCAACTAGAAATTAAACCAAATGAAAGTATTTCACAAAAATTAGAACGTCAACGAGTAACACATATTGCTACAAATATTTCAGAAATTAACAATATTCATGATATATATACAAATCGGTTGAATGAATTGCAAAATATGCATATGAATTCAACACGAACATCACAATTATTACAAAAGAAAATGCAAACAGTTGATGATATTACAAGTTTAAATGCTGAAATATCACAACTTTTGAAAATTCTAACATCTGAGAAACAAATTGCTGCAAATCTAAATATTGAATTAAATAATCGTATATTAGCAACACAATTACCAATGGAACAACTTGAACGTAGTGCATTAATAAACTATAAAAAGACATTAGATGGCATGGTTCGACAAAATATTGAAAATAAAAAACTCTTTTATACTGAAATGGTTAAGCATCGACAGCGTATGAATCAAGTTGAAAAAACAGTCTTGGGCAAATCATCTTTGACATTTGATAAATCATCGGGTCTTAATATACAACAACCATATAATCATCCAAAAATCATACCACAATTACGTAAACCTATAAATACTATTCAACAAATACCATTATCGTCGAACACATCTAATGTGAATTCAATGATATCACAACAATCATTGAAATCACCACAATATTCATTACCAATTGTCGATACTTCAAAAATAATATCATCTCCATCACCATCATCATCATCATCATCAACAACAATATCACAATCTGCACGAATACAACAATATCCATTTGAAACACCACCATATTTTGATACTGATGTTGATATGAAAAATATATTTAACGATTAATACATTTGTAATTTATATATATGAATATAAAAAAAATATTTTAATTTGTACTTGTATCATGTGAATGAATAAATTTTATTAAATATTATACACTTTTTATTGTTTTGAATAAAAAAAAGATTAAATGTGTTTTTTTTGGATAGTTTATACGTTATGCATATGTATATATATATGGTTAATATTTTTTTTTCACAATGCATTAATGTATGAATCAATGATATTCTTAATTTCAAGCATTTGTTCAGATGTATTTGCATTGGTTTTTGGTCTACGTCCTAAGAAATCAATGATTCGAATTTTCATGGTGATATTATTCTTATGGGTATTGCGATTGTCGAGTACATTGGCAATAGTATTTTGTGTGAACGAGTATGTATTGTAAAGATCAGCATTCCAATTGGCAACATTTTGACTTTCTGGCGATTGTCGTAGAATATTATTGATACTCATTTCCAATGTATTGATATTTGGTAATTGTTCGATAGATGAATAATTATTGAATTTTGGATCGTCATAGTTTTCGTCGGTACTATTTGGTTGATTGGTTAGTAGAGTATTTGTACCGATTGGTATTAGAAGCGGTTGTTGGGCATGTTGATTGCCACGTTGTTGTGCTTCATGTTCGCGTTGTTGAGCATTTAAATTTATAAAATTATTATCACTAATCATGGTTGGTTCTTGCATACGTTCGAAAATGTTTTGTTCATCGGAGATTTTCACAAAACGAAAATCTGGATCATCACTACGAATCAATAGAATATTTTTAAATATTGAATTGTTTGGTAAATATGCTATAGTGTTTGGTAGATTTGTGATGGAATAATCATCAGGATTGACATTGGTTAATGGTTGAATGCCGCTATTGGCATAACTGTATATATTTTGCACAGCCTGTTGGAATTGTGTAAGCTGAGATATTTGCTGTTCAACCAATAAATATGCATAGACCGACTGTTCGGCAATTAAATGTTCAAAGTGATCCATTGTAGAACTGTATGTTTGAAAACTATATCAATTCTATATTATACTAACAAATAAAAAGTGTTTCACAAAAAAAACAATACTAATTGTATAAACTTTTTTTCATCAATATACATACATTTAGAGTTAAATATATATATATATTGCAATATTCAAACTAATTTTTATCATCTTTCATATAGGTATATGGTATAAACGACTATATAAGAATAGTAGTATCTGGAACTATTTTTGGATTGATCATGGATGAACGTACATTGGATGATACATCAGATGTAATAATTGGAGATTATATTGAAGAATTTGATAATGCCATTTTAAAAATGTCTGATTTCGATGATGCTGAAACAGTTGTAGTTGATAATGCGAATACTTGTAATGATGAAACCGTTCTGGACTTGAATATGGATGGTAATGATGATAATGCTTGTGATATTTTAACAAATAATATTGAATCGACTAGTGATGATTTTGTTGTGACTACTACTATTACTAGTAATTCGGATATTATTGAAAAACCGAATACTATAAAATCATTAACTAATATTGAAAATGTTGATATTTTTACAAATAATGAAAATTTCAACGAATGTATAATTAATAATGTTGATGCCGACAACGATAGCAATACTAACGATGACGACGATGATGACTATGATGATAATGTTATAATCACTATAAACCCAACAATATCAAATATTGCACCAGTAATGCGAGTTTTACCAAATGCGGCTATACTTGAAAATACCATGTCTACGAATATTGAAGCAATGTCAAATCTTAGTGTTGAAAATCAAACAAATATGGAAATTGATAATTTAAATAATGTTGTCAATGGCAATGATTTATATGCACAATCTATTGCTGAAGATTTGGCTATACAACAAGAATTACGATCTCTTGTTTCAAATTCAATAATTTTATCATCGACCAAATGCATAACTGTTAAATATGGCAATCAAATTATATTGATACCCTCAACTACGGAAATTTCGAATCGTTTACGAACATACTTTTGGGCTTATCCAAAAAAATATATGAAACAATCTATACCAAATGGTGATGAATTCAATCAAATGTTGCGCAACGGCTATCAAAAATCAACAATTGGCACTTCGGTTGATTTGGATGAAGTTACTGGTAATAATGTATATACATCATATAAATATGCAGTCTTTTCGACTAAATATAAGAAAAATATGATTACTGCAACAGTAAATGCTTCAAATGTGAAAAATATTTCAACAATACCTATTGCTGCTACTGCGAAAAATCATAATACCAATAATGATGATACTATTAATAATCATACATCTTCGTCAATGGCTAATCGAGTTATGTCATCCGATGACACTATAAATACTATAAGATCCAATTATATGAAATCATTTGTACCACAATCGTCAACAACAACAACAACACCACCAACTCAAACATCATCACCATCGATACCGCCACTATCTACGAATTTATTGATGCATAATAATACTAATAATAAATCAAATACACAAATATTAAATGATGGCGACACGTTTAAACGTTCAAATATTGGGATTTATCAATATTGTGATTTTGCTGCTGTAATTATTGAAAATGGCCAAATTATTGACTATGCCATACATGGATTTGCTAGTAATATTTCTGAAATGATTTACCATCATCAACCAAAATATATTTATTATAATGCTCAGGAAGGAGATGCTTTGGATATTTTCATGAATTATAAACATCAACCATTTTATATGGCATGCTATGGAAAATTACGACCAATTCGTATTAATCGTATAAATGATTTCTTCAATCCATTAGTATTTTGTGAACGTAACGATTTGTTTTGTGCTTTATGCAATTGTTTGCGTGATGTTCGTGGATTATTCTTTAAAATTCCTGAACAAAAGTTTGAAATTTCCAATACATGTAACATGAATACACCACAAATGTATAAAATATCAACAAACTATCCAAAATATACTGGAAATGATGATGATAATAATGAAAAATCGCACAGTTCACCAAATTTAATGAATGCATTCATATATCGTAATACAAAATATCAACAATCAACAACATCAACACGTATAAAACCTCATCATGATGATATTTTAAGACATAGACGCAATTCATCTGATGCCGATTCAGAATTAGATCGTGATTATAATCCATTAACTAATACACGTATACGTCTACCACGATATGATCGCTCTCGATATATGGCTTATGATTATAAATCATTACATTATCATGAACGAAATCAACAAATATCACCACAATCATATAATTATCATCATAACCAACATCGACATCATCATCAGCAGCAGCAACTACAACAGCAACAAATACAAAATGAAGAACATATGAATTATTATTATCATCATCATCAACCATATAATAATAATAATAATAATTTATATAATCAACGTAAAAATACAAATATTACGAACCACCACCACCATCATCATCATCAACAACAACATGAACAAACGTATCAACATCATAACCATAACCATCATCATCAACAACCAAAATATTTTCATGAATTATCGGAAAAATATCAAAATCATCGTCGTCGTATTCATGATAATAATAATTCTAGACATATAAAACGATTAGTTCGACCAATTATACGTTCAGCTCTACAACAACCACCATATAATCGACGTTGCCGCCTACAATATGCACCCAAAAAACCTGGAACATTTAATGGTCTAAAAAAATATTAATACTATACACGTTTATTTAATCAGGTTTTGGTATATTTGAACAAAAAAAATTACTACTAATAATACATGTATTGTAAAGATATATATATAAAATGTATACACCTAATATTATATACATATTGTATAAATAAAAAAAATTTACAAATATAAAATTTTATTTTTTTTCTCCCTACATATTAAATACTTTGATTATGGTTTTTTTGGGAAGATATTTCTTTAGATTAGTTTATAGTGATTACTTGTGATTTTGATTTTTTATTATATCGTCGTTTAGTTATACCGCCATCAGTTGTTGTTGTTGTATTTTCATTTGTAGTACTCATTTGTTTGATCATTTCATTAGCGGAATTTAATTTTTTCTGCGATACTTTAGATGTTTTCTGTGCTCGTTGACGACGTTTAACAACTTTACCATATTTACTAACATTCAATGATAATGCTGCTCGAGACTTGACATTTCGTAAAACTAGTTCAGCCAATGAAAGATTCGAATTGTTTGGAATATTTTTATTTGATTTCTTCTTTGGTGTATTACGAATTCGTTCAACTAATGAATTTTCAGTTATTACATTTATGGGTTTTGAAGGTGTAGTAGGTTTATTATTAGCATTTGTATTATTTAATTTCTTATTTATTTTCCGACGTCGATCAGAATTATTATATTCAGCAGTTTCTTCAGCCGTATCGGTTTCTTCAGATAATTTTTGTTGTGGATTTTTGGATTTTGTACGTTTAATTTGACTACTATCAAGAATTCGTGTCTTGGTATACGATTGACCAGTACCTCGTACGGGAATTTGTTTTGAATTAATAACCAATGGTGTAAATTGTGCTAAAACTGGTACATTTGTATCATTGACATCAGTAATTTGTGATGTAGTTGGCACATTTGAATCGTCCAATGCTGTAATTTGTGCCAACATTGGTACATTTGTATCATTGACATCAGTAATTTGTGATGTAGTTGGCACATTTGAATCGTCCAATGCTGTAATTTGTGCCAACATTGGTACATTTGTATCATTGAATTCTGTAATTTGTGATATATTTGGCTCATTTGTATCGTCAAATGGTGTAATTTGTGTTAGATTCGTATTATCTAATGCGGTAAATTGTGCTAAAATTGGTATATTTGTAGCATCGTTAATTGTGTCATTATTATTATTAGTATTAATAATGTTACTACCATAATCATCATTCTCATCATCATCATCAATAACAACAATTTCATTAGTAGAATCATCAATATTATAAATTTCAGTGTTTGGTTGTTCAATATTTTCTTCTTGAATAATTGTCTGTTCTTGTGTAATAAATGATTCTTGATTATCATTTTGTTCTTGAACGAATATCTCATCAGATTGTTGTTCAACATAAACTTTATCAATTTGTGTAGCAGTTTCATTATTTAAATATTCATTATTTGATTGGTATACTGCTGCATTTACATTTTGTTCTGATGGTTGAATATCAAATAATGGTTGAAAATCTAATAATTGATTCGATTCTGGTTGAAATTGTTGTTCTTGTTCGTCTAATGGATTTATTTGTGTATCAATAGCATTAGTATTATTAATATCATTAATATTGAAATCAAAGACAATATTGCGACCTGGTGTTCTTGGTACATCTTGTATATATTTATCATTTGTAGACTCGTCAATTGTTAAAATAACATCATCAACATCAACAAGATTATCATCGACTCTTAACGAATCATCGATGATATTGATATTATCATTAATTGGTTGTATGTCGTTTATAGGATTTATATCTAATGGTTCTGGTTCATTCATAATATTAGATGGTGTATCAAATGAAATATTTTCATTATAGAGTACAGTTAATATGTTATTTATGAAATTTGGTTGTGTTATTTCATTGGCTTTGTATTCTTGCAATAATTTATCAATTTTAGATTTTATTTGAGCATATAATACATTAATATTATTGGATTGTGTTTGATTTTGATTGAGTTGGGCATCATTAATGGTTTGACGTAAAGCATTATTCTGTGTTATTAATTCAGCATTTTGTTGCTTTGCATTGTCACGTTCCTCTTGTGCGAAAGCAATTTGATTTAAATACGAATCGCGTTCTTTTAAAATTTCTGTACTTGTATTATTATGCATATTAACTATACGTGTTGTATCATTTGTGATACGTATAACTTGTTGATTCAATAATGTTTGTTGAGCTTCTAAATTTTTAATGACTTGTTGGTCTTGATCCAACTTTTGTTGAAATTCTTGAGTAGCGGTCGCAAGTTCTGCAGTTTTTAGATTATAATTCGAATTCGATGTAATTAGGTCACGTTCAAGTTTCATAACAGTATCTTTAAGTTTTGCTGCATTTTTTAGATATAGACGTATTTGTGATTTCATTTTTTCAATATCATCTTCTGTTGATTTGGGATTGATGATTTGCAAAAGATATTTCAATTCATTACGTTCGTTAAATTTTTCAACATTGTTTTTCTGCAATTCTATAACTCGATGACCCTGTTCGTTTATTGATGTTTTTAATTCATTAATAGTTTTTTCAAAATGATCACGTTCGGTTTGTAAAGTCGAATTTTTAGTATATAATTGGTCGAGTTCATTGCGTAAATATGAGATTTCATTTTCTGTATCGGACATTTGATCGTTTGTATGTGATTGTGTGGTTATTGGTATAGTGTTATGTGATTCATTGTATAAAGGATGTTCATTGTATGTTTGTGATTCTTGTGGTTTTTGTACTTGTGATGGTGATAATTTTATGTCTGATTGTAATGGTTGATGATTATATGGAACTGTTTGTATATAGGGTTGATTTTGTGGGATTTTTGAACGTATCGACTGTTCCAATAACAGATTATTTAACTGTTGTTGCTTCTGTTCGATATCATTTTCTATTTGCTTCGATCTGAGTAAACAGTTGTTATATTTATTAGTCATTTCCGTAATTGTCGTCTTTAGCCCTCCAATATTACGAATATATAGTTCTTTAACGTAATCAATTTCTACATTCAATTTTGCAATATGTCTTTCATTCTCAGAATAGTCATCGATTGGTTTAGAACACATTAAATTCAATTGTGCAATTAAATCATTTACGATCTTCTCAAGTGTTCTTTGTGGATTAATATTATTTTTTTTCGATAATTCCGTCAATATTAATGGTAAGTCCGGTATAGATGTTTGCAGAGTATGTACAATTTGATTGAATCGTATAGGATCTAATGTGTTTGGTTGTGTTGATAATGGCATTGTCGATATATTTCCATCAGTCGATGCCATAGTTTCAATTCTATGGTCACAAGTGTTGTAAATTATATATACTATTTCCAGAAATTATTAATAAAAAAAACCTTACTTTTTTTTACATTATATATGTATTATGTGTTGGTGCAAAAAAAATTAACATATAAATATTCTGAAATAATTCGAGTATTTTTTTTTATTAGATATGTATGCTTTTTTTTAGTATATGTACGCGCGTATATATATGATGATGATTTTTTTTTATTAAAATATAATTACAAATCCAATAATGATGCAATAAAATGAGCATATTGTAAATCGTTAAGTTCGACATCACCGGTAGCTACTAAAGTATTTAATTGTCGATCATTGAATTCATACATCTCTGAACAACTATATGGTGTACACTTATTACCAGATAAATTATTATTGGATGAATCGTCGACTAATGGTTGTGATTGCATATCAACACGTTCTAATGTTGTATTATTTGTGAAATAACGACGATATACTGGATATTTATTTAAATTGATATTACTCTGACCAAAGTTGGGTTCAAGTTGTGATCTAGCTGTAAAATACATTGGATTTGGATAGACTTGTAGGACAAGTGTATAGAAAACATATTTTTCAGCATCATTGGTTAACAATTGATAGACTCCAGCCATATTCATTTCGGGTATACCAAAACCACTGCATAACATTGAGGCGCCAAGTTTTGAATAACATGATTGTGATATATCTTGTACGAGAGCAACGTATACATTAGTATCGGTTGAAGTGTAAATTGGTGGCAATATGACTGGTATACGTGAACATGATAATTTTGTCCATGATAATATACTGAATTCGTTTGGCAATTGTACTAGATATTTGCCAAAACGACCATATTCACCAACGATTCGACGAATAATCATTAAAGTTACAGCCTGTTCTTTTAAATTTTTCGAATATACTGTTCGATATATTAAATCGTTTAATTTTACAGACCTCGCAGCATTATCAATAGCAGCTTCAATATCATTCATACCACATATATTTTTTATTATCAAACCAGTACTTTTTAATGTACAATCAGCCAATGGTCGCATATTAAGAAATCGTATTTTTCCACTAGGTTTAATATAATGACCATCCTTGAATGGGAACGTCAAGAATATACCAATTTTGTCTTTAGGTATAAATTGTTCTTTACGTACATCCAATTTGTAATAGTAATCGATTTGACTCTGATCGGTTATTGTTGCTGGTATTGAGTCTTGAACTTTTAAACTATTCACATCGTATTTAGGAACAAATGATGTATCATAGCCGACACCAAGGAAATTCACTTGATCATAATAAAACGCATTACGAGCAACATAGTCATTGAAATTTGTTCGATTCAATAATATGGCATATTTTGCTTGCCACATTTCTACACCCTCGAGTGTATCAATATTGCTAACATTTAGCATTTGCAAAATATTCTGATACATATAAGTGGCGAACGATGTATTATTCAAATAACGGAATTGAGCTTTATTCTCAAAAACCATATGTTCAAACTCGGCAATATTAACCATTGTTGAGGTTGCTGTACGCAAGGTTGTTGTAAATACTGGCGGCAATATTGGTTGGGTATATAATATTGGTGGTTTCTGTGGCAATTGTATTGTTATACCATAATCAATATGTATAGTATCCAAAAGATCATAGATACGTCGTCGTACACTCTCATTGCTAAAATCATTTATATTTTTCGCATACTCTTGTATTTTATCTAAAGCATTATAGATTTTATACTTTAATATGGTACTAACATTGTTGCATCCATAAATTGCAGCCGCTTTTTTACCAATATATGTAGTAGGTCGTTCATCAAACAATAAAATCTGTTCGACTAGATATTGACGAGATAATTCATCATTGGTCGCAATCGTTTGTCTTGGCGAAAACATAATGTCACAATTAGACATACTATATACACAACCATTTGAAGATTATATTATTACATTTTGTCGCTTGGTTAGCACCGAGACAAATGTTCAATCGCTGAGCATGATTATGGAATCGTTGAGACAATCACAATTTCTAGAGTATCTAATGAAAGATCCATCACATGATGGTGCAAAAGTTTGCGTTCGAAATTATATTAGCTCGAAACCACATTTACCACAAGATTTCTTACCCAAATTTCTAGCGATTGTTAGTTTAAAGATTAGCCTAACACCATCGAATTTCGGTTTTATTCACCAATCGTATAATGCTAAAGTGATTGCAAACAATCTAATGCCAACACACAAGATTACAAATCTAACAATATCATCGAAACAAGACCAATTACGTTACGATGCCAAGAACGCTACACCCTATGTACGAACAAATCGTTTACCACCGCAAGTTTTACGTTTAAAATTTACCGATGATCTCTTACCGCGTTGTATAAACGCAATTGGTGATCTCAATCAAACAATAATTGAAGGAAATCGTGCAAATGGTCGTGAAGTTGGTTCATTTATACGTACAGTAACAAAGTGATTTTTATTTTTTTGACCATCAAATGTGAATATTTATAGTATGTTGAGTGCTGAATTGTTGTGTTGCCTAATAGATTGATGGTGTTTTTCAAAGGAAGAATTTGTGAAAAAAATAAACAGCTGATCGCTGGACCAAAAATATATAAAAATGTGCTAAAAACAAGGGTTAAATTGTGAATAGATTTTACATTTTTCATGATACATGTATATCGAAATTTTAAAAAAATACAATAATTTATATGTAAAAAATGAGAAATTGCATATTTTGAGTCAAAGTTGACGTGAGAAAAAAAAATTCAAATTTTTAAATTGGGATGCTTTGGCGCCAAAAGCGGGAGGAATTCTGATCTCTAAGATGTATTTGCATAACAATAGAAATTTATCTCAGGAGAAAAATGATGCTAATTGATATGCAAATTCGCGCATGTTATTTTAGTCCAATAAATTTCACCCCTCGATTATTAAGTATAAATTATATGAGTTTTATATGATTTTTGGGTTCATGTGTTGTATATTTTTTGTTTTTGGATTGGTTTTTTTTTGCACACATGATATATTATTCCCCAAATATAAGATTATGCGCGAGAACGAGAACGAGAACGAGAACGTCTACGATTGCCACCGGTGGTACGTGAACGCATCGATGCACGATTGGAACGACGCGGTCGTCCAACACGTCTTGGTCGACCCGGTGATGAACTGCGAGACCTGGAACGACGACGACGGCTAACTCCGCCCGATGGTGATGCGCTGCGAGAGCGACTACGACGTCTAGCATTGACCATGATTTTTTTTTGTTGTTCGCTAATAATGTAACTATTATAACCCACTATATTACTATAGAAATAATTATAGTCTATTTGATTTGTACGATTATCGTTGGCTAAATAAACAAATTCGAAAAGAAATGATGGTTCGAAATATGAATTGATCGTTAGCGTTGGTTCAGTTGTTAATAGTGTGGTGTGTACGTTTTGAAAAGTCGCTGCCGGTAACCAATTGTGTAATGTTGATATTATTTCCGATCTACAATCACCAAATATACAAGTATCAATATATTTTAAAGCGATAATATCAACTTCGTTGCAGCAGATTACAAAATCTTTGGTTGAAAATTGATCGGTATGAACATGTAGAATATCTGAACTCTTGGAACATTCGAATGGTAAAATACATTCTCTATTTATATCATATACCAACGAATGTCTATCAATTGTTAATTTAGTTTCAAAGTCTCGTGGCAATACTTCGAATTCTTCTAATATATAGTCATGTATGGCATTTATAAATTCACAAATATTTGTAATTTTCACATTCATAATGGAAATTGGTAATCCATTCGATTTGTTCAACAAATCAAAATCTCGCAAGTCGTCGAACAAACAAACTATTTCTGATCAAGAACATAAATTTGATTATGCTCGCAAACCAATAAATACAAATGGTGAATATTTAAAAGACGACATTAAGCATATGATTACAGAAATATTGAATAAGCAGACAAAAAGTACGAATGTTAAAGATCTTTATTCGGCAAACAACAACAATAATAATGCTAATAATGATAAGGATGAAGTTGTTGTTGTTGTTAGTGGGGATAGTACTGTCAATAGTAAAAATAACAACAATAATAGCATGACTAATCATATCAACAACACCAAAAACAATTACATTAGAAAAAACAACAAAAACTATCGGCTAGCATATGGCCATGAAAACGCCGATAGTTTTGAAGGATTGCCAATTTCTGAAAGTCGTTCATTTGTTAAAAATTCATTGCAGTCGAATGTAGATTCAGCACCGGTTTTGTCAACAATTCATGAAAATGATGATGAAAATGAGCAAATGCCCGTTGATTATTTATACGATGAATTTACAAATTCATCGCATGAAACATCGTCTACAAAAAATTCATCGGCAAAAAATATGGTCCATGCTGGTTTTTCTAGGGATGCTGCGATTCAAAAAAACGTTGCATCTTCGGTTATCTCAAATGATGCTCAAAATTTGAAATTTGGTGTGGCGCGTGAAAATATTGTTATCGATAATAATCAACCACAATCGATAAATCAAATATACGAGCAAATCAACTCTGATCCTTCGATTTCTGAACAAAACCAACAACAACCATATGGAAATTCAAATAATAATATTATCGATAACACTCTAACGAACGATTCTTTCCAGTGCATCCCTGATTCTAATGCAAAAAACCCCAATGACCAAATGCAAAAAATAAAAGCCGCCTTAAAGATTACCAACAAAAAACTCGAACAATCACTAAAAAATGAAAAAAATGGAAAAAACTACAAAACTCTACTAAATACCAAACGAATTCTTCACAATATACGAAATCCAATGATTGGTATAGTCGGTGGTATCAGTCTTTTCGTATTCAATCAATCATATCGTAATTTTGCTTGTATGATTATCAATAATTCACCAATGTTCATATCATCTATTATCTATTCAGCAGCACAATCAATCGCTTCTACAATTCTATAATCTATTTTTCCTACTCTATTCATGCAATTGTAAAAAAAAAATCGCTAAGCGATAGAATCAAATAATATATATATATATATATAAATACAGTAACACACAAAAAAATACGTAATATATACAAGTTTTATAATTCTACACAAATGATTGTATACCCCCCATACTTTTGAATGTTTAAAGTAAAAAAAAATAATTCTTTTTTTTGTAATTCATGAAAAATCAATTTTTTTTATTACGTATACCATGTATAAAATAATAAGTAACATTTGCAAGCAAAGAAAAATATATATATATAGATTTTAACAAAATTACAAATATTTTAAATAATTCTCGATATCCAAGCATCAGTATTAAGTTTGATTCGTACAATTCCTTCCATGAAATTCGAATATGTTCCGAAATCAGATGATTTATTCATAGCTTGCATAGCTCGACTTCCTTCATTAATGAAAATTTGGTTCGAATTGAATTTACCGAGTGCAACTTTTGGACGTTCACCGCTACATGCAATTAATGGTCCGTGTGTTAATGTTGACATATTTGATAAATTGTTGGTATTTAAGAACATTAAGTTGTACGTTAAAAAAACTGTCAGCATACGTATATCATCATAGGTGTGTGGATCAAAAATATTACGATTCATTGTATAGCACCACATAAACTTTGTATAGTTACTCAGAAATAATAGTGGATTGTATGCGAACATTGGTAATTCTGAACAAAAAATCAAATCAGCATTATAATCAGTTTCCAAAATTTTCATAACTTGATGTATCATTGAAGCATTTTTTGGACCATATGCTTCGTAAACATGTTCGCAAACAGTTAAGATGTCAAAACTCAATAGATTATTTGGTAATTGAGTGCTAGTTGTATAGAAACGAATCCATGCGACTGTTGGATGCATATATGCTATATCAATTTTTGTAACTGGTGTAATTCGATTGATTTGACGTTCAATTTCCTTGTTATTTTTTATATGTTTAACATCGAGAGATTGTTGAATTTTAGATGCCGCCTCTTCACTAACCAAATCAATTCCAACCGAACGAGCAACTGGTCCCATAAAATCACTCTGACATTTAATCAACTTCCAAATAATTCGATCAGCATTTGGTTTACGAATCAATGTTAATGCATCATCAAGTGTAATTTTTTTATTAAGTAACATGAATTGAGCGATTGCACGAGCGGCCAAATAAATAGTTGGATCATTCATGATTTCCAGTATAACTGATTCGAGGCAATTTATATCCTCGACCAGAGATGGCAGTATAGGCGATTGACTTGTATACTCCATCGTGTATAGTTATATCTAACGATTCAATTTCAACAAATCGTGGATCAGTCGATGGTGTTAAATATTTTTGAAATTTACGACTCAGATCCAAACTAATCAAATATGTTATATATTCGTTACAATTGATTGAATGAATAATGAATTCATCAACAATAATAAAATCACTTATCAAAGAAGACATTCCCGTACAACGATCCAATGGCAACTGATGAAATAATATCAAAAAAATTAAATTTATATATAGTTGGTATATACCTCAAACAAAGTATAACATAGAGTAATTTATTATATATATATGGTTTTTTCCAACATGAATCTAATAGGTTTTTTTATTGTCTATATAAATTCATCATCGTCAATGGTGAAATCATCAGTTTCATAGATATTATATTCAGTTTCAACTAGATTTTTTGGATTTTGTGTATTATTAGATGATTTTGTTAGATTTTTAGATTTTTTACCATTTTTCATTAATTCAGCAATACTGTTTGTACTACTAGCGCTATGTGTGCGTTTCTTTAAATTTATATTCTTACCATTTGTATAATTGTAACCATTTTCATCTTCAAATTCATTAATATATATATCATCGTCGTCCTCATCATGTTCATCATCATCGTCAGCATCTATATCATCATCAATATTTTCATCGTTGTCATCAATTGCAATACTATTATTGTTAGTATATTTTTTTGGATTTATATTTGATTTTTCTAAAGTATTATTTTGTTTTTGATCATGTGTATTGTTAATATTATTTTTAGTTTTATCAATAGAGTTAGTATTTTTATCATCATCACTATTATCATCGTCTTCGTCGTCGTCAACAATAGTTATTAGTTCTTCGAAATCTTTAGCTTTAGATTTCAATGTAGTCTTTTTCAAACCATTTGTTGTAATAGCTTTATTTTTTATTGAATCATCGTTAGTTGTAATATTATTGGTTTCATGATTTTTTTTTGTTTTTAATGATTTAGTCTTATTATTATTCGAACCACCAAAACCATTAACTATTAAACTTGCGAAATTATTAGCATTTACTTTATTTTCACTAATAATTGTTGATTTTTGATTATTTGATTGTATTTTTTCATCATATTCTTCAATTTGAGTTTGTGAGTTTTCTGATATTTGTTGAGGTGTTGCGTTTATATCATCTTCAAATGTATCAGTGGTTACACTCTTGGCTGGTTTTATTATAACATCTTCAATAATTGTTGGTTTCTTCAATGTTGTTAGATTATCATTAACTGGTGATTGTTCAAGTAATTCAATATATGTATCCGATTCACGAACATCGTTTAACAATTGATTAATAAGACTATCCGTATGTTGTAAACTATTGGTATAATTGTTAGATTTTTCAATATTGAAATTATTTGTGATATTATTCGCATTGTCAATATCATTGTAAGTATTTTCATCAACGTTATTATTAATATTATCACTTTTGTTGTCAATTAGATTGTTATTATCAACAATCATCATATCATCAACTTTAGAATTTACTGATGTGTTAATAGTTTTAGTTTTTATAGGTTCATCCGTATGAGTTTTATCATCGTGAATAATTGCATTTGTAGTCGATGTTATATTATGTATATTATAATTGTTGTCGAAATCGTTGTCATCATTATTACCATTAACATCAATATTGTCGTTGGCATCATCACCATCATCATTATTATTATTAGTAGTAGTAATATTGTCCATTTTATCGTCAACATTTTGTAGATTATATGTTTCGGTATTTTGAATTTGTTCAATAGTTGCATCAAGTATTAAACTTTTATGATAATCATTAATATGTTTTAAACTTTGTGTCGATGAACGACGTGAGTTTAAACGTTTGACCGGTTTAAATGGTCGAATACTTGACGATGTATCCGAATCGCTACTAATTGACGAATTTCTTGGTGTATTGAATGTTGATGTAAACTCTTTTGGTGTATTAATAACAATTGGTTTCTCATGTTCAGTTTGTTTCTCTGGATCATTGGTTCCTGATTCACGAACTATACGTATATTGCCAATTTTAGATTTTTCAGGTGTCGATGAAGTATCTTTTTCATTAAAACTATTTGCAAGAGCTTCAATCGATGTACCAAGCATACTTACAATTATATTCTTAGCAACTATAATTATAATATTTGGCTGCATCGTACTTTGTTTGGTTAATAAATATTGCATTTCATCATCTTCGATACATATACGTATTTGATCGGGTCGAACATGTGAGCTAATAGCCGGAAATTTCGATATAATAAATCTCAGCGATACTTGAACAACAAATTTTGACATAAGAATTGGTAGTTTACGTAAATTCAACATATTATTTTTATTAATTAAATCGCGCAATGTCTCCACATCGGCATTATCTAGATCGACATGTTTTAATATTGGCGAATTTGCACATTGTTGATATAGTGCTGCCTTAATAAATGCTTCTGATGAATTCATTATAAGTTCTTATAAAAATGGACTCGTCTATAATATCGAAATTATTACAATGGAATTGGACATCTATAACATATATCGTACTATTATGTATATTAGTACTATATGTAATATATATACTATTATTTTACTCGTTCAAAACCAATATCTCGCGTCAGAATGAGGATACGGCCAAAAAATTAGCAAATGATAAAATATCAGCACTTTTAAATGGTTCCGGCATAAATAATATACCAAATCTAAATATTGTATCGACTAATCCAATAGTCTCCAAGGCCAATGAATGCGGTAAGGGTCCAGTCTATGTTGGAACAACCACTAGCGATAGAGAATGTGTACAAACGTGTGCAAATTCAACGGCATCATCTATTAATGTTAGTAAAAATGATACCTATATCTATAATGATACGATTTTAACAAGCGGAGCGTATTGTATTATTGGGCCACGACCTCTATGTAATATGAATACTAGTTACGCTATGATGACAATAAATTCTGTTGTTTGTCAATCTAAATTTCCTGAAATTGTTGGCGGTGTATATGGATCAACAATGGTCGCATGCAATAATCAAACAATCAATGATCCACAAAATTACCTTTGGGACTATCAATCAAATAAACGTTTCGATCCACTAACTACTCAAATACAAGATGCCAATGAAATATTACCTGATGGTACATATCGATTTCGTTGTCATTTCAATGGTGTCGATGTTCAGCAAAATAAATATATAGCCCATCCGTTCAATCGTTTCCAGCCTATACGGAATTATTGCGCGTCAGCTACATTTGCAGCACATCCAAATGTAAAAACTGTTTTCGATGATGACAATAGCGGTTCATATACATGTGATTGTGGAAATTATGACGAGACTCGACTTAAGAACATTCATACTGGCAATCCAATGACATTATGTTCAGCCATGTCGTACGAAGTGAAAAATGATGTACGAAGTCGACAATTGTTAACCGTACCATATCGCTGTTTTACTCTCTTCTCACCAATTTCAGACATTGGTCGATATCCGCCATGTCCGAACGAGCAATTAACACGCGAGGGTAGTCAATATGGTTCTGTGGTGATACCATTTTCATATAATACCGAGGTACCAATCGAACATCCAGCGTATAAAGATTTTAGTTCTAGCGATGATGTTGTAATTTCATCACGTGACATCGTAGTACCCATAGCTGATTTGGCGAATTAATTTAGATGACTCATCAAAAAATATTAATGGTTTTATCAGGGAAAAGATAAGAGTTAATTTGCATAACAATGAGAGCTAATTTGCATAACAATAAGAGCTCATTTGCATAACAATAAGAGCTCATTTACATAACAATGAGAGCTAATTTACATAACAATGGGTATCTAATGTATAACCCACTAACGTAAAAAATCATACACTCATCGTTTAGTCTATAACATTCTTTATTTTTTTATTTCAAAAAATCAAAAAATCATCATTTCCATCATAGACATTATAAATATTGGGGGTGTATTTGGAAAAAAAATTAGATATATATAAATGTATTTTGAATTTTATATTTTTTTGTGTTTCGTCCATCAAATTTATACTTCATCGTCGGTATTGGATTCAGTGTCGGTTGTATAAAATGATTTTCTAAGTTTTCGCAAATGTAGAGCTGCTGCCATCATATGATCCATAGATGAATTCGATTTACGTTTACGTGATTTTGGCTTTGAGTTTGTCTCACTAGTGGATGTATCGTCTGGATTATATGTGCCATGATAGCTTTTAAAACAATCTAGAGCGTATTGCAATGTCGTCTGTCGTGCCCAAGTATTTAAACTTTTTTTAACGAAATCATCGTCTTGTCCCTTCATAGCGTAAAGAAATTGACGACATATATTTGACATATTGGGTCTTGGTATAGTTGAATCGTCCATTTTACCAGTTGTTATATATTCACGATACATGGTTATTGCTCGATGTAAGTCATTGGGGTTATAATCTGGTAGAATTGGTAGACCAGTTATTGGATTAAATAGATGTGTTGTTGGCATTTTCTTTGTTTTTTGTACGGGCGTTGCTCGTTTAATAGTGCCACCATTGCGTATACCCAACATTTGTAGACATGCAGCAATTTCATTAATATCTGTCAAATTATTAATAAATTTTTTATCATCATCGACAGCCGTTAATATACCAGCAATCATGCTATCCGTTAACAGATTACTCGTGAAATCTGTTCCACATAATGCAATGAAAACACGAAAAACATCGGGTGTGTAAATAAACCGATCATCAATCAAATCGAAACCAATAGCCACCGTTTCACGAGAACAATTTATCCAGACACACGAATCAATAATATCGTTTGGTTCAGAATATACACTATTCGCATCGCTAGCGTAATCATATTTCGGTGGTAGATTTTCGCATAAAGTGAATTTTCCAGTTTTGCTTATAGGTCGATGGCCATAACATATTGATATCATATCGCTATCGTTAGTTAAAAATACATTCAATGGCATAGTCTTGTCGCGCTGTAAATACATTTGCAATTCAGATTCGCCATGTTGCAATTCAATTACACTATGACCATGTTCCATACATATAGATTTAAAAATGGTGCGAATTAATCCAGCATCAAATTTAAAATCTGCTCTACATGTCTCTTTATTGGAAACTCGTGTTCCATCCATAAATACACGAATCTCGTCAGCACAACGACCAATCAATCCTTCGATATTATGTATGATATTGTGCATATAATCATAAGATGTAGCCGCAATAGCCTCTTCGGCATTGTGTTTGGTCAAATTCGATTCGATCATACCTTTATATCGCATATATTCACCATCAATCATGATTTTATATTTACCACAATTGCGATTGTAAATACCCTTGCGCATAAATGACAAAATTGTCGGAGCACCGTTTTTAATACCCATAGTTGCGATTATTTTTTTTTTACTCTTCTGATTATTAGAACGGTCAATCAATAAAATATGTATATATAACTATTTAACTTGAAAATGTATTTCCGAGTAATAAAAAACTAGAAATCCAATTAATGTTTTCACTGATCAAGAGTCAACCATCAAGTATATAGATCGATATGCGAACCATTAGTTTTTAAATATATTTTAACATTATTTTACCCATAGTTGTATGTGGGGGACTGACTATTGATTTTCTTGTTTGGTTTTCTTATTTAACTGATAATATAGTATAGAGAGTGTGATTTAAACATTGAGTTGACGCATATACTTACATTTTGTTTACCACCAACCTATAATATAAAAAAAATATAGGGGGGGTAAAATAGAATAACCCTATCAATATTAAATAAATATATGTCTCGACAAAGAAATATGTCTGCATCGTTATTTACTTGCCAATCGGCATATAATAATTCAAGCAGCCGTGGTTCACCTCAATGTGTATTTGAAGGTGTTAGTCCATGTCGTGATCAAGTCTCACATTTGATATGTAATGAACATTCGAGACTTTTTGGTTTAATTCATCAACCGGCTAGTTATTGTACTGATTCCGGTGATGTTTGGACAAAAATAAATTTATATTCTGCATCCCAGAACAGTCTTAATATTCCACTATTCATGGATATTAATGGCAAAATTCTAATGAGTGAAATTAAGAATTTCTCAATAAATGTATGTACTCGTTTTCCAAATATCAATATCACCGAATTTCAAGCACGTATTGCCAATCTATTGGGCGTTCAAATGTATGGCATTAGTCCAGATTGTGATCAAAGTTGGTTGAGTGAGGTTACATCATCATTGATTGTACGAAATAATGCTAACGGTGCATATTATTATCAAAATGTATCACGTTTGCATAAAATACTCTTTTACTATGCCAATGTATCGAACGTTCGCAATTCCAATACAAATACCGCAATTTACTTAGTCCCAAATCTATCGCTAACATATAACAATTCCAGCAATGTCTTGTCTTTCATCGTAATCAATAAGAAAATTCTATTGCGCTACACCGATGATCCCAATTGTGTGGCAACACCAATTGTTTTGGACGGACGTCGTGATATTTCTACTGGTGATCAAGATCAAACAATTCAACGTATAGCACAACCAGCAATGATTTGTTAAATAATAATAATAAATGCAAAAAAAACATATACCCTTTTTAATATGTATAAAATTATTGTATACAAAAAAAATAACTCACCACCACCCCCCAAAAAAAAAACAAGATTATTGAGAAAAATACTAACGAATCAAGAATATCAAGGTATACATATATATATACATATTACAATATCATCTTTATAATATCATAATATTTTTTTTATATATATACATAGTGTACAATTCATACTAGATACTGATGATATTATTGAAGATATTCTACATTTATTATTGAATATTTTTTTTATATTCATAATATATAGAATCACATGTTGATAATTGCATAAAGTAGCAACACTCAATCGACACAATCAAATACAATATACACTATTAAACATAGTATAACTTTACATACTATTGGATATAGTAATATATATTGTTTTATTCAGAGGAGTAAAAAAACAGAACTACATTGTTAAATTCCATACAACGAAAAATAAAAACATACTACGAAAATGTCGACAATATCAATATTTGAAAATACTACATCGCATACTCATTTGGATCGTCATAATTTCAATACTGAAGTTGGAAAATCTAAAGTGATGGTCTCATTTCTTACATATTATTCTGAAGAATCACCCGTTTATTATGAATTGATGCCGTTCATACAAATGTTGAAATTTATTAAAGATCGAGATATTCTTAATTCTTTACCACGTGAATGGGTTAAACAATGTTCTGATTTTAAAGATCCGAAATTTGAACAAGCTCAGATTTTACCAGATACCATGTTTGGTGAATTTAGTGCTGTTCATTTAATAATCACATCGAGTGAAAGTAAAATTCGTATGGAATTTGTTGAGAAATTATCAAATATTTGTTTCCGTCGTATCGAAGGCAATCGTACTCAACGCATTCATCAAAAACATAAACAACTCGAAGATAAAATTATCTGTCTACGTGATCAGCATGAGAGACATACTTCAATTCTTGATGTTATACGTGATGCGATCAAAGTAATATCCGAACATCATAATAGCATTGAACAACTCTTGCATCGTTTATATGAAAAAATATAAAATACATTGCTGGTATAATCAAAATATATTAAAACAAATATATAACATGATATAAATTACATGTATCCAATCCAAAAAAAAAATAATTACTTGCACACATACACATTCAAAATATGCATAAATATATATAAACACACACACACAAAAAACTTTTACACCCATGCATACAAATATATAAATTTATTACGTTTTTATATCTTTCTATACATATATCAATGTTTATAATACGATATACGCTTCAAATATTTATATATATATATTAGAATCTCACATTGGGGAAAATGCTCTATATTTATCAAAATACCCATAAAAAAATTATAATGTATTTTTTTCAATATTTATTTTTTTTGAGATATTTTTTTTAAAAAAAAACATCATCACTAACAGCACCACAATATGGACGATAAAAACTATAGAATGTTTATAAATATACATGTATATGAATAATCTATAAATTTAGTCATGGGAATTCAAAAGTTCAAATATAAATCATATAAATAGATTCGATGCATACAGCCATTAAGTCATTCGTAAAGATTTGTTTGATACAAGAACACTGTTGTTCGAAATTCAATTAATTTATTCACAAAATCGTTCTAGTACACATCATATTAATCATGTATTCGTTCAGTGAAGTCAATAAATCCAAAAATATTGGAACATTGTCGATATCGCAAATCGATGGTGTTACCCTGGATAGTGAGGATAGTAATGAAATTGAAGATATTTGTAATCCGAAATACAATGAATATAAATATCAAACCCTATTTCCACCAAATGCTAAATTCTTGACAACATTTAAATATTGGAGCGATCATATGGCGTGTTTTTGGTCAATTCATGAAAATGATCCAAGTGTAGATCGTGCAAAATTTATGACTGCTCCTATAGAATTTCAAAAGATTGTCCTATGTAACATTGGATGCATCATGATTGGAGATTCAATTGTATTGGATTGTTTGAGTTCTGATATTCGTAATATGATTACAAGTATCGAACTAAAGGCAATGTTTGCTGATCAAGAAAGTCGTGAATTGATTCACAAAGTAATGTATAGCAAAATGTTGGAGATTTCATCGAATGCTGACGAATATAGATCTGAAGAATTTATGCAAAAGTATATGTGGCGTTTTCGTAAGAAGGCTCTCGAATATCGCACCAATGATATTCGAATTCAAATGTTTTTCATTATGATGTGTGAAAATATATTGTTTGCACCAATGTTTCAAACAATTTGCTATTTGGCTCAATTGGGATATGCACCACGATCGTGTGACTTGAATTTACTAGTAATGCGTGACGAATATATACATTACCTGAATGCTAGACATCAGTCGTCACAATTTAAAAAGAAAATTGATGTGAAACTGGCATTACGTATATTGCAAGATTTTGTCGACTTGACTGAGGAATTATGCCGTGAGATTGTTGGCAATTATTCAGACAATATATATAACATTGATCATGTGTTGGCACATTTTAGACATGTTGTACATGGTTTTCGATTGGAAAATGATTTGTATGATAATTTTGAAGAATTTTCTATAAATCAACAATTGTATACTACAAGTCCAGCTGAATATTATATGAATCTACCTAAATGTGAATCGAAAATTAATCATATGGAAAGCAATAGTACAATATATAATGTTCCTGGAAATAATGTACCCGTCGATATGAGTTTTTAAAGAATATGGATGAACGAGAAAAAACCATTTCAAATATGAATCAATGTATACTCGACCAAAATATCAATATCTAACCATCAAATGATTCTATAACTACATATATCATTATAAATGTATTTTCTACAATGTAATTATTTTTTTAATACAAACCATATATATATATATATTTCAATAAACGACTATGCAATTATAAATTTATAAATAATTTGTTTGATTTTTTCTTAGTAATTAAGATTTGGAAATTGTTTTATATGCTCGATTCAATAGTAATATAGTTGAATTGTGATGAAATTTTGAATTTAGCAATATCCATACAAGTATTTCACACTTGTATATAGTTCAAAGTAGAGAAATCTTACGATATAATATCCAAAAAATATATATAGTTTACAATCATCTTTAAAATTCAGTTGAATGTTGAAGAATTTTAAAAATATTATATAGAAAATTTTCATATACCCAAGAATCTCATTGAGCTATTAGATTAATTGTAAGTGAAATTTAGCTTAGTGTGTATGCGTTATTGAGAAATTCATATATATATAAGATTGAGAAAACTATAAAATATTATTTACTTGTGTTACAGATTGTGCTCAAAGAACAACATGTTGAAATTTAATATATTTATAAGCATATTCTTGTCATTTTATATGACATTACAATATGCAAACGCTTCAGATGATTCAAGATATCAGCAAATTGTAATTGATACCGCGAATAATGTATACGTTGATCTATTTCATGGTGCTAATGAGATTGCAGCAAATTGTACTACTAGTAAATGTGTAGAAGAATCGTGTCTATCGCGAGTTCAACATCGAAAATTTAAACTTTGTCTGTTTGAGGTTAATAAGCGTAAAAATTTCAATATAACTCGTGAAATAATTGAATCACTATCTCAAAAATACTTTCCAAACAATCAAGGTCTTAAAAATGGAGTAGTATTATCAGAAGTGAATTATAATCATCAGAATATCAAGGTACAGTTAGAAATTGATACTAGTACACCAACAAATTTGCATGCGCATACTAGCCTCGATCATAAAATCAACAATAATAATAATAATAAATCGCATGGTACTAGTAAAAATGCTGTTGGTAGTGGTGGTGATAATATTGCAGTCACACCAGTTGTTAATGTTAATGATCCTACTGCTGTTATACAAGAGAAATCTAAAAATCATACACATGAAACAACCAAATCCGATAAAAATCATTCGAAATCTAATACGAATTTATTAGAATCTCATAATCTTAAACATAACCAACCACACTCTAAGAAAAAAAATGCAAAACTATCGACTGAAAATAATGAAATTGATATAGCTACTGACAAGAATATAATGTCAATTAAGCATACAGAAAATGTCGATTTGAGTAAAGAGAATAAAACCAAATCTAATGATAAAAATGGTGAATCTCATAGAAAAAACATCAAAGCCGAACAAAAAGCAGAATTAGATCGAAAAGCAGAATTGGAACGTAAGAAAAAAGAAGAGGTGCATAAAAAATTAGAAGCTGAACGTAAAGAAAAAGCAGAATTAGATCAAAAAGCAGAATTGGAACGTAAGAAAAAAGAAGAGTTACATAAAAAATTAGAAGCTGAACGTAAAGAAAAAGCAGAATTAGATCGAAAAGCAGAATTGGAACGTAAGAAAAAAGAAGAGGTGCATAAAAAATTAGAAGCTGAACGTAAGAAAAAAGAAGAGTTGCATAGAAAAGCTGAAGCTGAACGTAAAGAAAAAGCAGATGCACATAGAAAAGCAGAAACTGAACGTAAAGAAAAAGCAGAAGCATATAGAAAAGCAGAAACTGAACGTAAGGAAAAAGAAGAATTGCATAGAAAAGCTGAAGCTGAACGTAAAGCCGAAGCACATAGAAAATTAGAAGCTGAACGTAGAGAAAAAGAGGAATTGCATAAAAAAGCTGAAGCTGAACGTAGAGAAAAAGAAGAATTGCATAGAAAAGTAGAAGCAGAACGTAAAGCAGAAGCAGAACGTAAAGCTGAAGCCCATAGAAAATTAGAAGCTGAACGTAGAGAAAAAGAGGAATTGCATAGAAAAGCTGAAGCTGAACGTAAAGCTGAAGCCCATAGAAAAGCAGACGCTGAACGTAGAGAAAAAGAGGAATTGCATAGAAAAGCAGAAGCAGAACGTAAAGCTGAAGCCCATAGAAAAGCAGAAGCCGAACGTAAAGCAGAAGCAGAACGTAAAGCCGAAGCCCATAGAAAAGCACTAGAACTCGAAGTAAAAAAACGAGAAGATGATGATAGAAAAGCAGCCGAAGAGAGAAAAGCAGCCGATTTAGCAGCTAAGAAAAAATTAGAAGAAGAACGTAAACATCATCAGGAAGCAGAAGAGAAAAAAGCAGCCGATTTAGCAGCTAAGAAAAAATTAGAAGAAGAACGTAAACAACAACGTGAACATGATAGAAAAGTAAAACATGAAAAGAAATTAGAACTTGATCGCAAAAATAAAGAACAAGCAGAAATTGATCGTAGGAATAAAGAAAAAGCAGAAATCGAACGCAAACATAAAGAACAAATAGAATTCGAACGTAAGCAAAAAGAACATGCTGAACTTGAACGTAGAAATAAAGAAAAGGCTGAACTTGAACGTAGGAATAAAGAACAAGCAGAAATCGAACGCAAACATAAAGAACAAGTAGAAATCGAACGTAGAAATAAAGAAAAGGCTGAACTTGAACGTAGGAATAAAGAACAAGCAGAAATCGAACGCAAACATAAAGAACAAGTAGAAATTGATCGTCGGAATAAAGAAAAAGCAGAAATCGAACGCAAACATAAAGAACAAGTAGAAATTGATCGTCGGAATAAAGAAAAAGCAGAAATCGAACGCAAACATAAAGAACAAGTAGAAATTGATCGTCGGAATAAAGAAAAAGCAGAAATCGAACGCAAACATAAAGAACAAGTAGAAATTGATCGTAGGAATAAAGAAAAAGCTGAAATCGAACGCAAACATAAAGAACAAGTAGAAATTGATCGTAGAAATAAAGAAAAAGCTGAAATCGAACGTAGAAATAAAGAAAAAGCAGAAATCGAGCGCAAACATAAAGAACAAATAGAATTCGAACGTAAGCAAAAAGAACATGCCGAACTTGAACGTAGAAATAAAGAAAAAGCAGAAATTGATCGTAGAAATAAAGAAAAAGCAGAAATCGAACGTAGAAATAAAGAAAAAGCTGAAATTGAACGCAAACATAAAGAACAAGTAGAAATTGAACGTAGAAATAAAGAAAAAGCTGAAATCGAACGTAGAAATAAAGAAAAAGCTGAAATCGAACGTAGAAATAAAGAAAAAGCAGAAATCGAGCGCAAACATAAAGAACAAGCAGAATATGAACGTAAACAAAAAGAAAATGCTGAAATTGAACGTAGAAATAAAGAATTGGCAGAAAAAGTTGAATTAGATCGTCAATATAAAGAACAACTCAGACAAGCAGCAATTAATCGTCAAAATAAAGAATATGCTGAAAATGATGAAAAACAACAAAAAATAAATACAACTAATAATCAAAATTCGAATAATTATGACGACCAATCACTGGTAATACTTGAAAATATATATAAAATTAATATACATTTAAAATCAACTAAATTCAACTAACCACATAAATTACTAACGAATATACATTATATTTCCAAAAAAAACCACAATATCAACAACAGTAACAACTGCAATAATTCAATATCAAAATGTGATATTTGGAAAAAAATCAACATCACCACCACCACAACAACAACAACCATATATAACAACAGCAAATATATATATAAATATCATATACATTAACAATAACATTTATAAATGTATCCCCCATTGCACATAAGTGAACTTGTAACATCTCGTAAAAAGAATCATAATCGTTTCATAAATCGTCAACAAATGGTTAATTTCTCTCACAAAAAAAATACTAATATTCTCAAACACAATAGTGTTATTTAATTCACTGGTTTTAATTCGAACAAAAAAAATGTTGTATTTTACTAATGCCTTCAGTGTATACGTGTGTGTATAAAAAAAAGTATCGTGTTATTCACAAATATATATATATCGAAAATAAATATATATGTATTTTAAATGTAAATTAGGGAAAAGAATGATTCTAATTCTTGAATACTTCAAAATTTTCATATTCAACAGGATCGAAGAGTATCGAATTCAAAAAAACCAACTATACAACAACCAAGAATTACATCGACTTCTCGAACAAATATAAAATCAAATCAATTGCCATCCAATACAAATCCAATTTTCAAACCAAACAATTACAATTCATTTATAATGAGCCATAGACCTACGAAATCATCATCATCAATTGTACAATCGCATACCATTGATATGAGACCTTTAAGATTTCGATATGAGACAGTTACTGTTCCAACACATAAACATCATGCACTTGAATCCACATCAACAACAACAACATCATCATCAGTAAAAATACGTAGACCTCATATAGAATCATATAAGCAATATACTAAAAATAACTATAACCCCAGTAGACATCAGACAAATACTCAAGTAAATACAAATGTAGAATCTGATTATATGGTACCAATAACTCTACGACCACCAGTACATGATACACGATATCTCTTACAGGAACATGTCAATCCATCGCCAAATATGTATAATACATATAGACTAATCAATGGCAATACAAATGATAACCGATACAATGATGTTACCAATCAACTAAGCAACGAATTACCACAATATGGTCAAAAATCGAATTTTCCACAATATTCACATCCAAATAGTTTAGCATCAAAGCCTCGACCATCGCTGGAACATTTATTCCCATACAATGCTGGTGATACAAATCAAATAACATCACCACGTTCACGAGCAATTATAATAACCCACGATGATGACGATAATAATAATAATAATATTGATAATATTATTGCAAATAGCCCCGATCGTATACCAAATATTCCAGAAATAGTACCAACACATAATACTAATGATGATGTCCACAAAAATAATGATAATAATAGCACCAGCGATATTAGTAACGATAGCCGTTCATTATGGATTAAATTAGATAATTATATTAATTATTTATCATATACAATCGGTGCTATACTTTTAACAATCAAAGTTTTCGCAATATATAAATATAAGCGATATATTCGTGACAAATGCTGCTGTTGCTTCAAATCGAAATACAATGAAGTTCAACAAACTGAAAAGATGCGAACCTTGCACAAGCACGACATCAATAGTATTGAAATGCATCCATACCCAATGACTACAACAAAAATATCTGAATTGAATATACCAACATGGAATCATTAAATATAATTCAGTCTTTTTCAAAAAAAAACAATGTACACCAAACCAAACGAACATATTGTCAATATATATATATATAAATCTAAATGTTGTAATAATTTTAATTCAAAAAAAATCATACTATTCATAAATATATACATGTTTATACAAAAATAATTAATAAGTCGAATCATATATACTTGAATAAAATGCATTTTTTGCAAACTACTTAATTTTGTTGTATTTTTTTTGCACATATATCGTTGATTTTTATAGTTTTGAGTAGATATTTTCTCATTACTGGTCAGTTTTTATAGAATGAATTTTTAACAGATTCGAAACAAAAATAAAGGATATTGGTAATTTTTACCCAATCGATTTATTTTAAAATTCACATTATACAATCATGGTCAATATATATATATTGGAATCATTTAATTTGTCGACTACAAAAATCAGCAATAAATTTATTTGTACGCCCATCAATACACACAATACCATATTCGCTAGCAATATGTAAAATGTCTTCGATTTTGCCAGGCATATTTGATACATGAGTATATTTATAAGTATATAATTTTTCAAATTCATCAATAAGCGAATCAATTTTATCATCAGAATTATAAATTTTTAGTTTATATATTGAATGTGGTTGATTTCGACCCTCACGGATTGTCGGTGTTGGTATAAAGCTTGATATAAAATTGCATTTCATTTTTTTTGGTTGGGTAATAAATGTTAAAATTTTTTTTTATTATAATATATGTTACAATGATACAAGTGTATAATAATAGAAAAAAAAATATTGACTTATATACTATTTTTTATACTTAAATTATAATTTAATACGTTTACAATTTTTAAACGTATCATCATCATCATTGTTATTGTTGATGATATTATCATATTTTCGAATAACAGCACCAGACAAAGTACTAATAGATTCATTAACATTAGAATTATTAATTTTAGATTCGGTTTTAAAATTATTTAAACACTTATCATTAAAAGTATTACATTTTTCGCGTTTAGATTCATTTTCAATATTATTTAGATATTTATCACGACAATCATTCGAATAATCACAACGGCTATCATTAGAATTAGTTAAATCATCATTTTTAGATCCAGTATCAAACATGTCCAAATCATCACAACAAAATAAATCTTGTATAGGTAAATCGTTTGATATGGATTTAACAAATTCATCGACATCATGATTTGAATTCGTCTCATCTTTATCACAAGAATCATGATTGTCACAGCCTTTACATTTAGATTTTTGATTTGCGGTTTCTTCTTGTTCAATCATAGCGTGTATATCATTATATAGAGGACTATTGCCTAAACCATAACTATCAGCAGTTTTCAAATTTATATCATCGTCAGTAGTGGGAATATCATCGTTTTCAACTGGTACATATTGTCTATATGCGTCCATGCCAATAGTTTTAACCAATGTTGTCATCTCATTTGAAATTTTTGGTTCATTCGCATAGTCACCATCATATTGTATTTTTTCAATATCATCATCTCGTATATATTCCATAGATTTCAGTATTAAAAATTGATCGCCCGTTAAAATGGAAGCAAGTATATTAATATCATAATTATATTTTTCATCGTTTTCAAGTAATAATGGCGACATTAAACCATGTTGTACGATATACATATACTTGTAATACTTGTAAAATACATCAAAGCATTTTACAAATTGTTTACCATTCATTTCAGGATCTTCACACTCAATATTGCATTCATAGTGATTCTTTGTCGATGCGTTAGTCTCATTTTTACGAAATGCTATACGAAACACAAACGACTTGCGTTTATCAGGTATATTAATTTTAATTGACCAATAGACAAAATGTCGCAATCGAGAATATTGTAGTGGTTTCTTTTGTGGCCATTTAAATTCCGGACATGCTACTTCAATGGATCCCGTTAATGAGTATCGAGAATTAAAATATGTAAAATTCTCTTTAGCCAATTTCAATTTCATTGTCGCAATATCAACAGTTGATATATCATCCGTAAAATAATCGATACGAGTAACAATATTCGCCATAAATACTCGACTATTGACATCATGAAATTCTATAGACACATCATCATTGCTATCCAAATACAATTGAGCTTGACCATTAAAATAATATCGATATCTTTGCAGTATACGTGAATCGTTGAAATCAAATCTTGGATCTACACATGTTATATTCGAAGAGTATTCAATTTCATTCATTGGTCCGAAATGTATTACATCTGGATTTTCAGCAATCAATTTTTCAATATTTGGCAAATGATCTTGCATGGTATAGACATTTGGTTTATTATTTGGCTTCTTGATATAGAATCCAGGTATATTCAAATTCTTACTATTCAGTATATGGATAAGATCAGCAACGACATCAACATCACCATCATCCTTCTTACAAGTATCCACTGGAACGGTATTATTTTTAGAGACACTCATTTTTTTTCCTTCGTCTCTACAATATACAATGTAGTTGAGATGACAAAAAAAAATGTTGAAATTATTTTTTTTAATAGAAATGTATATCTGTCAAAAGATTATGGTTGACTAATCAATAGACATCATACATCCACTATATATACAAATGTATGAACTGTGAAAGAAACAAAAATATTTCCAAGTATTATTAAAATTTGCAGTAGAGTAGTAAGATATATTCAAATAATACAATATATATATGTATAAAGAAAAATAATGGATATCGTATTTCTATTTCTTATATTATTGTTAGTTGTTATATTGCTTATAGTCTATGTTTTCAATCGTATCAAATATACAACCGACATTGATGAACTATTCAAAGATATAATATTACAAAAACCATCGACAACATCATATTCACTAGGTTTAAATCCAATTATACCAAATACATATGATAATGTTGTAGTTGGTAAAGATGGAGAATTGAATGTTACTCACGATATACTACCAATTGATTTGAAATCAAAATTTATTTCTAATCAAGATCATGGTACAGTTATTCCCAATGCTTCAGGTCATAATTTTACAGTTACTGGCATTGATTTAACGACATTTCAATGTCCAGAAGGTTATAATGGTGCCGAATGTATAATGAATCCAATATGTGATGATAGTCAAAACGATGTTGGTAAATTGAAAGCACTAACTTATTCACAATTCAATAGTCTTGGTCTATATATGAATAAATTTATATCGAAAAATGTTAATAGATCGATTGATAACTTTGTGGCAGAACCAACACATCCGCGTATACGAGTAAGATGTTTACCAGGTAATACATATGAGTTGCAAACATGTCCAAATACAACAATACTCAATGCTAATGTCAATTGTGTACCCTATGATATTTGTGAAGATCATATTAATGGTTATAAGCATAATTCCATTATTGATGAACAACAAGATCTACTCATGGATAACGAATATTATATATGTGAAAATAATAAAAGCGTCTTAAAAACCTGTGCCAATAATACTGTATTCAGTGAACAATATTCTGGTTGTATTACCGATTCAGAATGTTTTGGCATGGGAGATGATACAATTTATGTTGATGATATAACATATCTACAATGTCATAGTGATCGTAGTGAAAAAATTAATTGCCCACATGGTGTTATGGTAGATAATGGTCGTTGGTCTTGTAAAATTAGTACGTGTACACCACGAATTGTAAAATTTGTTGGTGAATTATTAGAATATAATGTTGGTGAAGTAACATGCGATGCTAATAATCAACCAGTAACTAAACTTTGCAATCGCAACGTATCCACACGAAAATATAACTATGAATGGGGTGAGAAAATGTCATACAGTATAAAGAATTGGCCAGAAGAAATATATGATGAAAATCGAAATTGTGTACCGCCAACCGATGATATTATACGTGACACAACAATATCATTACAATGGGCTCCAGCTATGAAAGATTATCACCCATTTAATGTTAAAACTCAGACATACGATTGCTCTGATAAACCAGATACCAAATATCGTTGGGATTATTTACGTAAAAAAATCGATCCACCATTTGAGAGTGATGGTCGCGAATTAATTAACTCAGCAGAACCATGTCAGTCCGGACCCATGGCTGTAAATCCAATTAAATATTCATATACTCATTATCCACAAGATACACCAGCATACATTGTACTCGCCGAACATTTGGAATTGCGCAATTTTTCAAGACTATCGTTTTGGCCACAATATATACCATCGGAAAAAATGTATTCCGTCTCGCATGTAACATATACAGACGAAGGTCTAAATATTGAAGAACAATCATCTAAAATACCACCATACGGATTTCTATTACCTGACATTATCGATAGTGAATCTACAACGCCAATTGATTTAAAACTAATAGGTTATTCAACACTCGAACCATTACATCGTACACAAAACTATTTCATTTCGAATGGTCAACCTGAATTGGCAATACTCTATGAGCCAACTAATGAAAATACACTCTTTCGATTCGTTGATCAAATTACCACAACCGAAGAACATGTATTTGCTATAAATTTTACAAAAATCACTAAAGAGCTAACAATTCTACCAGAACTCGTCTTAACCAATCAAAATATTCGATACAAAGATCTAGTAATACCAATAACATATATACTCTTTTATAATCAAGTCAATATGGAAAATACGAAAGAAGCTTCTTTTATTATGGGTTTCGGTGATCGTATAAATATACCATATAGCACTGTTGAATATCCAATATTGAAATTTACATCCTAATCAATACAATTCCATTAACAAAAAAAACCACATTTGATTTTTTTTTATAATTTAATTTTTTTTCACACATACACACAAAAATAATCACTACACAAATAAATGTAGACGATACGAGTAATAGTAGTATGAAAAAAACGAAAGATAAGTATGCCTCGAAAAAAAACCTATTAAATGAGAAGAACTAAATTATTGCACAAATAAAAAAAACAGTATTCATATATATATATATATATACGTCAACAATAATGGATAATACAAAACTAATTTATTGGAAATTGTCGATTGTATTCGTATTATTGATATTGATAACAATTGTTATTGTGGCCATTTCAAATGTACAGAATATTGCAAATATCAAACCTAGAGTAGAATTTGCTGGAATAGAACAGGATTTCGTGAAACGTGATTGTAATACCGAAACCATTTATAGTGTCAACGACGAACAATGCAATACAATATGTCAATCAACAGATACATATGTTAGTAATAACGGTATATGTGTAAATATATTAACATTTAATCAGTCTAGTCTTGAAAATAAATGTTCACCAAAACATGGAGTAGTAGCCTATCTACTTGGTGATCCACAATTTGGTACTACAGACTTGCGATGTATAAGCATCGATGCCGGTGTTCAACCAGATGATATTACTAAACCAAATACAATATGCACTGGTGGCACAATCGATATAAACTACATTGAATCGTTTCCACAACTCGAACAATGTACATGTCCCAAAGGTCAAATATTAACAATACTTATGAATACAAGTACAATAAGATCACGTGGCATATGTATACCAATCAAAGCGAAACCATTATACGACTTGAATAATCTAATATATTAGAGAGCAAGAGAAAAAAAAATATTAACCACACACCATTATATGACTTGAATAATCTAATATATTAGAGAGCAAGAGAAAAAAAAATATTAACCACACACCATTATATGACTTGAATAATCTAATATATTAGAGAGCAAGAGAAAAAAAAATATTAACCACACATCGTTTCTCTTCCCCCCCCCCACACACACAACCACAAACTGTAAATAATAATAATATCAATTGTGGTTTTTTTTCTCAAAAAAAAGACATTTCATATAACATAAATGAAAATTTATTTTTTTTTCATCACTTTTTTTTGACTCTCGTTCTCAGTCTCTCGCTATACATCGAACAATCGTGTTAAATCTTAAAATATAAATTACATATAATGGTTGTTTTTGGTTTGTTAAACAAAAAAAATATTATTCATTTACATTTGTATTGAATAGTCGTCGCTTTTTTGTTGTTGAATCTGATGATGATGATGATGTAATCGAATTTTGTAATGTTCTTTTTCTTTTCAATGATGTATTAAAACGTCGATTATTGTTAGTATTTTGATTTGTTGGTGTAGTTGTAGTAGTATTAGTAGTTGGAGAATATTTGTTATTTATACATGATGATACTGTTGCTTCTGATGATTTTGATGAATTTATAGTTGGTAAAGTATTATTTCCATTAAGACGAATAGTTAATATTGGTATTGTTGATGAAGTATTATTATTACTGCTGTTGCTGCTGCTACTATTACCATTATTATTGATGCAACTACCTTTTTCGGGTTCGAATGTTTTACAATCTTTTTGTTGTTCAAGCATTATATTCAATTCATTTATTAACCATGCACTAGAACATGATTTTTTTTCAATTTCATAATATTTATAGACTTTGGCACAGAATTCTGTAGTCAATACGAAAACATTACTATCGACAATTTTTATACAATATTTAGCATTACGTTGTTGTTCTTCTGGATCGACAATAATATTAGTTTTTGCAATTGATTCAATATATGATATTGTTGAATTACGAATACCATATGCATTATTAAGACCAGCAAATGATGTCAAAACATTTGTATCACGTTTCATGAATGTACTCATATTTTCAATATTTGGTATACCCATTTCAGGAAATAATTTCAACATATCAAGATCGTCCAACATAAACTCGTGTAACCAAACATTACGATCAAATTCTTCAATTCGTGATAATGCCAATATTATATGTCGATGTTTAATAATTACATTCATTGTTAGTAATGAATGTGGATTTTCAATTGATTCAATTTGACAACGTTGAACCAATATCTGTTTGCGATAACTTTTAGTATTGACCAAATCAAGTATACTATCACGTATTGAAATTCTCGTATCAACATCATTGCTCAATAGAAATTCCGATGCCAATAAACTGAATCGACTTAAATCACTTTGATTATTTGATATTTCATAATGTATATAATTTATCATTCCATCTCGAACATCATCAACACTTGGACTATCAATTATTTTTTCATCATCATCATTAATAGTGTTATTTTTTTCACCATCATTTAAATTAGTCGATTTACTTTTATATCTACAATATTGTGGAAAATTTATAATTGTTGATATAATGTGTGATATTTGATTTGGTATTGTTATGCGATGAATTTGTTTAGGATCAGTTACACGTGACAATGCTACATATAAACCTTGATAATTTGTACTATTTAATAACAAATCCAAATCCTCTGTAATTGTACAACCCTGACATTTATGCATAGACATGAAATTTGCCGGATACAATGGATAGTTATAAATTTTGCCTGGAACTTTATCTAAAAGAAAATCTCTATGTTGTTCAAATATTACTGAATCGTAATTACTACTACGTGTTACTGCTATCAAATCACCCTGATCCGTTTGAATCATCATTTCATTTTTTTCAACATCAATATTCACCAATGTCACAATCGCTTGATCCGAATGCTTTTGATAATAATATCGTCCGCCAACAACCAATGGTAAATATGGTAGAAATTTATCAACTTTTGGCGTTTTATTTTCCATGATACGTGTATTATATGCCAAAACTGGTGCTGGAGCAATTAAAACACTTTTACCAGCTGCACGATCGCGTACATTCGATTGATCAATGAAATAAAATTCATTATGATAGGCATTATTACAAACGAGCATGTGTGCCAAATCCGAAAGTTCCTGATGTTTTGCGGCCAAGTGTATATCCGTATATTTAGGTGGTTCAATCAATTGACGTAGAAAAAATGCCGAAACCATGGCATACGCATATGTATCCAATTGCTGATTCGATGAAAATTCCGAGAAATATTCAATAATTTTATTATAAGATGAGTTCTCGCATCGTTCATTTTTTGATAATGTAAACGTTTTAATTGAAAATGCTTCGGCCATTGCGTACGATGAAAGAATTGTATGTTTAGAATTGTGAACTGGTTGCAATTGATTGCGATCACCACAGATTACGGCACCAATCTTACAATGCTCCAACAATATTAAAATCATCAATAGAAACTGTTTCGCCATCACCGTATATTCATCGAGAAACACAATTGAATTGTAAATATCTGGTAAGTCAGCCTTCTTCAACATTGAAATTATTATCAATGTAAATTCATATGAATCCATACGCGATGTTAATAATAAATCCATCGACATGTATTGATAATAGCTAAGCTTTAAAGTTTGCATTATAAATTTAGCCACCGTAAATCGACGAGAATTATATTTAAAAGCCGAAAGTAAATCATTTTTATATATAATCGTCTCAATATCACATGTATGATTATATGCAATTGATTTGAGAACAAACGATTTACCACAACCAGGTCCAGCTTGTATGGTAATTATATTTTTCGGATTTGCCAATACATATTTGTAGATTTTCAATTGATCACTATTCAAATTCTCACAACGGTATTGATCAATCTCACGCCGATGTACATTGCAATCATAAATTTCAGTTTTATCCAACAATGACGGTGACCAGCCAGGTAAACGTCTTGGTATTATTGGCCGCAAACGTATAGCATCTAAATTCAATTGTGGTATATTATCATCATCACCACCACCATTACAATTTCGTTCTATTTTCAAAGACATATCGTCCAAAATTTCTTCTCTCAATAATTGGGGGTGGGGTGAGAACTATTTAAAAATAGACATGTTGGAAAAAAAAATTATTAGAGAATTGTTATTAATTGTTCCCCCCACAACCCAAGAGTCTATATATTCTCTTGTTTTATACATATACTAACCACAAAAACCTTGCAATCAAATACTTTTTAATGAACTGTTGTCATTAGTAGATGTATATAGATTGACTATTTTAATTAGAGTAACACGCCAAGCATTTATATATATACTGCTTAAGACTTTGAATATAAAAAAACCAAATTACTTACAAATACCACAAGATTACAAGATATTTTCAACAGCTACAACGATAGAGAGACTATTATATATACGTATGGGGGTAGGAAAAAAAGAAAATCTTTAAACTTTAGTTTTAAATATCATGAGCAATAGTACTAGGTATACATGTATATTGTGAGTAGTCAGTCAGTCTATCAGAACATTATCATATTTGATACTTTTTTTTTCGTCTTGCGAGTATAAAGATATTTTCTTTTCTTTGGTGAATGAATATGGATTGTATGTGATATTTGTTGATGGTGTGTTTTTTTGAGATGATGTAGTATGTTACTTGTATAGCGTGTGAGAGAGAGAGTATTTTTAATAGTATGATACATGTTACATGTATAGCGTGAGAGAGAGTAATTTAATAGTATGATACATGTTACAGGTATAGCGTGAGAGAGAGAGAGTATTTTTAATAGTATGATACATGTTACAGGTATAGCGTATGAGAGAGAGAGTATTTTAATAGTATGTGATATGTTACATGTATAGCGTGAGAGAGATAAAAATATATTTTGAGAGATAATTATTATTTGAGAGAGTAATATTGCACGAAGTATAAAACTACTTGTACTAGATGAGAGAGCTTCAGTCTGTAATGAACAGTTCCTACGAAAGCATGGGGGTATTATTATATTATATATATAAATCTATATATATAATATAATAGCGCCGACTGCGCTGCCGACGTCGGCAGAACTAGCGGCAGAGGCCTGAAGCCGAGAGGTCTTGGCCGAGCGAAAAAATATTTTTGCAAAAAAAATTTTGGCGAATAACTACATTCGTTTTTGGAAAATATATTTTTACCATATAAACTTTGAAATCGTTAATAGTTTCGATACTATTTACGTTTTCAAATATGATTATTCAGTATATAGTTTTTTGAATAATCACATTTTTTCAAATTGAAAATAGTTTCGATACTATTTGTATTTTTGGATTTTTGATTATTACATATAAAGTTGTTGAATAATCACATTTTCCATAAAATCGAAAATAGTATCGAGACTATTTCGAATGTGACGAATGGTTATTATACAATAGTGAATATTTTGAATAATCACATTTGCAGTAAATTGAAATAGTATCGATACTATTTTCATTTTTTCTTTAATGTTAACAATTGTGTATTTTTCATATAAAGTTGTCGAATAATCACGTCTAGTCCAAAAATTGCAAATAGTAACGTGACTATTTGTGATTTTCAATTTTTATGTGATTATTGATTATTTCATATATTTTCTGAATAATCACGTCTAGTACAAAAAAATTGCAAATAGTAACGTAACTATATGTGATTTTCAATTTTTATGTGATTATTGATTATTTCATATAATTTTTTTTTGAATAATCTCGTTGTTTATTGAATGGTTGGTTTGTTATTTGATTGATTATTTCTGATTGTTTTGGATTATATTGTTAACCATTTTTCTTTTTTCCATGATGTGGATTTAATTTTGTTTTATTAATAAGTCAATTTAATATAATCGTATATATGATAGTATATGCTTATTTCAAAGTTAATTTTTTTTGAGAAATATATATATATATGAACAAACTCTGTTAAATATTGGCAACTTGTCGAATCTATATCTAAAAGTATGCAATTGTTTTTTGAGGGGTGAAACAAAAAAAATAAAAATTATATATATATAGAAAAAGATTGATTAGTAGAGACCGTATACGAGATCTTGTTGATTAAAATTGTTCGTGTGATATGTATAAAACGACAGAGTAGTATAGAAAATTTATTCAGTTCATTTGTGCTTGTTCAACATAATCATCATAGTCTCAGTTGTGTGTATTATAACTCATATATCATCATGTTGTTGTCACAATTTCTTTTCCTAGTTATTGTTATAATTGTAATGCTTTTGATATTTTCATTGATTATTTATAAACTTTGGATGCGTTCAAGAAACAATGATCATTTACATGATACATCATATCATATTAATAATGTTCTATCTGGTGTACAAGAACCATTGAATCGACCAGTTAATGATTTTTATCAATTAGTATTTAATAATCGTAAATCCATATCAAATGATATAGATGAACCAATGCATGGTAAATATATATATTTAAAAAAAAATTACATTAATTACAAACATTTCAACATTTCAGATGATTCTCAACCTTTGTCACCATCATCAGCTAAACATAATTCTTTGATTATTGAAGAATTGCCTTTAATACCATCACCGCCGCCGACATCACCACCATCATCATCAATATTACCAACATCAAAAACAATGAATGCAACTGAAACAAGTATACCACCTCATGCAATGACAACATCATCAAAATCTACAACTGACACCAACAATAATAATATTATTTCTAAAACTGATGTTGCTAATACTGCTAATCATAACGAAACAAAATCGACGGTGCCAATACATTCATCAAAACTTCCAATAAAAAAGAATAAAAATGAAAAAAATACTCAAATTTTAAATACTCAACAAAAATCGACTAATGATGATGATGATGATATTCCAATTTTACCAGACATATTACAAGCTGAATTGAATATGGATGAAAAATATACAGTTTACGATTCAAATGGAAAACTTTTAACACAACCTGACGATCCGACACAAATAGTTATTCATGAATTGGACAATGTACCCGATTATCAAGGATTCTTTGACGACGCCTTTAAACATATCAAAAATAATAAAAATTATACAAGTAAACTTGCAAAAACTAAAGCATAATGGAAAAAAAACTATGCTTAAAAAAATATATACTTAATACATGCATATATATATATAACTTGGATGATAATAAAAAAAATAAAAACACTATACATCTCAAAACTATATATTTGGATTTTTTTTGAATAGTTTTTTTTCTTCACTCCCCCACCCCATAGATTTTAAATATCTATCGTTTTCAAATAATTCATTTGTTTGATAAGTTTATCACGATTTTCGATGGGTTCATGTAATATTGCTTCAGAGTCGAGTAATTTTTGTATAGTTGTTGGATAGTCTTTATGGAATCGTAATATTGCATGGTTCAAGACGAAATTATCTTTTAAATGTTCGGTTGTGACGTTAGAATTTTGAAATTGTAATAGTAGTGCTCGCATTAGACAATACAATATTTGATTTCTACTCATATTCATAAAAGCGATATCGGAATTGTTAAAAATCATTGTCGGTTCATATTGTTTATTGAATTTGATACCATTGAAGACATTATTAGTACTTGTTGTATAAACTTTGCGTTTAAGTAAACTCGAGACACGAGAATATGATTGTTGTAAATAATTTGAGAGTATTATCGTGATCAAATTATGTATTTTTGGTTGCCAATCAATGTTACTTTTTATATATGTTGTTGATTTTTGTAAAGATTCATTTTGTAAATCAATGCATTTGTATACTTGTGCAAAGCTTGGTAAGTAAAATATTGGTCGATTTGGAACATTGATATATTCAGCAGTTTTATCAACATTTTCAGTTATTTGATTATGAAATGCTTGGACTCCTGCCATAATCGAACCAAACGACATTAATTTTATAGTTTCACGTATATTCTCAGACTCTTTGATCAGTTGATAATGCCCCGAACATTTCGGACATGGTAAAATTAAATCAATATTATAGATGATTGTCGAAAAATTGAGTAGATTATCAATTTTATTTGTTTCATATGCATAACTTAGTAAAATTGATGATAAATGCATAAATTTCCAATACAAATTACCCCATTCTGATGTTGTATATTTGTGCGCATTTACTAAGATTATATTCCGTTCAAAATTATATACTTTACACAATTGATTGACAAAATTCTCAAAGACCTTATTATATTCGGGTACATATTTGCGATATTTTCCACTCAACTCGTAGAATTCGGATAATATTGGTTTATAGTCGTCAATAATTGTATCAATATTTAGATTTTTAAATTCATCAGCAATTTTATGCATTAAACAATTGAATGGTGTAGTATACTTGTAACTATCAGAATCATCAATTTTTGGCAATTTATCATAAAGATGTGTATCTGATTTTGCTTTCTTTGCCATTGGTTCGTATGATGTAGATGGTTTCTTTTTTTCAATATCATCAGCTTGTATATCCAATGGATGTTTTAAGGTATAATTTGGTATTTTCGACATGTTGAATATTGGACGATACCTATGATTATTAAGTAATTTTATTTAATACTAATTTCAACTATCTATAATAACTGTTTGATATTTTGATATTTATATAGTAAAAAAAAACAATATTGAGGTTCTCCCCACATCAAACAATTAATATTTTAATATATATATATAATATAATTCAAAATGTATTTATAAGTATAAATATAGGAACGATGTATAACTAGTGACATTCAACGTGTACTCTTTGACCTATCATCATATTTGTAAAAGTTATTAAAATTCTACTACATTTTAACAACTATAAACTATAAACTCTAAAAAAAACACTACTCTATACTCGTATATACATATTCATACGAAATATATTTTGTCACGAATTTGTTGGTGGTGGGTGTAAAAAAAAACTCAATACCGCGATATTTAGACATTGGACAAAAAAACAACACAAATTTTTTCAACATGAATCCACAAGCACAACAAATGCAAAATATAATGCCTCAAATACCAATGATGCCGATGACCATGCAATATTATCCGCAACAAAATCAACAAATGATGTCACCACAACAGCAATCATCGTCAGCAGCAGTAACAGCAGCAACAACATCATCATCATCAATAGGAACACCACAACTATCGTCTAATCAACAAACAAATTTACAAATACCCATGGCAAATATACCGAATCCCTATGTGAATAATATTATAATGTCGCATACCGCTAAACATGGTATGGATGGTGTCGAATCATCGGGAGGCAATGATATATCGGAAAATATTAAAGCATTTAATGATTGTTTTCCTAAAAATGAACGTGAAGCGATGGCTGCTGATTTTTCACTATTGGAAAAGATGAATTTAATTGACAATGACGACAAGTTGTATACTTTGTTTATGCATTCACCATCATTTCATAATTCAAAGTATTATTTTGAATTTATGTCGTCAATGTATCGTGATCATTACAAGGAGCTCTATGAAAAATATGAAAGTTTATCGGTATATGTTGAATTTTGTTTGGCAACGATTATATTTGAAAATGAGGCTCGTTTGAAAAGTATATGTATTAGCAATACTCTTCGTTTGCCCAATAGTGGTTCGAAATTTACCAAAATGTTGCGAAATAAACGCAATTTCCAAGATACAAATAATGCCGAACCAAATGCAAAGATATCTAAAATGAATAAACCAAAACATCCATTCTTTGATACCGAATTCTATAAATCGAATCAAACTATCTTTTCGATTGGCAAATGCATGTTATATTGTATACCGCCAGACTTTGCTGCATTATTTGTACAAATTAAATCGAGTACGGTGAATAAAATGGAAAAATCTACTCCAATACCTGTTAAAGGTTTAAAGATTACATTTTCTCGTCCAATCATATGTCTAATTTCGGGACGTGTAAACAAGACATATACATTTGAGAATTTGGAACATTTAACTCATTTGGGAAGTATTATATCTGAGATGACTGGTTTGACACAGATGCGTGACGCTTTCACATTTGGTAATAAGAAAAATTTACAAATGATTCATATTGCTACATCAAAAGCTATAGAATCACCATCAAAATGTTATGATTCTGGTTTCATAATGGTTGTGGTTAATAATATGTCTGGCTATAAACTATCCAACGATACATTTACATCGAGAACCTATTCTGATCGTATATATCGTTTAGATGATGATGCACATTTAAATGAAAATGAACTTGCCGATTGTACAACCAATAATGAAGCCAAACAACAAGAATTGGATATGATTATTGTCAAATATGAAGAAATTTGTGATCAATATGAGAAGAATGAATCAATAATTATAAACACTAATACACCACTTGCTGCTACAACCGATGACACTTCTATAATAATACCAGCTAATGATGATGATGCTTCTTCTTCTTTGAAAATTGATAATGGTATTAATGTTAATTCTGTTGTTACTGATGGTTCTAAGGCTATCGACAACGATTCAACTTTTACACTCGATGTTAATAAGCAAGAAGATTTAGTTGTAGACGATAAGTGATTGCATATATGTTTTGCAAATAATTGAATATTTTTTTTATATATATACTATACTTTAATTTTTTACCCTTCTTCATCAAAATAATCAATGTTTGCTTTACTCAAAATATATATATATTATTCAAAAATATACGCATATATCGAATAATTTGTACTTGTATCAATTATATGTATGAAAATATAATTGCAAAAAAAAATAAACTATATATGAATATTGAAATAAATGAAAATGTTGAAAAAAAAATGAATCTGTTTTTTTTATTTTCTATAATAATATATTTAGATAGATATAATATATATATATGTTTATATATATACTATGATTACAGCTCTATTGATTGTCATAATACTATTACTTGTTGTATTTTATACTTTGAAAAATGCTAGCCTTCCTGAAAAATTTCAAAACACTGGGACGCGCATCAGTCGCGGAATCTGAAACGGTGCTACGTTCGTTTTCATCAGATATTGCTGCGTTGGATTCGGCAGTTACAACGATGCCATTGTCGAAAAATCGATTTGGATTCTTATTGGTTGGTGAAGAATCGGTTGGATTGGTTAATAAAGTTATGCGTGAAGGAAATTTGGGTGAAGTAATTCGTATAAATGGTAATAATATACCATTTACGGCTAGCGAAGCAAAAGCTTTTTCAGAATTAACTGTTGCAACGCCTGAAAGATCGGTTGCCAATGTCCTAGAAGAGGTTGCCACAAATACTACCCAATATCCACAATTGAATATTACCGAAGTGAATTTCAATTCTATATCAAAATCAGCAGCAAGTGATATTGTTAAAGTTGAATCGAATTTATTTAAATATTTCAAACGTGGTGCAATTATTGCACTAACCATTGGCGTTATTATTGTTGGTGTTAATTGGGTAAAAACTGCAACAGCTCGTCGTAAAGGATGTTTCATGTTAACCACAATTAATGGTATAACCAGTTCGTGCAAAGTTCAAGCGTATTCATGTGCTGGACAAGATGGTGATTTTTGTACTGGCGAATTCAAATACCTCAATGTTACTCTGGCACTCATTAAAATTGCTGATCTTGAGGATACTAATACGCTAAAAATTAAAGTCGCAAATGCAGCAAACATGAAAGTTGAAGATTTGCGTGATAATTTGAGTAAAGCTATTGATAATAGCTACAATGCCCTCTATACACTAATAATTTCTGAACAGAAAAATTTACCACCAATCAATGTATGCGCTGAACGTAATAAGACAATCGAAGGCGGTGTTATACCAGCATGCCGACTATGCTCACCAACTGCAAATCCACTATCAACACAATATATTGATCCAGCACTTTACGGTGATAATATTACATTTCAATGTGTCGAAAATCCATCAATATTAAACACTATAACCGATGCAGCAATTTCTACTGGAAAAAACTTACTCGATGGTATCGGTACAGGCTTGAAAACTGTCGTAAAACCTCTAATATATGTTCTATTGGTTATTGTCGTACTAATGGTTGTTATATTTGTACTATCGCGTCTAATTCGTAATCAATCATCTGCAAATAAAAATCAATCAACTATAATACGTTCATATACTACACCGTATCAAAGATGAAAATGCAGAAAAAAAATAATTCTAATATGGAAAAAAAATAATATCTTTATTTATACTTCAATTCAATCATATATATATACCCAAACACCCACAAACTATTCAATAATAATACCATTCACAATACAAAATATAACAAGCAATACGGAAAAACCACTTTATTTCATATTAATATATAAAAAAATAAATTGTACATGATATGGCTTCATATTTTATTATATTTCCAATTTAAATAAAGCGGCTACTGATTGCTTAACAAAATGTATTCTAGTTTTTTTGATTGGCATTGGATATGTGTTTGGACGAAATATACAATTTAAGTTATATTGTTGTAAATAGTTGATGGTTAAATCCCATTGGGCATATAATTTTGGATCTTCGATAATTAACGGATAGAGACAATTCTCATGAACGAATCCAACAATACGAAATAATATATTTGCTAAATTAAATGATTTTAGTTTTTCATCAATGTCACAACTAACATATGCTGAATATTTAACTCGTCCCTGATAGTATGCGAACCAAATAGCTTTATGTGGTAATTCAAACCAATAGTCACCGTCATATTTCAATGATTTAATTGGTTTTTTAAATGTATAGCTCATATTATTATGCTGCAAGTCATGACATTCGTTGATAACTTTACAATTTTTCGTGATACTGGTGAATATATAGAAACTTTCAATAATTGTTATATGTAAGGGTGAGATTGCATCAATAAATTGTTGTGGTTTTATACAATTTATACGCATCAACATATTAATATTATGAAATGTTTCAAGCGTAAGTCCACCAAACTTTATAAATTTATCTTTTTGTGCTCGTAAACCATACAATTTGTCCGATGCTAAATTTGTTGGTAAGCGAATGGATCGTTGATTATACGATAATAGGAATCGTTCCAATACCTCCAGCTCTTTAACACATCGAAACATATTCATAAACAATGGATATTGACCACGAGCGTAGAATTCAGCAAAATGCATCATCAATATGGTTATACCAAAGTCAGAAAGTTTTATATTCAATTTAAGTTGACTTAATGCATATAATTGTTCATCAACTAGATAGCCGTTCATTATAGCGTTCATATTGCACAGAGGTGTCAATGTATCAAGTGTCAATACACTTGTATCCGAATCAACATCTTTAGCCAATGTACACGATACATCATTATGAACATTATAAATGAATACACATATAGATGGTAGATTTTTGCATTTCAACATCATCAATGTATGAATCAATTCTGAAAAAAAAATTAAAAATTCAAAATATTATAAATAAAAAAACCATAAATTTGATACATGTATATATATATATTTATTTTTTACTATATTCATATATTAAGACATCATCGTTAAAAGTATTAATAATATCATTGAATTCGTTAAAGACTTTCGAATCGGGTAAATCAATTTTAGATTCGACATTTTTGCGTGTATTCAATTTTGAGGCAATCAATAAATGCATATCATCAATCGATAGTTGCTCCTTAAAAAAGTCAACCAAATCAAAAACTGGTGAACCAAGTAATTTGCCAAACCAACGATATACATGATACTGTCCCAATTGATAATTATATTCTTTTGAATTCCATACATCATTCCATGATTTGGATTTTATTCCACGAATTCTCAAAGATTCACCAATTAGATCGACATTACTGCAAACTAGAAACAATGTTGGTACACGTTTCAAGGTATGTACAAATTTCAAAGTATCCAATAAACATGTATCGTTTGCCATAGTATTCAATATTGGCCAAATTATAGCATCGTCTTTTGGTATCGGTGTATCACCAAATCTATACATCAAATGATGTACATAATAGAATATCATATTCGAGAAAATACATCTATCCCAGACAGTATTCTCAGATTTGACCAATAATTGATATGTTATATAATCAAATGCTTTCAATGGTCGATGATTGTAATCAGAACCGCATGTAATGTCTGGACACAATTCATTCAATTTAATATATTTTCGATTCAAAAGTGCAGCCAACGAACTTTTTGTTGTACCATTTTGACCATCAATTGCAATTTCAGTATAGTTATTCCAACCATCAAGTTGTTTTAGTTGTTCATAAATTGGCTTGGTATCAATTTGCGAATCATTATTGTCAATATGCATTATTTTCTCAAAGCAATTATTGTTTGGAATGTAGCGTCGCGATGTTTTAACATAATTGCACTTCGGTATAGAGATGTTGTAATTAATAATTGAATAAGCAGTATTGACAACATCTAATTGAAAGTATTTCATTATATAAATAGAGAGAGAGAAATATATATATATGTAAATGAAAATTATACATTTAATTTTTTTTAAAAAAGGATAAATATTCCATTTTTTTTCAACACTAATATAGTATACGAACCTAATTCCTCGTTTTTAGTAGAGTCCATAATGATGACTATAAAATTGTCAAATACTCGTACTGAGTTGTATACGAATTTGGTCGAAAGTGCTGAATTTAAATATCCACGCGAATATCAAACAGATATTGGTATAGAGACAAGACAATTGACCATAGACAATACTAACTTTATAACAATTACAATTACTGGTATACCAGACTGTGTATCACCCAATGCGAACGAAGCTCTAATACCACGTGGTCAATTGAAACGCTTATATATATTCTCAGATGTGCAACTCGACGATACAACGCTCGTACAACTTGATGGGTTTTATGGAAAAATACCATACCCAATGTTTAAAACAATCTATCCAATGGCACGTATTGATACACTACCAAGAATGAATTTCTATATGCTTGATAATATGGGACCATTGTCGACAACGACTCGATTTGTTGAATATCGACATTTGTTGCAGCGACACATTATTAGTAATATAGCCTATGATCAAAATAATGGTGATGTCTATAATCTTGTTTTGCCAGAGCGACCATTGATGGTTATAATAATGCCATGTAATTTCATACGAACTGGCAATAAACAAGGGTATTTCCATTTTGATAATAATATAATTGTACGAGTATTTAGTCGAGTACTCTTATCATCGAACCAATATACTGAAGATGATAACGGTGAAATTACACTCTTTTCAGCAGACAATTTAAAAATTAAAAGTATTATATCACGATTCTTTAATCGTCTTGGTATTCATAAGATCACGTCAAACGATGATAATCAAATCTATGGTTATGATAAATATTTAACATTTGTCGTTGGTAAAGTCTCAAATGTAGTTATGCCATGACGAGTTTAGTTATATTTCTAGATGATTGAATGGAAAATAAAAATTAAACTTTATTTTTTTTTCTGTTATTAATATACAATAGTTGACTACAACTTGTCGAATACATATATGCTATTGTTAATATTAAGTTCTATATAGTAAGAAAATCACTATTGGATGAATAAATAAAAACAACTTTTTTCACCCCTCACCCATATATCTCTATACGATTCATATTATATCAACAAAAAAAGATCTATCAATAATGGTTGATGATACATTGGTCGATTCAGATGCAATTCCATTGTCTGAAGCAATAAATCATGGTGTTATAATAAATGTACCAACATTATTCATCGATGCCGATGAAGTACAGAGTATGGATAAAGTTACACCAAATTTACGGGTTATAAATTATGAAAAATTAACACAATTAATACATATTGCAACGGATATTGGAACGGTTGAAACTGAAACAGTAATTGAAAAAATTCACTCAATGGTCGATCATTTAATAAAAACAATCAATGATGATAATTCAAAATTATATTTGGAATTCTTAAAAATGGGTTCATCGTTGAGTAAAAATATGACTATTGATGAAACCTATGTTGATATAACAACAGAAGGTTTAAGTTTCGACATTGTTCGTGAATATATAAATTGTCCAAAAACTGGAATTCTACAATCGGCCGAACCAAAAATCTACAATGGCATACAATTTTATTCACAACTTACAAATCCAAGCGATGAAATTTTATTGCGACAACAGACAAACGACACCGATTTCAATCGTATACAATTATATTTAGTTTATTTTGAAAAGAATCTAACATTGACACCTGGCTATGTATTCAATCAAGTATCACGTGTTATATGTTTGGGACTCTTCTATTTGTGCCTATATTTTGAATCACATCCAATTGCTGAACATTGCAGTAATGATTTAAAATGCAATATACTTGCATTCATTTTAGATTGTTCGATACGTAGTCGTGTAATTCAGGCCTGGCAACGAGATTCACCATCAAATGCATTAACTCGAGATATTGCAAAGAATTACGATAGTAGAATTATACAAGCAAATTTAATCAATTTACCAACGAGTCGAGATCGAGCATTATGCTTTATCAATCTAATGCGTCAAAAGCCAGATCTCAATAAATTTGCAGCATATTTGAATTTTGACAAATACATGTCATCATTGGAAAAAACAAAATTACTCATCGATGGAAAATATTATTATTTACTAGGCGCTGAATTCATGACTGATTTAGCATTAAATATTCCAGATATTGAATCATTACAAAAACTTTTAGCAGAAGATGCATATTTTAAAGTATGAATAGACCGCAACCACAAACAAATATTAATAGACGTGTATGTGTGTTTTTTTCTCCTCCATCGGAAAAAACATCAACTTTATTTATTTTCACATTTTCTTTTTTTTACAACTATGTGGGTATACAATATATATATATATATATATATATATGTGTGTGTATAGTATATAGTTTTTTTTGTGTTATATGTATATAATGAAAATATATTGAAAGAATAAAGATTTGATTTAATTTAGATTATTATAACCATTGAATGATATATCAATTTTAGGTTGTAGAATATTAAGTAAAAGATTGCGAACATTATCGGTAATTACAATACCCGAACGACCGACATTTAATAAGAATGGTTCCAATGCTTCTGGATTTGCAGCGACCATTTTCAATAGAGTATCACTTGCAACTGTATCTTTACGCAATGTATTTGGTTTATATTCATTATTATTTGATATTGGGCATGAACTCAATAGACCCAAGCGATTACAATCCTTCAATTCAATAGGTATAACTCGTTTAAATATACGAACATCTTTCAAATCACCGACAATTTTAACAAGTTTATCACCCAATAGTATAGTTGGTGCCGATTGTTGTGCTGACGTGTTATTTGTTCCAGATATTGATGCGTTATTAGTTGTTGTTGCCATATTATTTGATACTGATGATGATGATGTCGATGTTGTTGATATTGTAGATGTTGTAGTAGTTGTAGGCATTATAGCTAATAAATACGAAACTGCACCAACAATAGACATTTTTGTTTTGACTATTAAATGATCATCGTGAGTAAATGCTAAAACAACATTTTTACCAATAATACCAACAGCAGCAGCAGTCAAATTCGATTTATGATATATGTATGACGGTCCAAAACCATGATTCGGTTTATTAATATAACTGCAATCGGTATTCAATGTTTGTTGCGAAATTGTCACCAAGCGTATATTTGGTATTATAGATCCGAGCATTTTTAAACGATCAGCATAAGCATTTGGTAATTCAGTTTGATTACCAATACGAAATTGTAAAACATCAATTACTTTAATTTTTATAGCATACATAATATCCAAGAGTAAATAATCATTATTTTTCAATTTAGAATTTTGACGCATAGTGATGCTAAATTCACGTTCAGTATTTGATGTTGGCGATACAAATTGTACACCATCATAAATCATTACAATATCTTTCGTTATAAGTACAAACATTTGCTTATTATTTGTAATCATAATTTGCGAGTAATTTTCACGTTGAGTATACTTCATATCTTGAATATGTGGTGTTTGAGTGAAATTTATATTCAATATCAAATCGTATAGTTTACGTGAAATTTTAATTTCCTTTTGTACGATAAACTTTAGAGCTTGAATATCACTAGTATCGCTACGTGCCATACTGCTAACAAATGTATCAAAACCTTTTGCATATTCATACAAAATACAACCGTTTACCAATTGCACAGCTGTCTTGCCGCGTTTATCTGCCTTGGGTATTAAATTGGTTTCAATGAAATCTGATGGATTAATAAATTCCGAATATGTTGCCAAGAAATATTTCAATAGTTCTTTTGGAAAGAGAATCGACGCATTTTGAGCTTCAAACCACATAAAAACCTTATTTATGATACAATTGTATACTTTCTTCTTAAAATCATCAGCATTCGGACCAGTCATCTTACTTACATACGTATTTCCACTAACATTTGCTGTACTCGTCTTATGAGCCATTGTATTTTCAACAAGTTTCATCTGTTTGCTAGGCGTTATAGCATTATTGATATAATTTTCAATAAGCTGTTTGAATCGCATCTCTTTTGTTGTATTGTCAAAAATCATCTCCTCATATATATCATATACAATCGTGACAAATTGTTGCAATGTTACCGAAATTGTTGCAATTTTACGTTTACGTGATCCCTCCAATGATGAATTCGTTGCTATTGGTGGCGATGATGGTGAAGAAATCGACACTGATGTCGGTATTGTAGATATTTGTGATTGAAATGTTGACGTCGATGCAGTTGATGTTGTCGTTTTATTTTGTTCGCCATTCAACATACGATTCAATTGTTCTTGATCTGCACGAATTGTATCAAATGTGCTGGTTTCATCCATTTTCGAATCAATTATTTTCATATCATTCGAAACATCTATAGTTGTTTTCGGCATATTTTCATCAATTAAAGTATATTCCTGTTCATCGACATCATCATCAATATCCAAATGTGTATTAAAACCTCCATCAATATCATCACCATGATCTGAATTTTGATCATCGTCATCGGCATTACTCTCTAAATCATCAATTTTTTCATTTTTATCATTTTTCTCCATTGAAAAAATCATATTATTTAGATCACTCTGCTCAATTCCATCCAATTTCATTATTGTCGTCTCAGCATTGCCAATTGTCGGTGTTATTTTTTGTTTATTATCTACACTCGGTATAGTTTCTTCGGATAATGGTTGTATTTTTTCCAACGATTCTTCATTAATTTTCAACATATCTGATTCATCATTCTTTTTAATATCTTCAATAGTTTTCGATTCATCATTCTTTTTAATATCGTCTGGTTTATCAATAATTTTAATTTCTTCATTCCGTTCAGAATCATCAATATTAGTCTTCTTCGAAACATCACTAGTTTTTTTTAGTTCATCATCAAGTGATTTTTCTATAATAGTTGTTGCGTCTTCAATTGGTTTCGATACACTTGAAATTATAGGCTCATCCTTGGATTTAAGTTCACTAGTCAATGTTGATTGTGTGTCCATTTCAGAATTTTTTCCAACATCAGCATTCAAGTTAGAATTTAACGTTATATTTTTATCATTGTTCAATTCATTCAATTTCGTATCATCAGTTGAGTTTTTAGCAGTAATTTCATCATTCAATATATTAGTCTTCTCCGTAGTTGTTGTCATTGTTGTTGTAGGATCCTCCATTATTATATCAACAGTATTGATATTTATAAAAAAATTTTTTTTCTCTACTATTATTTATACTGAATGTACAAATATATTAAGAAAAAAAATAAAACCAATATGATATTTTATTTGAAGAATGGGAAAAAAAAGACTGGTACTTTTTAAATGTTTTTAATTATATATATTTATATGCACGTTAGTTTCTCAAATGAGTAACTAGTACTACAATGTTCAAGTATTTATAGAAATTTAGATACATCGATTGTGTTTAAATCATAACGAATACATTTTATACGTGGATGTCGTAAGGATTTAGTAGATGTTATTTTTTCAGCAATTAAAGTTACAATTGTTCGCAAGTTAAAATATCCCGTTATAGGATCCGACAATAAACGCAATTGATTTCTCAAATCAAAATTAATTCCTGACGATACATTGGTAACATGTATAAAGTTTTCATCAATATAATAGCCACATTCCAGAATATTATATATACCATTAATGTCCCGTCTCAAACGATATGCATACAAATCATATTCTTCCATTTTGTCAATTAAATGTAGAGCTTTGACTTTTAACCATACACGTCTATTCGATTCGTATGCCTCGAAAAGATATTTCAACATTAGACCCTCGCCATTGCTATCAACTACTTTATGGAAATGTTCCATTATTTGTTCAATGCTTGTACAACGTTCGTATTTTGATAATTTCACATATTCCGTTTCTACGATTGCCAATCGAAGCATTTCTTTACGATCATCTAAATTACAATGCATTACATTCATACCATTGAATGTTTGTATATCAAATATACGATATTGTATACGTAACGCGTTTCGTTGACCAGTATTGCATATGGAAATAATATTATCATAATCGTCCAGATATACCAATTCACCATCAAATATACAATTCTCAATGCCCGGTTTCATCAGAATTAAATGTATAAATATATTTGAATTTATCAGGGTACGTGTATAGCAAATTTTCGACGTATTATTAAATGCGGCAACCAACATTCGTTCACCATCATATTTCTCCTCAAATATATAATCTTTACATGTGAATTTTTCAAAATTTACACGTTTCGATAGCATTGGTAATTTTGGAATTAAAATTTTTTGATTTAATCCATTATTCGTTGTATTTGAAGATGTTTCGGTTTTAATAGTTGCATCATGTGTCAAAATAGGTATACTTGGCATTGTATTTATTAAAGTTTTTGTCATTTTTTCTGATGGAGTTATAATGTTGGACATTGACATTTGTTGTAAATCCGTACTTGTTATACGATCATTCCCCTTAGGACCATATAAATAATATTCTCGTTTATGGATCTGTTTACGAGCTTTTGGCGTATGATGTTTAATATTGAACATTGTTGAAGTCTAGAAATATATATTACAAAAAAAACATCTTTATTTGGTATGAGTATAAGAATTTATTATTGAATTTTTTTTTACAAACAATACTTACATACATCAATTCATACATACATATATAAATATTCAATTTGATTTTCTCACTAACTAATGTATAAATATAATATGTTTAATGAAATTTTTAGTGAGTCGTTTCACCACCTCTCATTGTTTACTACTAATTGTAATTTCAATATAACTCTTATTATTATATCAAAAAAAAAATAATCTTTATATTTTCGTAATAGTTTCTATCTAAAAAAAACTTTGTATTTATAAATCGATATAGTTTTTTTTCTTATACACAAGTGTTTAAGGGGGGGGGGATTTCAAAAAAAAACTATACCAATATTCTCGACAATCATGTGTGAATGAACGATAATATTCACTCAATAAAATTAGTTTTTTTTCTCCCTTAAAATCAATATACTCATTCACATTTTTTGTTCTAGCATATAAATTACAAAAAAAATTCAAGATTTAAGACAGTTTGAAAAAAAAATTAATGGCAAATATAACTAAAAACCAATATATTGATACAAAAACTCTACAATTGTCGAATAATCAAACAAATTCAATAATGGATTCTGATCAACTTACTGAACAATATACATCTTTTCGACCAATAAGTCCACCTTTGGAATATTCATATACAATTAAAAGTCCATTATATCGTCCAACAACACCTCCATGGCGAACAGATGAACTCATTCCTATAAATTTTGAAAAAATATCATCCAGTACGAAATTTACACTACCACTTAAACGTAAATGTATTTATGGTGAAGAATACAAATCGTTGACAATCTTAACAGCTGAACCACAAGCAAAAATATTAAAATTTGATCAACCTGGTAGTCATCAATATAATACAACTACTACAACACCATCGATATCAACAAAACAACAATCGTACAATGAAATGGTATATACATATCCAGAGGATGATTTACAAAATGATGATGCTATTACTACAACAATGACAAAAACAATTCATAATAACACAAATACAAACGATAAATCTACAAATATCACTATTGACGCTCTTAATAATAATACCATAATTGCTGCTGATGATGACTATGATGATTATTATAACTATGATAATAATGATAATTATCAAGAACAAGTACCAAAACAACCAATACTATTATCACCATCACTACATCATCAACAACAACAACAACAGGAGCAGCAAAATGAAAATCTTCAACAAAATAAAGAGCAAGAACATCGTCAACGACAAAATGCAATAACAAATATAACAACCAACGCCACGACCACATCATTTGAATCAATGTCAAATATATCAACAACAAAATCTTTAAAATTAACCACCATAGCAACAACAAATGAACCAATCTTAATATCATTAAATGCTACTTCTACACAAAATGATTCAAATAATCGTATACAAACACCTATTCCAACAAAGACATCACGTATATTTATTACGAAACAATTAGATTTTAATAATTTGCCACTATTGTGTTTACGCTGTTATGGTACTAGATGTATTTGCAATTATTTCAACTAATCCACTTATAATTCTATCAATGTTTTTTTATATATATATATTAATAAAAAAACCACATTATATTATTAAAAATACTCTTGAATATATGTATGTATTGCATTAATTGCTATGGTTATGAAAATGAATGATAATATATATGAAAATGAGAAAAAAAAATTCTGTACTATTTTTTTTGGGTGTGTGTGTATATGTGTTATTGTATATTTTGCTTTGATTTACATTCATATATATATTATAATTAAAAAATGAATAAACCGTACATGTTTATACGTAATAAATTTTGATATCTAATGTTGAACGTGTTGATTTTTTAAATACAGTTGGGCATACGGATGTTTTTTTCGTAGATACTAATACATTTTTCTGTATAATTGACATTTGTCGAAATTGATATTGTATTTCAGCTTCCTCGTTCATATTTGCCGACATTTTTGGTAAATACAAATCAACTGTCTGTATATCCAGTTTATGTAAAATATAATGCAATGTTGAAATTAATGAATTAACATTCAATTGAGTCGTCTGTTGTTCCGGATAACGATCATATATTAAAATCAAATTTTCATTAATAGTCATTGTGCCGAGAGAATTACTCTCGACAATTGTCTGATCATAGTCATAGACTTGACCATTTGTATTGGCAAATTTAATAACAATATTTGCCATTAATGACGGTTGCAATGCTATATTCATATTTATTTAATATCATCTATCTTAGAAATGTATGGAAAAAAAAATGTACGAATATTTATTATAACTGGGTGTGTGTGGGTATATATGGTTTTTTTTAGTATTAAAGGTTTATGGTGTAGCTGGTGGTGATAGTTGTTCTTCTTGTTGTTGTTGTTGTTGTCCAGGCATTAATATTTCTTGACTTAAAATGCGAGGTTGTTCGTTTATAATGAATTCATCTTGATTTGCATAGTTTTCTTCATAGTCGTTTGGTTGAATATCGATAATTGTATATTGATAATTAGGATTGATGGGATTTTCATCAATCGCATTTGAAACAATATTATTCTCAACTGTAAAATCACCAATATCAACATCACCATCATCATCGTCATCATAATAATCATTAACAACAGCAGTAGTATTATTTGTGGTTGTGTTTATATTATCATCAGTAGAATTATTTCTAAAACCATCATTGTTTGACATATTATTCAAAGTATTCGATTGATTTAAAATATTTACATCGTCTATATCTTTTGTCACTGGTTGTACATAATCATCGACAAGCATTGGTTCTGGTGCTGTGGTATTATTAAAATTATTGTCTGGTTCAGTTTTAATATTTAACATTGATGTGATTGTCGAAGTTATAATATTATTTATTTCATTCAAACGATCACGATAGATTTCATCTTGTGGTAGAATATTTTGTATAAGTTTACGTACCCGATGACTTAATATATAAATACCTTCACTATTTGCAGATTGTTGAGCAATAGTTTCGATGAGAACGCTCGGTACATTATTTAAAATGATATTATTATAAATTTTTTTCATTTCCGCATAATATTGACTATTTCGTAAATGTTCATCAATGTACGAATTAATCGCATCAATTTTTGGAGCAGTTGCTGATGTATATATATTAAAATTTTTAATATCTTTCAATCGATTCAATATATATATTTCATCTTGTACGGTCATTGCTTTTGGCTCATATTTATTGGGTACGTTTTGTATGATTGGTACCTCGGGCGTTGTTAAATTGAAATTTATTGGTGTTGAATTTATAATGTTGGCCAATTGAGTCTGAACACGCATCAATGGCGATACACGATTACTTAACGTTATAAATATTTTCTCCAAAGTATTTAAATTCAATTCTTTACGATCACCATATCGTAAAATACCAGTACTTAACTCTTTAATTTTCATCGATAATTGTTGCATCTGATTGCGTATAGTTGTATCGATGCGTAACATTCGAGTCATTTGCCTTTGAATATCTTTGGTTTTAGCAATATTTTCTTTTGCAATTGCGATTGCAGTATTTGGTAGACCACGAATATACGTATTCGACATATTTAAAGAATCCAATTTTGAAACAATACTCGCATAATCAGATAATGTATTTGTCAAATCAAATGTTGAATCTTGAAATTCTGAATACCAAGCATCAATTGATTTACGTGCTTGCTCAATTTTTGGTATAGCAACCGTAAGTTTATTATACAATTCATTATTGAGTGTAATATCGCCAACGTTAAATTTCAATTCAAAATCTTGTTCCATAAAAGTTAACCAACTATTAATTGAATTGTACACTTTAAGCACTTCATCGCTAACAAAATCTAAATTATCACGCAATACGGTAACATTAAATATCGTAAAATCCAAATTTAATATATTCGAATTATTATAACTTGTACGATTTAATTCATCAACATTTGGACTATACGTGCACGATCCAAAACCACAAGTAAATTTTCTATCATTCGATGTTATTGGTGGTACGTTAGCATTTGAATTCATAGTTATACCAGTAGCAACACCATTACCAGTAACAGTAGTAGTAGTAGTAGTAGTAGTAGTAGCATCAACACCAGCACGACTATTACTATTACCGCCGCCGCTATCATTTAGACGACTAATACCACCAACATTATTATTATTAACATAAAATTGTTGTGCTTGGTTGCTAGTCAATCTAGATATTGTACTTAGTGACATATTTATTTTTTTCCCTCCCTGTAGTACACAATGAATAATGATATTAACCAGAACCAGAATAAGAGATAGAACCATATAAAATTTAGACTGTATAGCTATATTACAAAAAAACTCAAGAATATACTACAAATAAATTCAATTTCAACTTTTTTTTATACATAATGTGATATTTTTTTTATTATACTCATAACATATATATATAACATTTTTTTTATTTAATCAAAAAAAATTAAATACACAATTATTCTGCAAACATTTCATTAATTGTAGCATCAGTGATATTTGTTGATGTATTAATATTCGATAGTTTAGTCTGAGTTGAATTTCTAATATCTGTTTCTTCTCCAACATCATAATAGTTATCATCGTTAGCATTTGTAATAGAATTTAAATTATTTGGCATCAAGAGATATTTACGCGATTTAGCAACATGAATATCGTGTAAAACACCATTTGGATACATTACTTTTTCAACATTTAGATACGTTGGTAATCGTAAATTTAAATCATCTTCAGAATTGGTCAATAGATTGCAACCCCAACGGCCAATTGATCGATATGTATGTATTTGAGCATTACTAAACGTATAATCATGTTTAATTGTTGGCAATTTAAATTCATTAATTTTTGGTGTATTCGGCATTATGTTATCAACCAAATAATCCAAAACAAATGTACAAAATTGTGCGATACCATCGACGACAATTTTAATATCAGCATGCCCGAACCAATTCAAATCAATATATAAATTTGGATACAATTCAATATACATTAGATTTTGCAAATACGTATAAAATTTCCATGTTGATCTTTCCATATCCGTTGGACCAGAATTGCGCGTTAATCTCAAATCATCACAACGTTGAGTATCAGTATCAACAATAGCAATACCATTCACATGTCTTGAAAATAGTTTCGTTGTACATTTATTTTTGTACAAGCGAAAAATGTTACGATAACTGCTCAAAACATTCGCCATCTCGACATTAGTTTCATCGGGTGCAACATTACCAAATCTCGTCAAATAATCATCCATAATTTTCCATAATATATGCCAGTCCATAACGTTCATCGGTGAACGATCGCTAAAATGTGGATCATCGCATAGACTATCATTGATGCCGGCCGACATATAACCAATCATCGATGGTCCAAACGTGTTTGGGTTTTGAATATTATGATTTTGTTGGACTTTGGTAACCAAACGACCAGTAGCTTTTAATATTGACGTTTTCTTTGTACACGATGTACCGTCAATGACCAACGTATAATTGTTGGCGCATAGATTTTGATAGTGTACACGCTGTGTACAAATATCAACAATTTCTTGTATAGTCATCAAATCACTCATATTTTTTTCTCTCTCTCAACAACCAACACTGTAAGCAAAATGTCTATACAAAATATTGTTTTTTTTTCGAGTGAGAGTATATGATGTATTATTATTATTATTATTATTTGGTTATTATCATATATAAAATCACTATATAAAGAATTGTATGATTTTTTTTTGTATATGTATAAATATATAATCACTGAATAAATTTTTTTTGCAAGTAAAAGTATGGTTGTATTTAGTTTTTTTTATACACATGTATACTTGTGTATGATTCAATGTCTAGTGATTTAATAAATTACTAATATGTTCATTTTATATAGAAATAAAAAAATATATATATACATGTAATATATCCTTGATGGAGAATAGAATCTAAAAAAAAGATTGAAAATAAAGAAGAATAGGAAAAAAAATCAATAATTAATTTTCAATTGGATACGTCAGTAGAATGGCAAAGTATACTTCGGTTGATATTGATAATGCGCATAAATTTGCACAAACCAATACCAATATACGCTTACTGTATGCGCTTCATAAAAAAGTACCGCATATAGCATCATGGCTAACATATGAGATACGTGATGCTACCTTCGATGATTATTATATACCGGCAACTTTAAAGCATGCATGCAAGCATATCGATATAAATATCACGGAAAATCTTTGTTCTCTAATATCATGTACAGCAATGAAAGAGACTCGACCATGTGACCCCAAAGAATTGGCTAGTTATTATTATGTCGGTGACAAAGACTATGATGTACAATGTCAGCCAGCATGTTTTCATACATTACCGAAACCGACGTATACATCTGATGGTACACGCAAACCTGATATTGAAACATTACAATATAATAAAATTGAAAAGAAATGTCGTATTGTGAATTCACCAGTTACGACATTCCTGGAGAAACCATTCTATAGATCATCAACAATTTATGAAGTACGTGTAAATGATATGCCAACTGGATTCACACGTATACCAAGCACAAATCGATATGGTTGCGGTATAACATACAAAAATAACGAACAATATTGTAAATATTTCGATCGTACAATGAAAACCGATGGATCTTGCGATTTAGAATGGTGGGAACAAGGTATCGGTATTGTTTTTAGTATGGTATTGGTAAATTCTATTAAATCTGGTATACGAATGCTTACAAATGATAAGAAACCATTTGCAATGCCAACAAATTTACCAAAATTACCAGAAACTCTGTCACCCATACATACATTAGAAGGTTGGCGTAAAAATATTAATGAAGATTTCGTATTACCTGAACTTGTTAATACATTACCACAGCGTATAACACCAAACGATATACATGAACATTCCAAAGATGCTCGTTATCATGAAAACGATGATATATCAAATAATATTCATATACGTCGTTCGGCTGAAATTAATGATAAACATCTTTCAAACTTTGCACGTTACCACATGGGTTTAGAACAAAATAATGTCTTCGATGATGATGATGATGATCATGTTAACGATAATAATAATGATGATGATGACATGTCCAAAAAAAAATCACGTACACGTAGATCAGTAAAAATACCAAATATTGATTTGGGTGAAGACGCTGGCGGCGGCGATGATGATGATATTGCTTTTGATCCTATTGATAAAGCACGCAAAGGTACTCATGCAAATAATTTTAGTGATGATAAAACTAGAAAAACCAGTTTTTCAAAAACAATACTATTAAGAATCAAAATGACACTTATTCGATTTATACAATCATTTACTGAACCCAAAACCTATGGTATTATTCTAGCAAATGTAGGGTTTAATATATTCATAGAGTCTCTTAAACCACTAGTATTGCGTTTAGCTGAAAAATTAACAAATCTTTTAACCGTATCATTGTTCCAATCAATTACTCGCGTTACCGAATCTGCCTTTGGAGCTGGTTTAAGAACATTGATTATCACAGTTGTATCACGATCAGTATTCAATATAGCATCAAAAGTTGCAATATTTATGGCGAAACTTATTGGTGCTGCAGTATCGGTTTATGGTTGGTTAACAATCGGTATGCTTATATTCGATCTTGTGTTTACAATATGGGATCCATTTGGGTATTTGAACATGTATCCAGCATCGATGGCAAGCGATATAATGTCATCGGGAGAGATTGCATTACGCGAAGCAATTGAACAAGCATCGGCAAATTTTGAATTTCAACATTTGGTAGCCAAGAATCTCGAAGAAGATGAAATTGTAAAGATTCAACTAGACAGTCTATTCGATACAATTTTATATTTGGAATCATTAGTTGTCAATTCCGAAGGTTCACGTATTGATAAAGGTGAAGAATTAGATTTCAGTCAAATTGATGCAGCCGATTTATTAACAACCAAAAATGAAGCTATAGCCACACGAGTTAAATTCAATAATTATACATTCTATCAATACAATGATAAATTCATGACTCGAGTTCAAATCAATAGGTATATCATGTATGTTAGTGGTATATCATTGGCTATTTCAGCGGTATTATTTCTATTACGTTTAAATATCTTGGGTATGGTTTTTCTTATATTATTTGTTATTATTATTGCATTGAGTCGTTTGAGTTTACAAAATGATTTACTTGTCGATCTATTATATAAATATCGTAATCGTAATAATCCATATGATTCAGATATTGGTTATATGCCTGATTAATAGAAAAAAAAATCATCCCACCCCAAAAGTATGCTGCAATTAAAATATTTCTACAAAAGTATACTTTATTTTTTTCTCAATGAATCATATTTATCAACATTTATCATGTGATTATTAGTTTATATGCAATACAAACATCATCTAAAACTTACTATACAATAATCATCTTTAATTGAAATCACAAATAGCTAGCCAACTATTTTCAATTTGAGAAAATGTGATTATTCATTTCAACTTTATATTGAATCGAGACAAAAATCTAAATTGAAATAGTATCGAAACTATTTTCAATTTGAAAAAATGTGATTATTCAAAAAGTTTATATGTAAAAATCATATACCAAATCACAAATAGTATCGAAACTATTTGCAATTTGAAAGTTGATATGATATGAAAACATTTTCCAAAAACGAATGTAGTTATTCGCCAAAAAAAATTTGCGCAAAAATTTTTTTGGCCGGCCAGACTTTCCCTCAGCCAGAGCTCTGCTACTGCGCTGCCAGCGTCGCTGCTCCCATTATATTATATATATAGATTTATATATATAATATAATAATACCCCCATGCTTTCGTAGGAACTGTTCATTACAGACTGAGATAACAACGACACGAACAACTAATTTTATACGAACAGCAAAATCTAAACTTCGTATCATTGTCGGCATATCGTTATCATACTTCGTGAAAACCCGAACAAGCTTCGTACAAAACCGAACAAGCTGTTATCATACTTCGTTTAAGCCGAACACGTTTCGTAAAGACAAATAACTTACTTCGTACAAAACCGAACAAGCTTCGTAAAGTCAAATAACTTACTTCGTACAAAACCGAACAAGCTTCGTAAAGTCAAATAACTTACTTCGTACAAAACCGAAAAGACAAATAACTTACTTCGTACAAAACCGAATAAGTTTCGTAAAAGTCCATCAAAGAATCTACTTCATATAAAACCCCGAATAATTTACTTCATACAAAACCGAATAAGCTTCGTAAAAGTCCATCAAAGAATTTACTTTATACAAAACCGAATACGTTTCGTAAAAGTCCATCAAAGAATTTACTTTATACAAAACCGAATACGTTTCGTAAAAGTCCATCAAAGAATTTACTTTATACAAAACCGAATACGTTTCGTAAAAGTCCATCAAAGAATCTACCCGAATAATTTACTTCATACAGAAAAAAACCCAAACAATCTTCATAACCTCCCACTTTTATCAAAAAAAATATATAAAATATCACGATCGTTGGATCGATTTGTGATTTTTTTCATATTTTCCTAAACGGGAATTGATTTTTTTTTTCATTCAACTATAACATGTATCATGATATATATAACATGTGATCTATTTTTGTGAGAACGTTAATATAAAAGTACAATTGCTCGACTAAACACCTATATTGGAAAGTTCAATTTTTTAATCAAATCTACCATATATTTCTTTTCTTTATCCAGGATTTACAACTTTAATATCATCATCGTCGTCGTCGTCGTCGTAGTCGTAGTCGTAGTCGTAGTCGTAGTCGTAGTCGTAGTCGTAGTCGTAGTCGTAGTCGTAGTCGTAGTCGTAGTCGTAGTCGTATAAATGAGAGGGAGTGAGAGACCAAAAACGATAGCATATACCAGAAAACGATTCATCACAACCGGGAAAAATACTAGAAATTCTTAATTATAATTTATATTTTTTGATATATGTATGTTTGTTATAACGTTCTCATATTCTTTTCCCCACACACACCCCAATTCTTGTTTTATATTATGTGAGAGTGTATGAAAAGGGGTCAAAAGACAAGATATAACTATATACATTTAACAATGTCTCGTTTGTTTATTCGTTCGTGTTCTTTTTTTTTAAAAATGGTTACTGAGTATGTACACAAAAAAAATATGAACAATAGTATAATAATATATATATAGAGTCCAAGTTTGTTTTTTTTATGCTGTAGAAATACTAAATATTTGAGAAATGTTGTGAGAAAAAAATATTATTTATCATTTCAAGAGTATTTTGTAATAATTGTATTGCAAATTGTTTCTTTTTTTTCTTTCTAGTAGTATATCTTATTGTATAGCAAACGATATTTTTTTGTGTCTTTATTCGTTCACATATTATAAGACTATATTAAATTCAAAATCCTATTAAAAAAAACAAATTCAACAAAGTTTATGTCGTCACATTGTCGATAATTTGTAGAATTCATTCAATATAAATAAGAGTTGATACTCTAGTAAACAAAAAGTATCAGGCTTACAGATATTATAACACATTGATTTCACTTTATTGTGTCAACGATGTATATACATTTCCCCCTCTATACCCAATTACGTTGAATATTTATATATAGACACACACACACCCAATTGTATTGATATACTATACAATCAATGTCTTTTCACGTATGTATATAAATTCCAAAGATTACTAGTCTCTAATGTATAATATAAATAAATATATATGATGTATATGCACCTATATGTAGATATAATTGTCACACTACTTGGATACAAACACTTGAACTGTAGAAAAATCTCAACAAATGGGTATTTAGTAATACCACACCGACAGAAATCAATAGCAAGTGGATTTTTTTTTCGTAAATGACAATGTTGGATTTATTTATTGTCTAGTTCTTTCTCTATTCATCAGTCTATTTATTATCAATCTACATGTAGTATGTATATACACGTAGGAATTATATACTTTTTTTTTGTTGTATGAGCAGACGAAATCAAAGTAAATTTGAAAAAAACCCCCTTAATACGCACTTCCCAGTGCATTCATTTACTAGGCGACCATAAGAAATTGATATGTTTTTTTTGGTGTATTTCCATCAATTCCTATAGTTTGGTTTTTTTCCCCATCTATCTACATCTATATATGCGATAATATACTTGTTGCCCCCACTAAACTTTACAAAAAAAAATCCAATTGCTATTCTAGTTCTATTTCGAGAACGTATTTGTATGTAAGCGTATGTTTTTTTTGAACTATTTTAACCAATCTTATACATATATGTACAATGTGTACACAATTGATAAAGCTACAATTGAATTAATGCATTCATTGTCTGATGGCAATATGGTTTATAGTAAGAAGTATAAATATTTCTTCAACAGCGTCATAATACTATAACTTTATATAGGTACGTATATAGTAATACGTATACATTGTGTAGGAAAAATACTATATACATATGTATACAATCGTATTTGTAGAACGAATGAGTACGTAGAACACAAAAAAAATAATGCAGAAATTCTAGTTTTTACACTTTTTCCCTCAACAGCAGTACACTGATAGACGTATACTTGATACAATATCAGAGTAAAGTGGCTTTTGTAATTTTTTTTTAATATTCATGCAACAGAATAGTATATCATTTTAAAATACCGGAATATTTGCTACAATTTTAATTTGGTTCTTGTGTGAATTCATATTAAGTGTATATATTCTGTATTTATATTGTACAAGACTATATATATGTATACGATTTACTTTTTGAACTATAATTTCAAAGAGGAAAAAAAACCAACTCAATAATCTGTGAAATATAATCATGTCGAATAATAATAACAACAATAATAATACAAATAATTCGCTAAACAACAATAATGGCAATACACTCGAATATAGCCAACAATCAAAACCGAATAATAACACGCATATAACGCATTCGCATAAAAATGAATTATCATGTGTGTTATTTTCAAAAATTATACTTGTAATAATTTTAATTGTATTGGTTATATTTGTAATTTCAATAATAACATCAAATTCAATGCCTTCCATCTATGTGGTTGAAAAGAAAATCACTTTACAAAATGCCAATACTAAATCATACGATGCTACCGATTCATCAAACCCTGATGGAAATACATCACTATTGGAACTTTCTTCGGAATCAGCAGCAGCATCATCATCATCATCAACAACAACGCAACCACAGCAAACAACAAATGTAGAACAAATACAATCATTATTGGATACAAGAAATTCTACAGATCATGATGAACCTTTAACATCACCAACACCAAAACGACAATCATATCGTTCCAAACGTAGTCTAAACGACTCAAAATCTCTATTAATGGATCAAAAATATCCATCAACAGGTGATTAATGTATAAAAAAAACTATTCTTTAAATAACAAACATATAAAACAATAAAAAAAATTACCAATACCTATTACATTATTTACTAACTAAACAAATCACAAAAAAAATTTAATAATTGAATGGAAAAAAAACACCACCACATCAATCACACAAATACTACTACTACTACTACTACTACTAACAACACATATTGATAATAATACAACAGGGGGAAAACCACATTCAACAATAATACTACTAAAACAAACCCAAAAACTTGCAATAATTTTCAATAGTTTTCAAAAAAAATATGTATTCTTTATATAAAAAAATTTTCTACATCTCAGATTCTATGGATTTTGATGAAATAATGCATGATACGATGAAATTATTACCAACACTTGTACCTACAGCCCCAACATCTTTAGCTCCTTTACCGCCAATAGTCTCAGAATCAACATCATTATCAAAATCATTATTAAACGACAATAACTATGATGAAAATAATGCTAATAATATTATTAATACTCCAATATCGGCACATTTAAGTGATTTAACTCGTCACACGTTATCGCGTACAATTGATTTGTCTACAGCAACAGAACGTCCACCATCATTGAGTACAATTCAATCGCTTACCATGTTGCGATCTCAAGCTGAAAAATCAGCAATATCGGCAGCAATAAATGATATTATTGAAAAATCCGATCATGATACAACTAATACAAATAATAATATAAAACATGATGAAGGCGTTAGTAGTAATGATGATGATAATGTGGTCAAAGATGTGAAAAAATCAAAGAAATTATCAATATCATCGGTTTTTAATAAAATTCTTAGTGGCAATAATGGTAAATCGTCTAAAAATAAGAAACCAAAAATAGAAATCATACATAATAAATCTGATAATATTTCAAATGTTGACAACGATACAACAAGCATCACAACATTAGCCAACAAAGATATAATATATCATATGCCAGTTGATGAATTTGTCGATACTGATACTATTCGAAAATCAACATTATACAAAAAACCATATTCTAAACTACAAGATATAATAAATAATGATTCTAATATGGTACTTTATTCTAACGAAGATTCACTTTTTGAAGATAATCTAAAAACTCTTGATATTGCAATGAAAAACCAACAAAATATAAATTCTGTACAAAATAATATATACACAAATACAATTGATCGTAAGAATACATCATATGAACCAACAGAATCATCTCAGTCACCGCCACCACCACCACCATTATCAACATTACCACGACGAAATAAAAATGATAATTTAAAAACATCTACAATAAATACAATTGAAGAAAATTCTACTAATAACAATACTAACGATGATCCTATTGATTCTATCAATAATATCGATACAAAATCAATATACTCTGATTCTACATTTGATTCAGATTAAAAAAAACAAAAATTAATTACAGAGAGACATAAAAAAACATTCTATATAATCCCAAAAAAAACTACAAATACTATAAATTTTTTTTTGCTACGTCTAAACTAAACGATTCATGTATATTATAGTAAGATTGAATAGTAGCGAAAAAAAAAACAAACATGTCTTTGAAACAATATAGGCTATTTACAAATGTTATTCTTCGAAAATTACTTATAAATTACATTATAAGTTATATTTTTATGAATAGCGTATATATATTATCAATATATCGTTATTTAATCATCGTTTATGAAATTTGTAATGTAATTTTCGTACAATATCGACTCTATAGAAGAAAATCAAATTGTATCGATGATGTTGTCGAATTGAATGAATATCATATTAATAATACTTTTGCTATTACTGTCGCCAACAATTCTTTCAAATATCCACATATGAACTACTCATCAAAACATATAACCATTAATCATACTCTTATTACTAATGTATCGGAACGCTTCAATCATAAGTTAACAGCTAAAACAATATTATTACTTTTGCGACCGATTCAAAATCAACATTATTAATAAAAGTATAATATTTGATTTTTTGTTTCTTTATAATTTTTTTTCCTATAGACACTCTACCGCAACAGTATGATTACTTAAATACGACTACTATATTTAAATTGTTGACGATTAAATCACGGAAACTATATCGTTATAATAGAAATTCGAAATCTTTGAATAATACATATGTGTATACGTTAGTATTTTCAAATTGTGCACTACCAATGTTGAAAAATTTACAAATTATTCAAAAATACCATACAGCAACAAGTATAATTCATGGTAAAAAATTATATTATTTGAAAATTATTATATTAAAATTAGATGATCGAGTTATTAATCAGTTAATTGAATTATTGATTGTTAGTGTATCTGGTTTTTTGATTGCAGTTTTTATTTTTATATCGATTTTATTATGTATTCGATGGTTAGTGAGAATATCATTGAAAAATAAAGCTAAACTCAATCAGTTATCAATTAATTCATATATATAAGTTTCGTTTTAAAGTTTTTTTTCGTGAATAATTGATGAAAAAAAAGAAATAAATCCACAACAATATTAAATATTAATGTTATTTTAGTGCATTTTTTATATACAAACAATTCGTGTAAGGTAAATTGAAACGACTATCTGTACTTTTTGTATCATAGCCAATAACATTGTAATTGATATCGAAATAAACACGTAAATATAATACACCCATGGGTAGAATTTTATTATGCATTACAAAGATTTTTTCTGGTTTATATTGCAATTTATCAGATTCGATACCGAGTCGTTCCATAGATGCAGCATGTACGAATTGATGGTAAGTACGATCATATTGGCAGAGGTAAATATATTTCTCACAATGTCCATAGGCTATGCACAAGACTCGATAATCGGCCATTTCTAAATTCATATTCAATTGTTGTATATTGCAAATATCATTTTTCACAGACAACACTTTCATATGTAATAAATCGAAAGTGTATAGAATATTGAATAGTATATATGAATTTTGATGTCGATCCAATATTGTTGAATCCAAATTCTGTTGATTATAGCGATTATTGTTTAGAACATGATGTCGATGACGACGATATACGCCACCAATTGGATCATATATATCACGATTTTTTTCATATAATTTATAAATTTCATCAACAGTTTGCATATTATTTGGTATTAATCGCAATTCATTACCATTTGCAATATATTTTGCATACTTTATACGCTCCTCGAACGGTATATCTAATAAAATACTTTGCTTATATCGATAGACATCAACAATATACATAACCCAATAGCGACGATATTGCCAATATCTCCAAGAACGTACATTATTATATCGATCGATTGGTAAAACAACTACTTCAAAAGTACATGGTACTTTTGAGCGTAGTGTATAGGCTAAATTTGGAAATAATTCTCCGAAACGATTGAAACATTTCGTTTCGCTTGGACTAGAATATACAATTAAATGCATACCATTGAAATATGGTTGGTGGATGTACATACTTGAACAATCATTTGTATATTGTGGATCATCACGTCGTAAATAATCCAATGATGCAGTTGATAATTGTCTAGCTTTTGGTATAATAATAAAATGAAAATTTCTCGGATCATTATCGATTGTCTGTTCAAACATGATATTTTTATAAAATTGCAAGAATGATACTACTATCGATTGATTATCTTGCATTGCATTGACCGCATTTCGTTCCATTTGAAAATTATCATTTAAAAGTAAATATTGTACATTCGACAAGAGTTCAATATACACTTTTGTGCCAAAATTATGATTTAAAATCTGTTCATATATACTAGTTGGTATAGAATTATTCGTATTATGCCTTAAATCATTCATTAATTTCGTTATAGATATATCGGTAATTGATGTATGCGGTGGTGGTGGTGATGATAATGCTGATGACTGTTTCGTTTTTTGTGGTATATTAATAGTATTGTTAAGTTTTTGTCGTTTAGCATATTGTGCTGATGATATATATGTAAGATTATTACAATAATCAACATCTTCAGTTGCATCAATTGTAAAATTATTTGATTGTATACGATTCCAGAATATTGTCGGTTCACTACGATGTAATGTTTCGAATGTAGCCGATTGTATTGGTATATTATTATAGGATATTCCAATATTTTCAATTTGATTTAAACTTGTCGTATTTCCATTTGTTTGATTATTTGATATAATGCTATTTGTGTTTGCATTAGTTATATCGATATTATTAGAATTTATACTTTGACCATTGACATTATGTGAACTTGGACGAGTTTTGGCCTGACAACTCGCATAACGGTTCACATAATTCGATTCATTGTCAATGCTATAATAATCAACACATTTCTCTAAACGTAATGCTTTTATTTTTGATATTTTTATTATGATATCTGGTGGTTTTTCATCAATTTCCAATTTAATATCATCGGACACGAAATCATTCGAATATTGCTGCTTGTGTGTTATTCTATGTATAGTTTCCATTGGTATAGCTATTGATTTGCGACGACTTGATTTCGTTACATTCTCCAAAATGTATAATAATTTTGCAAATTCTATTGGATCATATGATCGTATCATTTCCCATATTTTTATACTTGATGGTTCATAGTTTGTGTAAATTTTAAAAATATCAGACATATTAAGGTACGGTGGCGACATGTATATAATTGTGGTTTTTTTCTCTCTGTTCAAAGTATAGTATCAAAACTATACATGTATACCGGTTGTGCATATATATATATTGAACTATAGATAACATTTATTCTCTATATATGTGTATATGTATATTTTTTTTTCAACATATACATTGATATTTGGGGATTTTGTTTATTTATTCAAAAAGTGAAAAGCATATATATATAAAGATATAAGAGTTTACCCCCCCCCTCCGTATGGTGAATAATAATTATATGGTTGTTATTTTTTATGTTTGCCTGGTAGTTTTATGTTATTAAAAAAAAATCTAGGTCTAGCTCATGAAAGTATGCTTTTAAAAATGAGTTATAAATTTATAAATTGAACCATATCGATTTTTTCACCATTACTAGCTACATTTAAATATGGATTAAATGTATTCGTTTTGTTTGATGTACTATTATTAGTGTCGTCATTATCAGAATTCACAACTTCATACAATTCGAGACGATCAACAGAAAATGTTAATTTTCCAATGTATTCGTTATTCTTCTTGAAATATACCGATTGTGGATCACTCATATCAGTATATGCGTATAGATTTATACGTGGCCATAGTAATATACCATTGCGAACTTTAAAATAATAACTATTCAGATTATATGGGAAATAATTATATTCCAAAATTTGACATCTAGTCATATATAATGGTTCTTGTGCATATGCATTATGACTTCCGCCTAAAACGAATGTATCGGGCTTCACATCCAATGACTCAACTTTATAATAGTATAGTGTCGGGAAATATATATTATATTCGTCTGGGTAATTTATATACCAGTGCTCGTTAGGCTTCAAGATTATTGGCTCAACGCTAACCATTGTGTCGAGATCTATCCAAGTTTTGTCTACTTTTATACGATTATTAGTAAATCAACCAGTTGTCGGTTCACTATAACTATAGTCGCGTATTAAATACATATACATCCAACACGTTTTCCTATTTTAATAAAAAAAACGATGAATCCGCGTAACAAATCTACATCCAAAAAGAATTCTACTTCTAAATCAACGGTGATGATGAAAAACAAGAAGAATCGACCATCAAAACTTGATATTATCAATAATATGGATTTTACTCGTAATGTGGAAATCTTTAAAGTGTCGAAAAATAAACAAGATCTTGTCAATCGATTTAATCAAAGTGACTACAAGTCTCGTATTGAAAACATTTTAAATCCAACACCAATGTCGTCGAATATAATGAGATCCCCAACGTATAGTGATTATTATGATGATTCTATTAAAGATATTGATGTTACCTATGATGATGCCTATGATGATGATGATGATAGTGAATATCGACCATATATTGACAATGATGAAGATGACTTTAATATGAACAAAACGAATGGACTAGAAACATCGAATACAATAACTAAACCAAATAATAATATCGTTGATGAAAATTCAATACAACCCAATCTACAAGCTAACAATGAAATGACATTATCTACTATCGCTACTGATGATGAAAAAGTTAAAGCCAATAATATCAATACGTTAATTGGTCATGATATTGAACGTGTTGTAAGTGAAAAATTGCTAAAAATTAAACGAAAACAAAAATACAACTATAATATTACAAATGTAACTGTTAAAATTTTAAAATCATGCAATAATGTACAATCGTCGAAAAATGTTGAAGTTCAAATTTTGAGATTATCACGAAATGTACTCACTCGCGAAAATGTTAAAAATCTCATGTTGGAATTGCGAAAACGTTTCATTAAAAACAATACTATGCCATCAAATAATATTATTGTAATGTGTCGAGCATATCCAATTGTAAAGCCAATTATATCTGATCATGAACCAATGTCTGAATTGCGAATCATGAGAATACCTTTGAATATTTATAGTATAAACAATGTTGATGATATATTTGAAAGTATTGACAATTCAAAATATAATGACTTGTATCCTAAACAAGTTGTTTGTATTTTACGTGGTAAATATGATAATACTTGTGCTATAAACTCAAATGTAAAGAAAACTAAAAACTATATTAACATTGACGACGATGAAGATGAGGATATTGAAGACATGTTTATGAATCAATTAACTTCTGATGATGACGACGACGACTATGAATCTGATGAAGAATATAATGACAATGATGATAATGCTAAAATTGATAATGGTAAAAACAATGATTATATTATAAATATTTCATCAGATGAAGAATGTAGTGAGGATGATTTGAATGAAACTGATGATGATAATACCACCACTGATGATGATAATACCACCACTGATGATGATAATACTACAACTGACGATGATAATACCACCACTGACGACGATGACACCGACACTGACACTGACACCGACACCGAAGATACGTCTGATGATAGTTCGGATGATGATGATACTGATGATCTTACTAGTATATCATCTGAATCGTCTCTTGTATCAAAATTATTAAATATTAATAATTTAAAACGCAAAAATATGACCAATATCGATAATGTTGCAAGTTATAAAAAAATTAAAACTGATGTCTCTGAAAAGCAAAATATTGAAGCATGTCGAAATGTTTACAATTTATACGACAAGTGTTTTCAACAAAAACCAATGATATATAAAAATTTTGATAGTTTTGGCGATTCACATATACCATTATTGGTCAAACACTTTTCAACATTCGATCCAATCAATAACGGAAAAACCTATCTAAAATATAACTTGAAAAAACATGTCTATACAAGTAATATTGCTGAATTTTGTATTCTTGAACAATATTTGCAAGCTGATGAATTTAACGAAGACTTGTTGAAAAATTCAAAATATGATCATGTTGTACATGCTATTATGTCGTATATTCTCAATTGGTCGGATAATAGTATCGATCGTTTTTTGGAAAAAACAAACTACAATCCAAAATATAGAATTTTGATGGAAGGCATTCGTGAATTTAGAAATTTGGATCATGGCAAATATGTATATTCGTATAATGGAATCCCATTTATTAAGACATCATTTAAAATATTGAAACGTGTCTTCAAACCAGAACATGAATCTCGCAACTTTTTCGATTGGGTCAAATATTGGGATGATGGATTTGTTAAACACTTGAAATCGGTCTATGATAAAATATACAATAATACTTTTACATATGAAACTATAAAGGAACTTGAAGCTGATATGCCGATACCATATAAACTACCAAATATTGATATTTCAAAATTGATACCATCGGATAATGATAAAACATTCAAATTCATTACTGGTCAAGCATGTTGCTGTAAAACAACAGTATTGAATAAACTCGAATCATTGGGTTGGCACAAGTATAGTCGTGGCGATTTAGGATCATTTGGTGGTAAAGCAACAAATCCAGTTGCTGTCGGTAATCTACATGCTGCTCTCGATACAATTTTAACTCTATCGGATTCCATTGGTGGTAAGTTTTGAACAATCATAATATATATATAAAAAAAATACTAATTTTATGTACATTTTCATAGATCGTGGATATATCGATAATGTGATTTGGCCGTTTATAATGCGATCATGTGATAATTCACAATCTGCACGATTTATACGCAATATGACAATGTTTCTGAATTCCAACTTTAATGAGCCATCTATTGCACAATATATTCAACAAAAGGGTGTCATTTTCATTGATCCATATGCAGAATTGAATCGTGCTCGTCAAATGAATCGTTGCGAAGACGGTGATGCCCATCGTGCCAGAATCTTTATGTATCCCATTGCACAATTTATGATGTATTATACCATGGCAAGATTATTTGGATGGAAAATCGTTTGTGTACCATATACGAATGATTGCAAATTTGATAATGAGAAATATGAAGAGAATATTGAGATGATATCGAATTATTTTGGAAAAACACCACAGAAGAATAATGTCATTACAAATGATCTATGCCGAAAATTTCTAAAACCATCTGGTGCCTATACAATTAATAATACTTTTGCTAAATCTATTGGTATATTTAAATGATATTATAACAAACATTTTTTTATTAAATATATATATATAATAAATTACTCTTGTATTTAATGGAGACAAAAAATAATTTAATATCCATGTTTATTTTTTTGATATTGTATAGAATAATTCAACATGCGATTGAAATAATAATTGCAAGTTAGACATAACGTTTTACTATACAATTGAATTGTTGTTGAATTTCGAAAACACTGACATTTTAAATGTTTTTGTCGACAATTATTGCAATATTTGAAAATTTGTTTTATTTTATTAATATGAACACCATCATTTAATAAATACCATATGTTTTTATATGGGCACCGCCCAAAATGTTTTTGACATTTTAAACAAACAAAGAATTCGTTATTTGTGCTAATGAGATTCTTATGGCGTACAGAAATATCAGAATAAACTTTATGGTAATTACTAATCATTTTGTTGGTGTTGGTGGTGGTGGTGATGATGATGGTGGTGGTGGGAGGTGTTGTTGTTGTTGATAATGATGACGACGACAATGACGTTGATTGGTAGTGTTGATGGTTGCTGTTTTTGTTGATAATAATAATGTGATTGTTGTGGGATGTATGTACTATTTCCTCGTTTTGTTTAGTATATGAGAAGGGTATATGGGTGTGTGTATATATATATGATAGATACTAATAATTGTATATAGTCGAGAAAAAGAGGTTTACTTTATAGTCTATATACATGAATTTCGTTCTTTCTTTTTTTTTAATGTTTAATATTTTTTTTTCGGATTCTATCTTAGTTTATAATATAATTTCATTTTTCTTTTCACACTATTATGTTATCATATTTTATTAGATTTATATGTACATGGGGGAGGAAAAAAATGAATGTAAAATATTATACTATATCGAAATATTGAAAAATTGAGTATATGTCTAACACTATACATATATATAGAGAGAGAGTGATATAAATATCAGATGTATTTTTCAATTTACAGCACATGTATCTTGGCATTTGATCAATAAATACACTATTCACAAGTGGATATAGTTATAGTTTTTAATAAAATATACTAAAAAAACGAATCAAATTATACCAAACACGTCAATTTCTATACAATGAGTTTTTGTTTGTCATCTGATAGTCTATCATCAATGGACGATATTGATGAATCTACACCTGTTGTAGCTGGTACAACACATATGATTGACAAGTGTGTTGATATTGCGTATGATGAGGATGATGATGATGATTTGCCTGACAAAGTTATTGTTAATCAAGAAAATGGCAACGATAGTGATGGTAATAATAACGATGATGACGACGCCGCCGCCGACGACGACGATGATGATGATGAGAATATTGCTAATGTTAATATCAAAACAGATACATCTAGTGATGAGGGTAAAAATACTGAAACTTTTATTATACATTCTGATGATGAAGACTCTTCGTATAATGAATTTGATCAAAACTATATAAATGAAATTAAACACAATACCGAAGACTTGGACAATACTGATGATAGTGACGATGATTCCAATTCTTTTGAACATTACAATTCTATGAAATCATTTGAAACTAACGCAATTGTTGGAAATACAACATTTCAGCGTACAGCTATTGTAAAATCATACCAAAATCCTATACAAACGACTGAAGCATTATCAATATTTTATATCGATAGTGATTCTGATGATACCGATGTCGACGATGAAAATAACGAACATGAACATTATACTGACAATGACAATTCCTATCGTTATGATGATGACACCAATAGTGATACTGACGACGAACATGTACATAATAAAGAAAACAATGAAATTCAAAATAATAATACTCAAACTATACATTATGCTCGTATAGAGACTAATAATCTTGACAATTTCGATACAACTACAACCCCACTTGCAACGGTAACACCATCAACAACTATGAATAATTCACGAATCGATCATACTTATACAAAATTCGATGATGTCTCATCAACAAACACTAATCGCAACAAGTAAGAATTATAGATTTTATAATTTTTCTTTTCTTACAATCCCCCAAAAAAAATTCTAATATATTTTTTTTTATATTTCTTTCTCGATTTCGTATTCTCTTACTACCTCCTAATTGTTGATGGTGTGTGTGTGTGGGGAAAAAACAATCTTACACAAAAAAATTGATCAAATACATACAAGATTAAAGTCATCATTATCATTGTCAATATTAAATATATAAATACCATATATATATATGAGTATGTATTTTTTTCCCAACTAGTTAAACCGCATGACGATGACGACAACAACACTGATATACTTCAACAAGCAGCATTTGATGATTTTACATTGATTGATAGTGATGTGAATACTGATGTTAATTCTCATTTCTTAACTATTGACTTTTCAAATGAGACAATTTTACGTAGAGCTATACCTGGAACATGGATGTATAATCAAATTATCAATAGTTCACCAGTTTTGGCTACAAAAATATTAACAATGCATTTGAATGTTCAATCGATTGAGTTTGCCTATATGGATCCTATGGCAAATACTACACTAATACCAAGAAAAACACAAAATTTTCGCATATAGTTAATATATTAAATCTATATATTTTATATTTGTCGTGTATAAATAAAATAAACCACCAAGAAAAATTATCGGTGTCGGATTTATAATTTTACACAATTGATGTATAAAATTTACAATTATTATACAAACACGTACACTTGTATCTAAAATATTATACATTTTCATAAT